ATCGAAGGACATGGTGTTTTTACAGCAAGTGTGAGTAGTCAATATTCGGATGCTTTTGAAGCATGGGGTGCTTTTAGTGATACGAATAATTATGATATTGATATTTGGGTATCAAGCAACAATGAATGGTATACTTCCAATGGACATCCCTCGGTGTTACATTATTTGTCAGATAATACACCCGGTGGAGCCTGGATTAAACTCGAAATGCCATATAAAATTAAGTTGAATTCGTTTAGTTTCGTTACAGGTACTCGTAATTATTCTATTGAAACTTTCCCAGAAAATTTTCAAATTTGGGCGAGTAATAATGGCACGGAATGGAACCAGATATATTCTGTTTCAGGTTTTGGTAATCCACCGAATGAAACGGGGGGGACTGGTTGGGGACACACTAACGTCAATTCACAAACGCATTACTCTATGTATGCTATGGTTATAACAAAAGTATATATGGTTGGTAACTTTACCAGAGCGTTTGTTTCAATACCAAGATGGAAACTTTTCGGCACCCCCGGTCCCACGACCCTCGATAAGGGTTCGCTGACTTTAGGAAGGTCCCTCGATGTTCCCCGCGTTTCGCGGTACGACGTGGATACGGAAACCCCGAGACCGGAGAAGTTGATTTTGGATTATGATACCACCATCAACAACTCACCCCTTGATATCTCAGGGAGTGGGAATCATGGGACGTTTTTTGGTCATGCCCAGTACTCCGCAGCGGATAAGGCGTTTAAATTTGATGGGACAGGTGATACTGTTTACGTTGATCACAATGGTAATATGGGTGCGACGACGAATTTTCCTACGGGTGATGCGATTTACACTATGTCATGTTGGATAAAAGCGAATTCGGCTCAATATAGCTCTGACGCGGCCGTGTTTTACTTTGGGAGTGCTTGGACTAGTTACCAATTAGCGGGTATATATCACGGAATCAACGGTAGAATAAATATGGATATAGGTGGCCACAATATGAGAACAGCCACAGGAACAATTCAATCAAATAGATGGTATCACGTAGCCATAGTAAAGAGGGGAACGGGGACCATCACATCAGCTCGTAGTTATGGTAGTATTTATATAGACGGTGTGGAGATTGATCCCGCGAATTTGACTTACAACGCTGGTGGAACACAAGCACTTCAAAGCATAGACAATATATCGATTGGTTCCAATTTTAATGGATCACCAGGTAGTTTCGGTGAGGCTTTTAACGGGCTTGTTTCCAAACCCCAAATATGGAACGTCGCCCTCGAAAACTCAGAGATTCGTAAAATATACAACTTGGGCCGAACCGGGCGGTCCATGGTCATCAGCGACACGGCCGTCGGGATCGGGAGATACCCCAGATCACAGTTGGATGTGAGGGGTATCGTTCGTGCAACAACTTTTATTTCAGAGAGTCAACCACTTTTCATCGCTAGACCGACAGCCTCCATTCTTTATACAACCGATAACACCATAATTTCTAACTGGACCACATTAGTAAATAGAGGAGGATTCCTAAAAAGTAGTGGGTACGTGTACGCACCATCAGCTGGTGTTTATTATTTCCATGTTAACATGTATAACGAGACAAACCAAATCGGTATAATCGATCTACATCATAACGGCGTGATAGCCTGTCGTGGAGAATTAGGCACGGGGGTCACGAATAATAGTATAATTACACTTTTTGCTACAGTGCGTATGGAAGCGGGTGATTATGTATATCTGAAGAACATCGGGGATGTTGAACTGATCTCAAGTGGATCTTCTGTGTACAACCAATTTGTAGGATATAAACTTAGTTAAAAATATATTTCCTTATATAAAATATGACTTCATACGTTGCCGTATCTAAAAAAACATTAGAAATAGAAGATCGTTTTATCGCAAATTCTAATAGAGATATAGAAGAACGAGAGAATGGGACAACCGTCTTTAAAAAGGTAGAAAGCCCGTTAAACTATGCAAGTGTAAAAGCTTATAAGGATGAAGAAGGAAACATACAAATAATACAAGATGATGAGATACAAGCATATATAGATAAAGAACCAGAGAGACTTAAAGCGAGAGCGTTGAGAATGTTAAAACACACTAGAAATAGAAAATTACTAGAATCAGACTGGACGCAATTACCTAATGCAACACTCTCAGGTGCCATGAAATATAATTGGGAAACGTATCGTCAAGCCCTTCGTGACCTTCCCAGAAACACAGAAGATCCAAATAACCCAGTTTGGCCCACACCTCCACAATAATCGAATCTCATTTTATGTGATAGTGAACGCTCGGTATCAAAGTGCTTCCAGCACTTAAAAATAAACTCTCACTATATTATAAAATGTCTGGTGGTATTGCCCAACTCGTAGCCGTCGGAGCCCAGGATGTGCACCTCGTCGGTCAGCCCGAGGTGTCTTTCTTCAGGTCCACCTACAAACGTCATACAAATTTTTCCCAAACTGTCGAGCGTCAAGTCATCCAAGGCAACGTCTCCAACAACGGTATGTCCACCGTCCGCTTCGAGCGCAAGGGTGACATGCTCAACTATGTCTACCTCGTTCCCAACACAGGAACTGCGACGGTTGCCGTTGCTGACTGGAGGACTGTAATTTCCAAGGTTGAATTATTAATTGGTGGACAACTTGTTGATGAACAGGATTCTACCTACTCTACCCTCATCGCACCCACCCTCTCCGCGACCTCCTCTTCCAAGTCGGTTGCCGGTGATCTCTATGGTGGCTCCACCAACGAGCGTTTCTACCCTCTCCGGTTCGCTTTCTGTGAGAACTGGCAGACTGCCCTTCCTCTCATTGCCCTCCAATATCACGATGTGGAGCTTCGCATCACTTGGGGTGCCGCCGCCGCTGATTCCAGCAAGAAGTGGGACATCTACGCGAATTACGCCTACCTCGATACCCAGGAGCGCGAAGTCTTCGCTTCCCAGCCCCAAAATATGCTGATCACCCAAACTCAGAAGGCGATCTCTTCGGGCTCCAAGATCCAAGAGCTCAATTTCAATCACCCAGTCAAGTACTTATCAGCCGCTGGTGACGACGCCGACACCACCGCCGCTGGTGGTGTGGCGTTCCTCAATGATGATAACAAGCTCAAACTCCAGATCAACGGTACCGATGTTTCCGACTTCAAGTTTGCGAACCCTAACTACACATCGGTTCCTCTCTATTACCACACCTCCCACGGTAACTCTAGCCCGGGTACTAAGCTCTTCACCTATCCCTTCTGCCTCGAGACTGGTAAGCTGCAGCCAACTGGTACCCTCAACTTTTCCCGACTTGACTCGGCTCGTATTGTGAATGATACACGGTCGGTAAACAAAGATATTTATGCCGTAAATTACAATGTGCTCCGTATCGAGAATGGTATGGGAGGCCTTTTATATTCTAACTAAATAGTAAATGTGGGACCTTATTTTCCTACTCGCCATCGTTTTTGTATTGACGTACGATCCTAAATCCAGGACACTCGAAACGTTTATCGGTCAACCCAAGACACCGTCGACCAGTAAATCTTGTGAAAATGCGCATTACGAAGCCGTCCAATTCGCTCAGACACCGTATGAATGTTCACCCCAAGGTAGGACTAAGATGGGTGTAATTACTTAAAAAGAAAAAGGGATAGACAAGTATATGATCCCCCTTAATCACGAAAATGTCATGATGATCGCCACAGCAGTATGTGTTGTAGGTGTTATTTTCCTACTTCGAGAGCTTAATAAGACTCGTGAGGAACTCTACGAGCTTCGTGATTTCTCAGAGGATGTCATGGAAAAGCTTAATTCCATCGATGGAGACGGGAATGACGATAATTTGTCGGAAATGACCCCAGAAGAGGAAAAAATGATTGAATAAACATATCCGCATATTATAACTTGCGAATGAGCAATGAAAAAGTACAAGGCGATTGCAATACCGGTTAGCTTTGTCGACGGCAAGCCGAGATTCCTCACTGTGAGAGATTGGAGATTCAAGGAATGGATATTTGTCACAGGAGGATGTAGAAGACGAGAAATTTACAACCCGATTCGTTGTGCTCTTAGAGAACTGGAAGAAGAGACTAGGGGGGTTATATCACTAAAAAATGGACAGTATACCGAGTTTAAGTTTATACATAAAGAGAGTCCCACAGTTGATTTGGAATATAACGTCTTTATATTCTTCGTCAACTACACCAGGTCTCAGCAAAATGAATTCGTACGAAGATTCTATGAAGAAAAGCAAAAAACATCAGTAAAGAAGGCACTCCACCAACCGTATAAGAAAACGTATGACGAGAATGACTTTATGAGTTTTGATACTCTAGAAGAATACAATTCACGTAAACGTTGGAAATTGATAGTGGACAACGTGATTAAAAATCCGGAGTTCTACTCTTGCATAAGTTCTCACAATAGAAAAACCTTCTCTATAAAATAATGAAGTCCAAGGCTTTCATCTTACACCAGATCGGAGAGTTACTCGATAAGAATAGAGGAATGTGTGAAGATGAAATTGTTCAGTGGAAAGAAGATAACAAGGATAAAACTGTGTATGAACTTCTAGTTATAAAGAAGGATTTAGCAGAAAAAAAAGTATACCAAGATGTTTCATTTATGAAGTGGTTTAGAGATGACGACCAATAAATGGATATGTTTAAGAGTTGGTGTGCGTCTCAAAAATTTGATAATGCATCCAATCTATCACATGTGCTCATGGACGGAGGAAAACTCTCTGTGCCATTTGATAGATTGAACGAATTCTATGAAAGATACATAGAAGCTATCGGTACGAATGAAAAGTTGTTCGTCGTGGAACAAAAGACTCCAACCTATAACTTCTTCATAGACATTGATTACAAGGACAATGAGTCACTCTCAATTGAGGAGATCAAGTCCATATGTAAAGTCATATGTGACAAGGTGAAACGCCATGGTGGCAAAAATTGTCTCATATCTGTGTCACCTCCAAAGAGTGTGGGTGACTTAATTAAGACTGGGGTACACCTGAACTGGCCAGACTTCGTTGTAGATCAAAGCTCTGCGATTGCTTTGAGAGATCATGTCCTCGTGGCGCTATCCAAGGCTAAGGGTTCATATGACTGGAATGATATCGTGGATTCATCTGTGTATGGCGATCTTCAGAGAAGGACAAAGGGAAGTGGATTTAGGATGCCATGGTCGTATAAGAAAGCTAAACACGACGCATGTGGTGGACAGGGATGTTCTGGTTGTGAAAACGGTAAAGTGAACCAATTGGCCTATCTTCCAGTTTTCATGTATACACCGGAGCCGTTGAGTACAATTATTCGTGTACCACCAACACCAGATGTCAAAGTCCTAAAGATGTCTGCGGTTCGCACAGATGCTCCTCAGACTACATTTGTTAAACCACCTTCTGTCCCTATGAGGGAGGGTGCATTTACTGAAGATGAAATTAAGGATGAACTTCAGGATGAAGAACTCAAATACATGATACAGTCTTTTGTTCAGAAGAATCTCGAGGGGCAATCCACTGCTTACATTACTAAAGTTTTCAAACACAAAAATACATTCCTAGCCGCAACGAATTCAAACTATTGTGAAAATCTGAGAAGAGAGCACAACTCAAACCACGTCTGGTTCATCATCAGTGGTAAACTCATCATACAGAAGTGTTTTTGTCGTTGTGAAACTCTCAGGGGACGGAAAGATGGTTTCTGTAAAGACTTCTGTGGTCGTCGCCATGAACTACCGAGTCCAATAATCAATAAGTTGTATCCCAAAAAGGAAGAAATCCAAAATTGCCCAGAAATCAAGAAATTCGTTGAAAAACCTCAACCTAAACAGACGGAGATAAGACCCCTATTACAGAGGTTTGTTCGGAAATTTATGGATAACCAGTTGGACACTACAATTGTAAGTGTCAAGAGAAACAAAACTGAATACGTAGCCCTCACAACTTCAATGTATTGTGAATCTATCAAGGGAGAGCATACGGATCACGTGATGTCTTATATCATCAAGGGTAATAAAATAACACAAAAATGCCCGATTTGTAAAGGCAAGAAGAATATGGCTAGAACACATCAAATTATCGATAACAATCTCGTAAAACTACTTAAACAATAATACGGAGTACTAGTAAATGGTTATAGTTACTCGTACCCGTTCAGGAAGACATATAAAGAAACCTACTCTATTCCAGCCCACGGAAAGTGTTTTAGAAGATGATTATGGTACGGATGAACATGATACTGACATAGATTCCGAATTGGACACAGATGATGAATTATACGACGAGGATAGTGAAGAGGAATATGAGGAAGACGCAGACGAAAATGGTAATCTCAAAGACTTTGTGGTAGATGATGAAAGTGAAAGTGAGGAAGAAAGTGCTTAAAAAAAACCGTTTATATATTAGAAAATGGAAACTGATATTGGTAACCCCATTGAATATAACCCCGTTCTTCAAGAAGTTCCAGAGGAGAAAGATGAAAGTAACGAGAAACACTCCGAGGAGTATTACTTTCATCCGTCTGAATATCCACAACCCCCACCACCTTATCAAGGTCAGGAATCTTTTGATTTATTCAAGAATGTTGATAAATCAACTTGGATCATAGCATTTGCTGTATTTTTACTTGGATTTTTTATGGGGAAAACCATGCAGCCAGTTATCCTCAGGTACACTTGAGAATGGAACAAACTTTCCTATATTACCAACTTTTGGAGGTATGAAATGATTAATAAAAGGATCCCTGTACGTATCCTTAATAAAACCAGCAGTAGTACTGGCTTCAGGTTCCTTAACCTTTTTCTTCTCCTTTTTGTTTTCTGGGGTCATCCCCTCAAAAAACAAAATAAAGAAAGCACTGACGAGAATGATTGTTACGATCGTACCAATCATTTAGTATTAGTTATGAAAATTATTTACTTGGAAGAAACTTCGGGCTCGCCTTCATCCTTGGATTCCTCAATCGTAGCCTCAGTAGAAGCAGCAGCTTCCTCACGCTGCTTCTGACGGTCCTTCATCTCTTGGTTAACAATCTCATCAGCCTCCTTGACGAGATCCTCCATATTGGCATCAGGCTTCTCCTTCTTGAGACGCTCTAGAACCTCAGCTGGGTGAGAGATGGGAGCCTCATCGGGTTTCGTGTAGAAGGTGGAGTTGTCATCACCAGGGGCAAAGCCACTCTTGTCAACCATACCCTGTTTACGTTCGTTAAACATACGAGCAGCCTGAGCCTGATTCTCCTTGTAACCAGTCATGATCTCCTCAAGTTTATCATTGGTATAGTGAACATCCTCAATCTTAGAAGAGTCGGGTGGAATGAGAAGCCACTTGTACATGTCAACGACGTAGATGTCGAACGTGGGATCCTCCTTCTGCAGACGCTTGGCGTGGTTCGCAGCTTCATCGCGGTTCGCGAAAGTTCCTCGGATCTTGATACCAAACTTGTCATTCTTCTGAGGGCATTCCGGTCCAACGATAGAAAGGCAAGCGAAAACCTGACCAGGTACAGTTGTATAATCTTGTTCAAGAGACATTATAGCTTTTGAACGTTTGTAAACTTTAAGCCCTAAGTAGAGAATTAAAGATATGAAACTATCATGAATTATGGAAGAGATTCGTAAAAATCACAATGACGCCAAGAGGGAGCTTATCCAGAGTGTAACAAAGAGTAGTCAGCACATTCTTGATGTCGGGTGTGGTTTTGGGGGTGATTTACAGAAGTGGCACAAGTGTGGAGCCAATATCAATATGTGTGACCCAGAACCCACGGCTCTCGTTGAAGCCAAGTCTAGGGCAAAAAATATGCACATGCGGGTGAATTTTTACGAGGGTGACATACACAATTGTCCAAAGCGAAAATTTGATGTTGTCTGTTTCAACTTCTCGTTACATTACATCTTCAAGACTAGGGATCTCTTCTTCAGTTCAATCCATGAAATCCGAAAACGCGTAAAACCAGGTGGACTTTTGATTGGTATCATCCCAGATTCAGAAAAGATCATATTCAAAACACCATTACAGGATGACATGGGAAACTTCTTCAAACTCAAAGATCATGGGAATGGTGGATTTGGTGAGAAGTTGTTTGTACACCTGACAGATACCCCATATTACGCAGAAGGACCCAAGTCGGAACCGGTTGGGTATAAAGACCTATTGGTTACACACCTAGAGGAGCTTGGTTTTAAATTACAACTTTGGGAGGGTCTTCGAGGTAACCCAATCTCAGAGTTGTACAGTAAATTTATCTTTGCCTATACTAGATGATACCCTTTCTAGTATTGATCGTGATCAACCTGATCATACTTTTCATGATACGTGAACCAGAGAATTTCACAGAAGTGAAAAAGAGGTACAAAATTCTCAGAGAACATATTGAGAAAACGAACAATGAAAAGTTTCGTGTATTGATACACCCAATTCCCTTGACAGCACTGAGGAAGATGTCAGGAACTGTGGGTTACAATGTCAACAAAGGGGCGGACATAACCATATGTATAGATGGTGAAGTGAATGAGATTATGCATGTGTTGATTCACGAGCTTGCGCACAGTACGGTGCCCGAATGGACACATTCTGAAAACTTCTGGAATAACTTCATGGAGTTAAGGGGGATATGTGAATCTATAGGAATTTATACTAGATTACCAGACAAGACCAAATTCTGCGGTCAATACATTCAGGATAAATAAAATCTCGTAATAAGATAAATGCAAACTCCTGTTAATGATATGTTAGCAGCGATTTTTTCGTGGGTTGTGTTCTATGCGGTTACACAAGTCCCCAAGCACACTGATAACTACTACGCAAACCTAATCTTCTTAACCGTTATTATTCCAAACGCCGCTCGTGCCATTGTTGGTGATATTCCCCGTCTCGCAGTCGATCGCTCTTTCTTTGCTATGGCGACCCTTTTCGCGCTTATCATCACCTTCGCTATTAACGAATGGTGGAAGCGTTCTAAGGATACTGTCAAGAATTTTCATAAGAGTGATAGAAGGAAGCATTTGGAGTTGAACGGTGTTTTAGCTACCGCTTTCATTGGCGGTGCTTTACTTACGTACTTCAGTGGTATAGATAATTCTATCTATAACAACATGATGCAGGCTTAATTCCTGATAATGTAGCTCTTCGCAAAGAAGAAGATGAGAGCGGCTACTCCTCCAGTAGTCGCTAAACCAACCATACTTCTACCCCCTTGTTCGTTAAGGAACTTGGGGATAGAGGTCGCGAGACGATCCTGAATAGGCTTGCTAACAGCGATAGCCGTACAAACAGCTACAACAAGAGAAGTAAGCTGATCATCGGTGAGATTGAGAGGATTTTTGCTCTCAGGAGCCTCCTCCTTAGTTTTTTGGGAGGGGGAGGGATAAGCAGCTTGAGGTTGAGCAGCGACCATCTGAGGCATAACACCTTGTACCCTGGGATCCTCGGTCATCGCGGGTGGTTCCATCATAATGTCATTAATGGGTGTAGAGTCCATCGTGTCTTTATTTGTACCCACATTTTTTTCCTCTTGTTTAAACGCTGTAGAAGGTTTATCTTGGGTCTGTAATGGTACCATACCTTCACCGTCGTCGAAGAGATTCATAGTGTACACGTGTTCGGAAGACATGTTATTATAATCGTATGTTTTCTTGAAGTGTTAAGTGACGCGCCTATTTCTTTTTCGTAATCGTGAGCTTGGTTTTCTTCGTCGTCTTTTTGGCGTCCTGTTCCATTTGATTTATATGCTTTGGATTGTACATCTTTTTATGCATATTCCAAAGTTGAGGGCTACCAACCCTGAAATTTTTCCGAAGAGTTGCTTTGTACCAAAATACACAATCCTGAATCTTGTTAGACTTTACAGTATTGTCTAACACGAGGCATTCGTAATTTTCCGTACAAGCGTCCATCACCTTACAAAACATATCGAAAGAGGGAAATATACCAAAAAAGGATTTGTACAGCTTCTCTCGATTCTGAATGATATTCTCCCTGAGAATGAACACGTAATCCACATTAGCACGAAGAGCTGGTGGTAAGTCCATGACATATTGCATCGTCAGCATGAAGAAGATCTTCCAGTGACGACCATTCATGAAACATTGTCTAATACATGTATCTTTTAGGAATTTTGAGTCATACATACAGTCATCCAAAAGCATAAAAGCTCCACAATTTGTCTTTCCCCCACCCACCAGCTTTCTCTGTCTAGCCATAACCCTCTCTATAGCCTCTCTGTCGTAGTCGCCATAAACGAATAGGTCAGGAATGAATTCAGAATAAAAGTGATTTCCCTCTTCTGTCCCAGAAAGCACTATCCCCGCTGGTAAATGTTTCTTATGATACATAATGTCCTTAACTAGGGTTGATTTACCTGTATTACGCTTTCCTATGAATACACAAACCCGATCATCACTGATTGTCTCAGGTTTGAATTTCCTCAACTGAAGATTCATTCTAGTATAGCGTTCCGTTTTATTTACCAAAATTTTACTCATATACAGTAGGAATGGCTGGTCGATTAAGACTTGCTACATCAGGAATCCAAGATCAGTGGTTAACTGGTGAACCACAGTTTTCATATTTCCTGATGAATTTCAAGAGGCATACGAAGTTTTCGTTCGACTATGTAGAGAGCCAGTTTGATGGAAAGATTGATTTCGGCAGTCTTCTCACATGTAGGGTTCCTAATGATAAAGGGGATCTTATCAAGAACTTTAACCTTAAGGTTACTCTCACAAATCCAAATCCCAGTGCCAACGTATGGACTAAATCTATAATATCACATCTCATAGATTACGCTGAATTGGTTATTGGTGGACAAGTTGTACAAAAGATTACAGGGGAATACATTTACATGTATCAACAGCTTCATAGTACCAATGACGATATTGAACAGACTCTGTACTTCTTAAATGGACATGGTAACACACTTTCATATACGGGTGAATATTCGTACTTTTTAGACTTACCATTCTATTTCTATAGGAACCCTAGTCTGTCTATACCGACGTGCGCCCTCAGAAAACAAATCGTAGAAATTCGTATCAAAACGAGACCCCTAAGGGAACTTATACATTTTGGTGCTCCAGAAACGATTAACGCTTCTATAAAGAAGTTTGCACTTGATACAGAGTTTGTGTATCTCACTGATGATGAAAAGGGATTCCTGGTATCTAGACCAATTGATTATGTCATTACACAACTTCAAATTGCCAAGTTCAAAATGAACCCCGGTGAAAACAAAAAGTCTGTGATGTTGAAATTTTCACACCCCGTAAAGGAACTCCTATTTGTATCACAATCAGAGGATTCAGTTCAAAATAACTATCCAAATCAGTATAATACAATTACGAATGCTGAACTTCGGTTTAACAATGAAGTTGTCTTCAATAGAAACAATCTGTTCCTGACCTATGAACAACCTTTCAAACATCACATAAACGCTCCACAAGCTTCTACTAGTTCCAAATTTGGCATGTATTCCTTCTCCTTACAACCCGAGATGTACTATCCAACTGGGCAGGTGAATATGAGTCGTATATCTCACAAACTGTTTACAATTGAGATTGATCCATTAACTACAACAGACTACAATAACACACGGGTGTACGCCATAAACTACAATATCCTCAGATTTGAGAGTGGATTAGCCGGTTTAAAATTTTAGGTAGTTATATTAGTAATGGCTGGTAGAATACAGATGCTAACGTCTGGATCCCAAGACAGGTATTTCACGAGGAATCCAGACTACAGTCATTTTGTAGAAGCTTTTAAGAAGCATGCAAACTTTTCTACACAGTACGATGATTTAGATCCAGAAAATGAAGCCGATTTTGGGAAAAAGATTAAGTTCAAGATTCCCCAAAATCAAGGTGATCTATTGAAAACTTTGAGTGTAAAAATGACTCTACCGGAAATTCCAGGTAGCCCTGTATACGTAGAATCGGTTGGTCATGCTATAATTGATCATGTAGATCTTATTATAGGTGGTACCATAGTTCAAAGACTTCATAGTGATTATCTCCAAATATATTCAGAGCACAACGTTACACAAACGAAGCAAAAAGCGTTGGAACAACTCATTGGAAAGTATTCACTTAGAACGAGTGATAAACTTGTTGGTGAAGTAGTTACAGGTGGTGGAATACCCAATAGAGGTATCATTATAACAGGTACACTTGGTGCTAGTTCAGATGAAAACTTCTTCGTTGACTTACCATTTTACTTCTATAAACACCCAGAACTTTCTATACCCCTCTGTGCCATAAACAAACAAGAAGTTGAGGTTGAAATTACACTTAGAAAACCAGAAGAAATCATGGTTGATATTGATGGTAGTCGTGTTACGTCACCCCCCGCTATACACATTAAGGACTTTAAACTCTCTACAGAAGTTGTGTTTTTGGATAAAAGTGAGAGATCCAAGATGCAGAAGATGAAGAAGGACTACATCATAACACAGTTACAACAGAATGTATTTGATGTGGGTGTAGGCATTAATGAGGGAACGTTCAATCTCGACTTTAGAAATCCAGTCAAGGAACTCTACTTTGTGATTCAAAGACAAGGTACTAGGGGTAATGGTGTATCACATGGTAACTTCGTGACACCATTTGATTACGATAATACGGCTCTCACAGCTGACAACAAGCGCATTCTTTACGAGAACCTCAATTATCTCACTCTAAAGTTTGATGGTCAGGACATTATTACAGAAGAAACTGGCAATGTTCTTATGTTGAAAGCTGTCCAGGCGGCGATACATCACTCCAAGACACAACTCATTAGGAGATTCTATTCTTATAGCTTTGCTTTACAACCAGAGGAGGCCTATCCAACTGGACAGGTAAATATGAGTAACGTAAAAGAGCAAATACTCCACCTAAGTCTAACATCGTGTCCAGATTTTGCCAGACAAATTAGAATCTACGGAGTGAGTCACAATATTCTTCGTGTTGGTGAGGGAATTGCGCAATCTCTTTTTACTCTTAAATACTAAAGATGAATATGCAAAGTGGTTTTGGTGATGCTGGAGACAGAATGGCTGAACAGTACATTGAAACAATGACTAACATTCTTCTTCCTGTTTTTGAAAAGGGTACCTTACTCGCAGCCGAATATTGCAAAGCTTGTGGGAGAGACACGTTACTCTCAGAAGACATGGAATATGCGATGAAATACTGTGCCATGAACGCAGTTGGTCAGACCATTGGAACTATGTTCCCAGATCTATACGAAGATGTCTGTGAAGACTCAGAGGAGGATGAGATGGAGGTTGTAGATCCGAATGAGTGTCCCACATTTGAGAGATACTCAGGTGTAGATCCACAGTTCATACAGATTAACGAGGCATACGATCGTTGGGATTCGTGGGTGCCACAAAATCCGACAGAACAGATGTTAAAAAATGCTATTAATAGTAATGAGCCAATGGGAGCCTGAAGGTTGGAACTTTGACGATTCTGGAGTAAAACTTCATGTTTATGGTGAAAACGACGATTCAGAGAGCAGCTCTAGCGGAGATATATCAGGGGACGATCAACTCTTTGCGAATTCAAAAAACGTTAAAAAGACTAAATATAAAAAAATTGAAAAGGAAGAATTGTTACCAGAATAAATAATTTTCCTAACCTATAGTATACTACTCACGATGAAGGCGGCTATGCAAACTGTCACCCTTGTTACCCAGGAGCTGGAGACCCAGTCTCTCAACGCGATTGTTGCCGGTTTCTCTTTCGCGGCGGCGATGTCCTGGATGGATGTCGTTCGTTTCATTATTAACCAGGTCATTAAGGTGCCCAAGAATGGTGGTGCCCAGTACGCGCTCACTGCGGTGCTTACTACCCTCCTCTCCATCGCGGTCTACATGATGATCTCCACTGTGTCTACTCGCGTATCCAAGCCTGCTCAGCCAGTCTACGCCATTACCCGCTAAGTTGGCGGTGGTGGTGGTGGGACTTTAGAGCCCCCTTTCATAAGAAACATCAATACAATGCCGAAGAAGGCAATAATGCCTATGTAAATATAGACTTCCTGGTTGTACAGAATCTCGCTTCCTAGATTCTTTACTTTCTCCTTTTTCTTCTCCTTTTTCAAAAACTTGTCCAATGGAACTTTGGTTAAACCCTCAAGCTTGTCCGTGGAACACTTAATCTCAAACTTTAGAACGTGTTCGGTGTTACCAACTTCATATGTTGTGAGAACGCCGTTATTCATGTACAAAAATTCAATTCCTATATCTTTGATAACCTTCTGTGGTCCTGAGTGAAATCGGTGTACGAGGGGATCATCAGAACCGTTAAATGTTATACTGGTTGTACCATCGAGAAGGATATGACCAGTGTAATGTGGTGTACCCGTTTGACCACTATCTTGGGGTCTCCCCACATACACAGATTGATTGAGTTCGTCTGAACCTGAAGACAGTCTCAAAATTAAGGAATTGGGTGAAGGTGATTGAGGTGTAGGAATACGTGCAGACATAAGTCGTATCTCCTCGACGTGATATATGGGATTTTCTAACGCAATGACGTAGTTGTTAGAGTTTGGGTATACACTCGAATCACGCTGACTACTATCTATGCTTAGGGTATGGACCTTCATTAAAATATAGGCACAATATTTTAATGAGTGTTTTCAACATTTTAAGTCAAATATCTAACGATAGAGGGCATGTGAAAGAGGGTTGTTTTGTAACTGCTTAGCAGCGAGACCAAGATTCTTGGAGTTGGGATTTTCATTACCCTTGTAAGGGTTGAACTGATGGAACGTCTTGCTCTGATACTGTTGGGTCCATCCACCATCAGCCGCATTCATACGTCCATCAATGCGCGAGGTGTCACTGCGAACCGCGGTAAGTTTACCACCCTGCTTGAGGGCGCTCTCACGAACATTCATACGACCAGCGTTGCCCATCCTGTTTGGCTTGCCTCTACGATCTTCTGGACGGAAACCATACTTGGCGAGTTCCTCATTGGTCTTAGCACTGACCCGGCTCGCAGCACCAGTGGCGTAAGCACCGTGGAAACTGTGAATACCTGGGGCTGGTTGGTTGTTGTACATGTACTGCTCATCGTTGCGATCAGCCTTGAACCTCGTGGGATCTTGGGCGAGCGTCTGAGCCGAAACCATACGCTTAGCACCATTGTATCCTAAGCCATCATTGCGCATACCAGTTTCGGAACGGTTGGTGGTTCTCTTAGTTCTCTCATGCTCGTTACGGGGAACGACACCAGTCATGCCCTGAGCACGACCAGCCATAGTAGGTAACCTAGAGGGTAAGTAGGAGGTTGTCTCGGGTTTGTTATGAGTAAGTTGACCAACCTTCGCAGAGCGACCACCGGTAACATCCGCAGCTGGACCAGAACGTCCTGGTAAAGTTGTTAAGCGGTACTCACCGACATTAATGGGGTTGACCCTAAACATCTGCTGATACCCACCAACAGCTGGCACATTGGCGTCAACACCTAGACCGGGACCGACCAGTTGCTTCTCTACTGGAGAAAGGTTATTCATACGCCCCTGATCAAACATACGACCACGCATGTCAAGTAATTCTTGTCCACCACTTCGTTGCTGACGACCAATATCCGCGAAACTTGCCATCTCCTTCTTGGATGGGACATCTACTCGGGAAACAAAATCATTCTCTTTGAATGTAGGAGGAAGAGCGGGACCAGCCCCACTATCATTTGCTAATGTGATATTTGCCTCTGGACTATAGTTTTCAGTCTTGGACTTACTTAAAGTCCTTCCAGCATAAACGAGACCAGCTACGGCTAAAACCGAAATAGGATCAGCCATTCTTATTTCTTACTGACATTTTTATTAACGTATCTTTTCTGGAAAAGACCATTTTGAAGATCAGCGCGGGTGCTGGCGGGTTCATATTTAATGGTGCGAAGAGGAACCTTGCATTCCATGTTGGAGAGAGGAAAGAGATTGCGCTCGTACGTCTGAATGATATGCTTGTTGAAACGGGATGTGGATTGGGGTCTAAGTTCGTCACTCGTATCAATGAATTTCGCTGGAGCACCCTTACCGGCCATATAAGGTGCGGTACCATACAACATAGTATTGGGGCGGGATCCACTGTTTAAGTGACTGGGCTGAGGGTAAACGAAAACTTCATCAGTCGCTTTTACACCTGGTAGGGCACCGGTGTTTTCAACAATTGAGAGACCAGGTTGGAGTTGATACGCCATTTATTATTACATGAGAATATTAATCTAACTATAGGTTCCGCCACCACCTCGCACACGACCACCACCTCTGAGACCTCTCACATCCCCATCAGAACCAATTCCGGCAAAAGCCTCCAATTGGACACCCCTCGCATCGGGATTACAAAACTTCGAATCACTCTTACACATGGGAGCATTCTTGGGACCATACAACCATTCGGCAAACTTGGTCTGATCGCCTGGAATTTTTGACACTGGTGCAGTAACAAACTGACGCTCAAAAGCGTTACGCTTGTACATAGGCAAAGTAGAACGAGAACGTCCAGAATCAAACGAAACCTGATCACCACTGAATTTTTTGATTAAAGGTTGGGCTGTGGCATAATAGCAGGCTTCCAGACGATTTGGGGCATCTGTGTAATCTGTCATGAGCACGTTACCAAGGGGATTCTCCTTAGTGGGCTTCTGACATACATTCGCCTTGTCCGTGGAACCATATGGCTCCTTGACAAGTTTCGCCTTGTACATCACGTAAATGATAGATAACATCGTCGCACCTAGAACGAATATACGAGGATCCCGGCGAATCACGAATAAAACACACATGGTGTAAATAATAAAACGGGATGCCGAATTGATCCTATCCTCTGGTGTTTGTTTGCTGTTAGGCCAGAACTCTAGAATTTTTTTATTACTGACAAGTTGTTGAGGATCTTCGAACCAAACTTTCATTTAATATAGATGAGGTTTATTTTTTGGGGAGACGGCGAGTACCATTCTTTTTAGGAGCACCCAAATCCATATCTCCCATACCGGACATCATACCAGACATAGAACCCATCATCTTCATGAGTGCATCCTGGTTAATGTCACCACCGTCACCTGAAGCCATCTTATCGGCCACATCCTTGGCCATAGCCTCAATAGCGGTGAGAGTGTCTTCGGGTACGGATTGGATAGTGGTTCCTAGAATGTACAAAGTCTGAAGATACTGCCAAACAGCATCCTTGGTACCATCACTCATACGTTTCCACAAATTGATGATATCCATTTCATTAAGAAAGTCAATATCCTTGGAATGAACGAGGATGAAGTTCTCATCCTTGGCAGATACGCTATCGGCGTGGGGTTTAACACTGTCCATAAACCCATTAACTAGGAGACGAGGACTTGTACTCTTAAGAAGGTCGAACGAGGTTAACATCTTCTTAATGCTTTTTTCATCTGGAAAAGTCTTGTGCAATTCCACAAGAAATTGCCCCATCATGTCATTAAACGCAGTGACGGACGCCATTTTCTTAATAGTACGGTGTAATCTTTAAGTTAGAAAGGATCGTTAGAAATAACCTCTTTTTGACCAAGACCATTCACCACAATTACATATACGAGAATTGCTACGAGTACGGCTGGTTTGGTGTATTGATTCATTTCTAACTTACCTTCATTATTCAAATATGCTTTGAGATGAATATAACCCGCTGTCGTAGCACCGGCAATTAGGCCAGCATATACTGGGTCACGTAAATAGTCGGAGAGTTCCATTTAATTATAACCAACTTTTTTTGTACGGTAGTCTGGTGCGTCGCCAAATAATACATCATCTTCCTGCTGAGGTTGTGGCTGTGGCTGTGGCTGTGGCTGTGATTCTGGTTCTTCCATTGGATCGGGTGATTGAACACCTGGTACAGTCTTGAATTCATTATCAAACTCACCTGGCTCCTCCATTTCGGGATTCCCCACTGGTTGCATTTCCTGGAGTTCCTCTGGGGAGGGTTCCATACCACCTTCTGGTTCTGGTTCTCCTTCCCCATCAAAGACGTCAGGATCCTCTGTGTCTTGAACATCCCCATCTAGATCTATGTCTCTAGACTCTTGGGACATGTACGTCTGTAAAATCTGTTGAACTGGGATTAACTCCTTCACAGAGTTTTCAATAGCTGTACAGAAACGAGTAGTTAACTTCTCATCTCGGTGGTAGATGCTCTGATCTTCGTGGAAAACGTAGGGATCGCGGTAGAGATCTTTGGCGATGTTATTGTAGCAGGTTTGAATGAAAACCTCATTTGTTGGTAGCTTTAGGGAGATCTTCTTGTTGTCAGCCTTAAGGCGGACCGCAGAGAGAATCTTTGTACAGGCAACAAAGACAGCCGCTAAAAGATCGCTAAACCAAGCGCATCGGTTTGCGATGTTATCCGAGTGTTGTTTAGACATAGCGTTAGACCAGTTTGGAACCTCTTGGAGTAACTTCTGAAACATCATGAGATGCTTCTTCCCCTTGGAGAGAGTATGAGCCTCCGTATACATATCATTGAAAACGTCAATCATAGGTGGACACATAATAATGCACATTTGCCCGAGATATTCCTTCTTCGCCTCGACGAGCACATTCAAATTGTCCATTTATGATTAAGTAGGTTTAAAAATCAAATTTTACTACGCACTTCTCCTGTACTTGTTGGCCATCTTCTTAAGATTCATGAGATCTGGAAAGGCCACCTCTTCTTCATCTTCTTCACGTTCTTTCTTTCGCTTTGGTACTGACCAAGAGACATAAATGTCATATTCACTTATAAGTTGTACAGTGAAGCCACCAAGTTGAAATTGTCTAACAACATAACGAGCGGCGGCTCCTCTATCAAAAACTGGATATCCTATCAAAATTACTGGAACAGTCAAAAATATCTGTTTATGACCAAGTTCTACACACTGTTTAATCTTTGATGAAAATTGTTCGTAAATTTTCGTATAGATCTCTTTTCGTATTTTTTTTCTCTTATCATCAATTTGAATTATGTCATTGATGTTGATCATTACAATTAGCTCAATTTATTTTTTATCAAATCTAACTCACCAACATTAGGGACTGCACTTTCCTTAACAAGCTTGTAATCGATAAACTCTTTACCCATAGAACCCTTGGTGTACACCTTTACCTTGTCAGGTGCCTGGTCACTGAGGGGTTGAGAACGAAGAGAAATCAACTTAAGTTTTCCGTTGCTGATGCTAAAGGTTGAGATGACGGCGAAACCGAAGGAGAAACCATCGTTGCGAACCACCATGAAAGTGGCTTCATAGAGTCGACCAGTCGTACCCTCATATACCTTAACGGACTGAGTTTCGATTATATAAGTGGAGAATCCAAGGCGTTTGTTGATCTCCTTGTTTGTTTGAAGAACCAATTTCTCCATGGTGTCGTGGTCAACTTTACCCTCAACCTGAGAGTAACCGGAGAGATCTGGTCTGGGGTCGTTAAGCTTGACATAATCAACGGGCTTCTTGTACCCTGAGAATCCAAAGGTATCTGTGAAATTTTCACGCCTGATCATAGTCAGGATGAGTAACATAAGTAAAACGCCGATGACGATCTTAAATGAATCCATCTTTACTATAATGCGTTAATTTTTTTTTACAAAATACCCCATATACTAGTAGATGTCTCTGTTGATATATAGCCCGAGGTGTAAACACTCTATGGATATCGTCCAGTATATCAATGGTAATCAGCAATTGAAGCAATTAATACATTACCATAACGTGAACACACAGGGAATACCTCCCCAGTATAAGACTAAAATAAACCGCGTACCGACTATGCTCACCAAGAATGGAAAAATTCTAGTTGGTGGTGAAATAAAAAACTGGCTTGACTCACTTCTACCTAAAAAGGATATTGAACACGCTGGATTTGGTGGTGGTGTATCCTCAATGTCAACGATAGATGGAAATGATAGAGATCCGAACATGTTTTATCTAGATAACTACGGTCAATCTCTTCAGCCAGCTATGACAAAGGAACTAGAGGATAAAATCGGTAGAGATGTCAATAAAGGAGAAGTTTATACAGATTTAAAGATGTAACGCGTTTTTTGAATAGTCATGAAATTAGTTTCTATACAGGCTTCGGCCTTTAAGTCTACTTTTGAAGTTTTAAAGGATATTCTTAATGATGTAAATATCTACTTTCGTCCACAGGGTATGTATATAGTTACCCTGGATACGGCGAGGACATCCCTCATTGACCTGTTCCTAGCTGCTGATAACTTTGAGGAGTATCAATGTGATCAGGAAGAGATAATCGCTGGTATCAACATTTCCAACACCTTCAAACTCATGAAAACGATAACCAACAATGATGTCATCAAACTTGAGATTAATTCCAAGGAGTTTATGGATATTGAGATTACGAGTGAATCCAAGAAGACGAGTACTAAATTTCAACTCAAACTCTTGGATATTAACGAAAATAGTATAGAAGTTCCCGATGTTATGATGTCTACTATCACGACTCTACCATCCGCTGATTTCCAAAGACTTTGTCGTGACATGTCCAACCTTGGTTCGGAAATTGAGATTAAGAGGGATGGTAAACTTCTTCACCTTTCATGCATGGGGGATTTCGCAAATCAAGAAACCTCAATTGAGTGTCCTGATGATAGCCCTAAAATCTCTGGCTTATACAGTCTAAAATACTTGAATATCTTTACAAAGGCGACGAGTATGTGTGCGTCTGTGCAAATTATACAAGAAACGGGTAATAGATTCCTAATCTTGAAATATAATGTCGCTAATTTGGGAGAGCTTAAATTTTACCTAGCTACTAAGGTAGCCGAAGATCTGTAGTAAATCCACTTGTTGTTTGAATCACTTTTTTCATACCCAATCCATTCACCAAAATGATTCTCGGTAATTCATCCTTTAGGTATTCGGGTTCATAATATAAAAAATCAATCAGTGAAACCTTTTGTCCATGGAAGTCGTTCCTGGGACCAGCGTACCGTTTCACCTTTTCAGTAATGTTTCTAATTGGCTTATCATCATGGTCAACTATCCAAGCACTACTCAAAGGGATATTAAATGTCATACCAGTCTGTTCTTCTTCACTTGGTGTAAAGTTGATGTCATTGGATACAACACTGTATATCTTACCGTTGAAATAATATTTAATTCGTAGAATGATGTGCTCAATGTTTTGGGGTACCGTTGTGTTTCTAAAATCTTCGCCTGTGACATCTACATAGAAGTTATCCAATATACCATCCCAATCCTTACTTTCCTTTTCCCAAAACTCATCCTCCACCAAATACTTCATGTCAGTGTTTACTGTATATTCAATTTCTTCTGACACGATACTGTAATCATTTGGAGTAACAAGTTTTTTATAAAAGAAGTAAAGGTTACTTAAAAGTTTGACCAACATCCTTATATAAGAATGGAAGGTAATTTTTTAAGTAGATATAACAACAAGATAGAAGAGTGGACTGAGCTTATCAAGAGCGATCCAGCGAATAAATCTAATTATGAAAGAGAAATGTCTGATTACATGATAAAGTGTATGCCCTTTATTGAAAGGCATATGACTGGTGAGACGGAAACGACACACACAGATAATGTATTTAACTTAAAAGAAACTGTTGGTCTAGCTAGAAAAGATATTTTCACCGATTATCTAGTTGAGGTGGAGAATAAGAATATATCTAGACCAGTTGAGAGAACGGTTGAGATGTGTTCACACTGTGAATATAGTAACATTATTCTCGTTCAAAATACAAGTGATTTGATATGTGATGGTTGTGGTAGAGTTGTTGCAGCCCATATAAACGAAGAACTTACCTATCGTGAAGAGCAAGAGACATCTGAGAAGATCGTAAACTATTCATACAAGAGAGAGAATCACTTTAATGAGTGGCTATCACAATTCCAAGCACAAGAAACCACGACTATACCACCCGAAGTTATGGAACAACTTAGATCAGAACTCAAGAAGATGAAAATCAAGAATCTAGAGGATATTACCCATGCGAAAATTCGGGGGCTTCTCAAGAAGCTTCGTCTCAATAAATATTATGAACATGTACCATATATCACAAATATTTTGAATGGAATCAAACCTCCAAATATGCCCTCGGAGTTGGAGGAGTGCCTACGTTTAATGTTCAAGGATATTCAACGACCTTTTGACGACAATTGCCCAACTGAACGCAAAAACTTTTTGAGTTACTCATATGTACTCTACAAGTTCTGTGAACTTCTCTCCGAGGATGATTACTTACAGTACTTCCCCCTCCTCAAATCAAAAGAGAAGTTGTATCAACAAGACGTCATATGGAAGAAGATCTGTCATGACCTCAAATGGGAATTTATTCCTACAGTATAGTAGATGGCAGTGATTTTTATGCTCAGTACCAATGGGTATCTCAGTCAACATGGATACGTAGATGTCAAGAAAAAGACCAAACTTTCTAGACATCGTGCGTTGATGCGGGTTTTCCGTTCAGGTGAATCACCATTACGTTTATTTCGAAGACTTCATGCACTCGTGATTCTTTTCAAAAACAAGGATCCGAAACTTTCCAAAATTTTCAAAGAGGACAGAGATTGGGTTAAGAAAAAGTTGATGTAGAAAAAGATCTTTATCTTCTAAAAAAGATTTTTCGAAAAAAAAATATTGAAATATATTAATGTGGTTACTCCTAGGATTAGCACTTTTGTTAAACACTCTTGTTGGGAGATTCATATCTAGGGTACGGGGTGAGGGTTTTGGTGGAAAAATTAGAGATATTGGTTTTGATGTGTTACCTGACCTTACCAAGTATGAATTCCTTCATGATGTGACGTTGATTGTACCACTTGTTCTTTTGGTTCTTAATTGGAACAGGATTAACCAAAATGGGTACATATCCTTCTTGACAACTATGTATTTCATGAGGGCTCTCTCAAATGTGGTGACCCAATTCCCTCGTGCAAAGTCCAAACCATGTAATGAGGGTAGCCCACTTTCCAATTGTAACGATTACATGTTCTCTGGGCACACCACCTTCAATATAGTCACTTCGTACTTCTTGAAGAATGGTATGTTCCCCATTTACCCCATACTTTCATCCCTCACAACAATTTCTACGAGGGCACACTATAGTGTTGATGTTCTTATGGCTTGGATTATCTTTTTCGCACTTAAGTCCAGGATTAAAGGATAAATTACAAACATAAACAATGACATCCAACGACGAACAACTCCTATTCGCACTTTATGAATTTGAAAATGCGCGTCCACGTATACTTTCTTATCTAGAGTGTACACATGAAGATCCAGCGGTTCAGCACTGTGTAGATCAAGCTAAACATCATCTAAAATTGGTGCACGAACTGCTGGAAGGAGCTGTGTTAAATCCGCAGACACATTACGATGATGCTCGTACATTTTATCAAACGCTTTGGAAAGTTCTCCCTCTGATGACTTTACTTCAATCTTTCGAACCTCAACCTCCCGACCCGGTTGAAGAGGGAAGTTCACCAGATACGCTGTCTTCAACCCAGTCAAGTCAAGATATTTTTGAGCTTGTAACTCCATCCCATCAGTCAGAGCCCTAATAGCTTTTAGTTCTACTATTGTAGTGTCATCTATGATAATATCAGCTCTCAATTGTCCAACTACATGACCCCTAAACCTGACCAATATATGTCTCTCAGATTCATATGGAACTCTTTTCTCCCTTAGATACACTTCAGCAGCATTGTGATATACTCTCTCACTGTAACCAGGTCCCAGTTCAGAATATATCTCCTTCATCATATCTTCTATATTTATAGACGTCATCTATAAAGAAATGTTTAATTTTCTCTATATATGTTAAGATGTCTCAGAGCAACAACAACAAGTTGGAGAAGATGAAAGCCAACTTACGTAATGTAAGTCGTAAAGCTGCGTTGAATACCGGGCGCTTCAAATTGGAGCGAGCGTTGAAGAGGTTGAAAAATACCCCTATCACGTCCGAGCGTCACCAGACAGCCGCCAAGAAAATTCAAAAGGCTTGGAAAGAACTCAACAAGTCTAAGATTCCAAAATACAAGGAAGAAAAGACTAAGAGATTGGCGAACGAAGCTAATCAATTACTGAAAAATATCGCAGCAATCAATCTTAACAGAAATCTTAACAATATTACAACACGGATAAATAAACTCAATATGACGAACAAAAATAACAATGGAAATGTCATCATGGGTAATGCGGCACCCGTCCGTAAGAAGAAGCGTAAAAGTGCTAACAGCAATAGCAACAGCAACAATAACCAAACACGAGCTTACAGGAAGAGACAAGTCAATCTACCCAATATAAACATTGGTGGTGGAGGTATGGGGTGTGGATATGCGGGTATTCCACGGTATATGCAAAGAGCACAAGAAAGATTTGACAACGCGAATGTAGTTTCAGCCTTCCTAGACTACACCATTGCCACCGATCAACACGGTATATTGAAGAATATATCCAAAATATTGAACAGACGTGGCGCGGCAAACACATCTTCTAGAATTTCCGTGGGTAAGCAAGTTCACTTCTTCATGGTTGGTATACGGGATGTGGACAAGGCACACGCAATTAGTGTCTTAGTTGATCCCGGTGTTCATACGAATGAATTTAGGATGTGGGTATTTGACCCCCATGGTCAAGCTTCTAGGGGTTCCATTTGGGGTACTACTATGCGTCAAAAAGTAGTACCAATCATTAAAGATTTATGGGGTTCAAACTTCACGGTTAGATATTACAATGGTCCCAACTTACAAGCGGATAACAACCGGGGTGTCTGTACAACCTTCTACGTTACTTTCATGGACTACATCCGCGCCCTCATAGCTGGAGAAAACATCAATGGGATAACTCGTTTTGCGGCACAGGATTCTACCGCCAGAAGAAAATACTTCTTAAATTTCCCTCCCGAAATTAAGAGTTTAGTTGTAGTTAAAAACAAAACGCGATAAAGTCTCAGTGTATAACAGGTTAGTGTCAATGAAATTTAGACTCATGCGCCCAAATATGGCGATAAGAAAGAAGAGAATAAAACTTTCTCGTGAAGTGGTTCACAATTTGAAAGAAGTGAGTAAATTATCTTCTTCCAAACAATGGGAATTTGCCGGCAATATTGAGTACAAAAATTTCAAGTTTAGTAAACCAAATATTGTTACATCAAAAAAACGAAACCGTGTAGAAGGTCCTGAAATTGACGAGGTTTGGTATTCTGAAATGTCCTTTCATACACACCCAGGTATCGGTCATCATGATGGGACTGTATGTCAGAATACACCAATATTCGCAACTCTCCCCAGTAATGCGGATTTTGATGCATATATCAAAGGGTTTCCTGAAATGCAAGTCAATATAATTTGTGACTCACATGGATATTACGTTATTAACATCCTTAAATCAGCGTACATGAGAGCATCACCTTTACCTGAGGCTGTACACGAATATATGAGAAAGGTACGCAGTAAACCGTTCATGCGTATTTGTGTATTTTCCGATAATGGAATTGAATATTTTCAAACCACTGTAAAAAACTGGAAAAGAGAAATTAATGAGTACATCGACCCAGAAATGATGAAACTTTATGGAGTATCAATTCGTTATTATGGGTACGACGATGATCCCCCAATTGTTACTGTCTATCGGGATATAGACGTAGTATAGCATCTTCTAATTCATCCACTTCATACCAAGCCCAATGACATTCGGATGAGTCCTTGTCAATCTTACAAATTTCCTGTGCTTCTTTTATCGCTTCAGTAAAACGGAAACGAAGTCTCAGATTCTCCCTAATTGGTCTCACCTCTACGATACTTGGTCTCTGATACATATTCTCAAGGACATTCCGTCGAGTCTTTGCTAGTTTAATCTTGTAAAGACTGTTTTCGGAGAAGGTGGCTAGACATTTCATTTAATATATGAGGGTATTAAAGTTTTAAGTCCATATATAATTATAGGATGCCCTATAACGTTGAAGCTTGTAATTTCAAGTACCGGGTCTCTTCCCTTGAGAGGGTTGTCGATGGTGACACAATCGATGTAAATATTGATCTAGGTTTTGACGTATGCACAAAGCAGCGTGTTCGCCTTCTAGGGATTGACACCCCGGAGTCCAGAACCCGTGACCTCGAAGAGAAGAAGTTCGGTCTCCTATCGAAAAAGAAGCTCAAGGAATGGTGTCTCAAGGCTGTCGCATCTGAGAAGGATGACGTGGAGATCGAGCTCAGATGCCCAGAGGCTGACTCTAGGGGTAAGTTTGGACGTGTATTAGCTGAAGTATGGGTATGTGAAGATGGTACATGGACCAACGTGAACAAGTGGTTATGCGATGAGGGATATGCGGTTCCATATGGAGCTGAGAATAAGGCTCTCGTCGAAGGACTTCATCTTGAAAATCGTAAGAAGCTTATTGAGCGTGGTGAAGTCACAATCTAACGCTTTTGTCTTCGCATATAATAAATTACGAAAATAATGATTAAAATAGAAAAGAGTATGATTTGATCTTCAAACACGTAATCTAATATCATATTTGGATTGGCTAGTAAATATGTAAGATCACTTCGATTAAAAATTTGAGTGAGAGACATGTTGATACCGTGCCCTTGTGTAGCATGCCATGACCACGGTGGAATCATGAGACTGTCACCAGGTTGAAGAGTTACTTTATATATTTTCATTTTGCTATGGTCTAATTGAAAGAAATCCTCCTTAGCAAAATTAGATTTACCCATGTGAAAGGTGCTATTTTTATGGATATTCGGGTTATCATAATTGTTAAAAATATAAACCGTTTTACTTCCAAATAACTGGTTTAGTACAAAATCTGAATTCACATGTAGATGTAAACCACTCGCATGATCTTTTCCCAAATATAACATAAGCGCCTCAACCTCTTTAGGTTCGGTATTTGGATTTCTTAATGCTTCTAGTAGTTTTTTTGGTATTCTCTGTTCAAATAGATCAACTTCTGCACAATACAAACGAGGTGATAGATCCTGTTTCCAATGTTTAAATAGTTTTGGTAGAGTGCTTTTACCCATATCTGCTGAGGTGGTTTCTGTTTCGTGTGTATCATAAATTTCTACAGGTAAAGAAATATTTCCAAACATACCGACTATTTGACTAGTGTTCATCTTGATCGCTGTAGGTTGATACAATCCACGTATTACAGTTGGTTCTTTGATGTTATCCATGAGTAGCGTCTTCTTTTCCTCTGGTGTCATGTTACCATAGATATATGTAGGTAAATCAAGGTATGAACTCATCTGTAATAAGCAACATATTAAAGTTTTGATATATATACACAAGTATGCTATGTAGACGACGGTTAAAAATAAAATTTCCGTTTAAGATCAGACCTCGTTTATACATGGTTGTAAAGGTTGAAGAAACTATCATAAAACGAAAGAAACGTCGTAATCGTAAACGGAGAAGAATGAAAACAAAATTAAAGAAGAAGAAGATAAAACGTATAAATGAGTTTTACTTCGTTCTTTAGAATTTTCGGCAAAAAGGTGGTTAGGAAAGCACCTGTTCGTGTTATTGGTGAAAAATTGTGGTACCGTGGTCACAATCTGAGATACATTCAGAAATCTTGGACTCGCGGAGAAAATCTCAGAAGTTTAAAGAATTAATAAGATGGTCTGTTAAGATGTTTGACTGTCTGACTAAGAGACGGCTATCTAAAGTGGATGATTCTATCCCTGTTTTCAGTCTAAACAACTACAGGGGTTACGCTAGAATAACCAGTGTATACGATGGTGATACTTTTAAGGCATGTATCATTCTTAATGGGCAGGTTAAAAAATTCATCTTTAGAACTCTCGGATATGACGCCCCCGAGATGAAACCACGACTGATAATTGATAATAGGGATCAGTATATACAAGATGCTATTCTAGCACGAGAGATGTTCAAGGAGGAGTTGGGTTTTGATTCTTCTGCACCACATCAATGGTGGAATCCATTCATGTGTAGAAATAAAGTCAATGGGTGGGTGTGGATCGAGTGCTACGCGAATGATAAGTATGGCAGAACCCTAGTTAATGTATTCAAAACTAAACCATCATGTGATATAATAGATCCAACATCAGTAAATGATATCATGATTAATTCAGGTTTGGTAAATCCATATGACGGTAAGGCGAAAAAACCATTTATATAGAGTAAGGGTATTTTCTCACCCATAAATTACAAATCCATTTATCACCAGACTCTACAGGTTTCCCACCATGTAAAGCTTTGGATGTTATGAAATTGTAGTTGTCTAATGTATCAAAAAAGAGTACATCTCCAGCACCAAGTTTATAGGACTTGTTGAGATTTGGAAATACAGTTTCTCCACCTCTGTATCCATCATTTAGTGCTATGATGAAAGTGTGTACTCTCATGTTATCATCATCTTTGAATGCATCTTGATGTGGTTTGTAATGGCCACCAGATTTATATTTGAGAACCTGTAACTTTTCACAGTTGGTTATAGGTCTATCTGTGTGTTTCAAACATCTGTTTATCACGTTACGGACAACTTTATCATCTTTATCTAACCACGCAGTTTCACTCTTACGAATATTCTCGTCTACGGTTTTATTATGTGAGATTGTGGACGTTTCGAGTTTATTTATAGCTTCACTTATGATATGACGCCTTTCAGACTCTGATAAAAAGTTCCTCATTACTCTGGGTTCTGGATAACTTGGTAACAAGTATAGAATGAGTAGAATAAGTGCGACCACAATTAATTTACCCTTCATCTTAATATTTACAGATAAAAATTTTTGGGCGTTACACAGTTGTATCTCGTACGAATATTAGTGAAAACTTCGTTCGCATACGAAAATAACTTCTTTATCATATCAATGATTTCAGTTTCACGTTCTGTATCAAGAATAAATTGTCTAAGAAGGTCACCACCAGAATGAGTCAACATCTCGTATATGTTTGATAGATCTCTCATCTTGTCTTTGAACTTTTCCTGTCTTTGTAAGAAGATCTTAAAATCTTTCTCATCTAGTTCATTTAACATATAAGACACTCTGAGACTTAGATTATTTACAGGTTCTACGTCTATGTACATATTTTCGCGTTCTGCGTAGAATATATACGAGGCTAAATTCATTATATCATTAGATGAACCAACCTCTCTCAACTCACGGTACGTGGGTATGCCACCACAAGGAATGTCACCGTGTTCCCTAGATGTTCCACCTTTTCGTTTAAATTCTATGTAATGTGGATTATGGATACGTCCAGTTACAATCTCACCCGTACGCCAGTCAAATGCTGTATGGCAATCTGGGCACCACATCTGAGCACAACCACTCGTTTTATGTATAACAGTACCACATTTGGGACACGATTTACTGTCTTTATTTAGAAGCTTCATAGTTTTTACTGTTTCTGGGTTACATGTATGATCCTCTGTTAACAATTCGTTACAATCACGACAAAATCTATTACTGCACAAACCACAGAAATATTCTTCGTTTAAGAACCCTTTACATTCTTCATGTGGACATTTACGTATAAATTTAGTTGGTTCATTATGAAATGTATCTGTTGAATTTCTCAATCGTTCTAATTGTATATAGATAGCCTCTAGATCACGGTGAAACTCTAATATAGCTGGGTGATTTTGTAAATCTTCATTCGTGACTGGGAAAGATATGTGATTTCTTTGATAGAGTTCAATTAATGAATTACGTAAACGTCTAGCCTCTCTACGTAATTTTCTTATAGCTATCACCCTTTCCACTTCTTTTTGACTTTGGGGCATCAGAGCCTTTTCTCGTTCAAATAATACATTTTCACGGTGACGCCTGAGTTCTGTACGCCTAAAATACTTGGTACAGAAAGAATCTACAAATTCACGATTCCATAGAGTTTTGCATCCCATACAATGAGGATCTTCTATGCTTGAGAGAATATACTTTTGGGAACAAGAACGGCAACTAGTTAAATCACAAAAAGGGCAATCAACTTTTTTGTGATTTATCTTGTTAATCTTTTCACAACACACGTCGCATGTAGCCATTAACTTAAAGGAAGTTTATATCTTTAACTGATTATTGACAATCTACAAAACTACTAACTAACTCCATCGCGTCATCTCGTCCATAAATAGTTTGAGTGAAAAAGAGAGTCATCTCTGCTTGCCCATATGACAAGTATGTATCTCGGTACTTTTCATAAATTGAAGCAAGATCATCGAGATTATCATCACACCATTCCACAATATCTTTATCAGTCATATCCCGGTGAAGACCTTGTTGGATGAAATCGACAACCTCGTCGCTGAGAGGCATGTCGGTAATCACGGTGCAATCGTCGTCGGGGTGATTCATTTTTTATCTACTTTTTGTTATTGGCTAGTTTACTTAGGCCTTCATCTCTTTTAATCGCACCTTTGATCCTACCGCGAAGCTTGAACACATTTTGCCTCGTCTGCATGCGATCTATATTTCTACCGAAGTTCGTGCTAGTCTTTTTAGCCAACTCCCTCAACTCAACCTTCTTGGCCTCCACGAAGTTCTCACGGGATTTGTACTTCATCTTCTTAGCCCTATTGGGGTTGTTGTTAGCGTTGGAGTTGTAGTTAGAAATAACCGAGTTTTTGTTGTTGTTGCTATTGTTCTTTTTGTTCTTGACCTGCATCTCAATCTCCTCCCTCCTCTTATTCACGTTGTTCAATAGTTTCACAACCTTCCTCCGGTGATTCATCTTCTCAACCTTGGTGAGACCAGCCTTGGTATACTTGTTCTCAATATTTTTACGAAGTACCACCTTCGCATTGAGCTTATTTTCAATCTTCTTGAGATCTTCGATCGTCTCCGCAGCTCTTAATTCACGGGCCCAAAGACCGATTCTACCCTTGGTAAATCCGGTACGTTCTTGGAATACACCATTGTTATTGGGTATAAGATTCAGTTCCTTGGTGATCTTATTCTTGAGCTTGTCCCTCTCAGAGTTCATGTTCTTGATAATATTACGTACATTGTTCTCTTGTTGCTCAACTTCCTTGGGTACATTGTTGATATTCACCTTAACATTATTCACATTTACGACATTCTTAGATGGGGGGAGGGACACGTTGTTGTTGTTGGCACCTAACCGAGGACCTCCATTGAAGCTGTTCTTGTTGTTGGACTTGTTGTTATTGGGCTTGTTGTTATTGGACTTGTTGTTGTTGGGCTTGTTGTTATTGGACTTGTTGTTATTGGACTTGTTGTTGGGGTACAGAGGGTTATTTTGCATGTTTGGTTCAAATAAGGGATTATTCTGTATAGACTTTTTATTTTTGTTGTTGTTATTATTAGAATTAGAACTATTGTTGTAAATAGGCTCAGCAGCACGCCCCCCTAATCTAATTTCCTTGGCGACATCATTTTGAAGTTTCTTAAGAATCTGATTGGCCACATACTCCACATCCGCATTTCTATTATTCTTCTTATTATTCACGGGTTTATTAGCGATAGCGAGTACTTTATTGTTTTTGGATCCATTACCAATTTGCTTAATAACATCCTTGTTAATTTCTTTCATAATTCCATTAGCTACATAGTTAACATTACTCTTCGTATTTCCGGCTTCTAAAAGCGTTTGCTTTTTGGTGTGAGCTTTCATAAATACACTGAAAGCGCCCTTATTTCCCCCCTTGTTAGGATGAAGATTTAGGGCACCCTTAAGATAGATCTTCCGCAGTTCCTTGAGTGTAGTAGCCTTATTGATACTACGAATTATATTCTTAGTCGCATTGTTTAGGTTCATATTGTTAAGTTTGGCATTTCCATTTAGATTTGTCTTGTTAGACACTGCGACTAAATTACGACTGTTTATTCTTTTATTGATATCCTTCCTCACGACGTTATTAATGATACCACTGGTAACATTCGCTACAAGCGCTTTATTATTTTTAGAAAGTTTTCGGTTGTTAACCCCGTTGGTTCTTAATGCCATTTGCTTGTTAAATTCAGCATTGGCATTGAACCCATTGTTATTGTTAACTCCAGCTACTACAGCTTTATTCACATCTTTGTTAATCTCTGTGAGAATCTGATTGGCTACGATAGTAACATTCTTATTGTTGTTACCAGTTCCCCCGCCGAGCCGCCCATCTCCGTTCCTCCAAGGAGGAATAGTTCCCGGGCCGCCGTCCATGCCCGGCGGAGGATCCCTGGAGAAGCCGATGGGACTTGGGTACACAAATGGATCCTTCGTGTTTCCACCTATACCCCCATTAGCCATTATGGGTGCGTTTGTACCAGCATTTTTCTTGCACCTACCCATCATTCGGTTCATCATTCCACACTTCTTAGGACCATTGGCAGCGGCGGCACCAGCAGCGGCACCAGCAGCGGCACCGGCAGGACCAGCGGCAGCCGCGTTCTTCTTCTTAAACATCCAGTTGAACATACCGGGTTTCTTGGGACCATTAGCAGCGGCTGCCTTAGCGGCGGCAGCATTGGCGGATTTTGTCGCCATCTTGTTCGCAAACGAAGATTGCTTACCCTTCATCGCATTTCTACCTGGGGCAGCGGGACCACCAGCAAGGAAAGAAGGCTTCTTCTTGAAACCATTGCTAAACTGAGTTGGGGGAGGACCCGCGTTGGTACCAGTAGAAGTGCTAGCAGTTAAGAAAGCGGGCTTCTTATTCTGAGTTGGTGTGATGATCTTGTTAAAGCTCATTTGACTCCCAGAGTTGGTACTGGTACTAGCATTCGTTTGAGTCCCGGAACCAGAAGCAACAAACGATGGTTTAAATTTCAGCTTATTTGGGAAATTCAAAGAGGTGGTACCAGTGTTTTGGTTCGTCTTGAATTTCAGGCCATTTTTGTTACCCGAAAGATTCACCGAATTGTTGTTGTTACGGCGGTTGTTGTTGTTGTTGAAGCCATTCTTCTTATTGGCATTAAAGTTATTGAAGTTCGAGTTTCGGTTCTCGGTGTTGTTGAAAGCAGAATTATTGTTGAAATTTCTACGGTTGTTGTTGGCTGCTGTGTTGTTCACCGCTGTGTTGTTACGCACTGCTGTGTTGTTCACTGCTGCATTGTTACCTGTGTCCTTGGTTATGAGACGTTTTGATACGATCTTGATGGGTTCACGAATCTTCATATATCTGAGACGCTTTCCGATCGCATCAACTAACTGCTTTTTGGTCTTTTGCTCAATTTGAGATGTGAGACCAACCTTACGTGCAATTCTTTTGAGATCATTACGCTTCGTGGTAGAATCAAAAAGTAGCTCGTAATCTAAATGTTTTAAGGGAGATGCGCGATCGACTAAATACGTCCGATCGGCAGTCATAACAAGTGGGGGTAAAGGTAACTTTCCACCACTAATATTATTGTATGCGTCACACATCTCTTTCCTTGTGAGTTTAAGTTCTTCCCCAGTTTGCATCTTGATTGCTTTTCTGAGGGTCTCGATGTCAGCGTCTGGATCACACGCCTCCGTCATTTATATTAAACTAACAAAAAAAGTACTAAGGAGATATGAACCCTATATTGTACAATTTTACTTTTTCTTCGTAGGACATGTTAAAATTAAACACGTTTGTGTCACGGACATTTATGTCTATAACTTCTACTGGTATATTGTATTCTATTCTGTTTTTAAGTGATGAACGAACTAAACACTCAACATATTGCTTGGGTGTTTCAATGCTTTCCTGATATATGCGATCCATCTTAATTTTCATACACGACACTTCATGTGGTTTTTTATCTAAAAATGGGTTGATTGGGTATTGTTCTTGTGTTCCACCATCTACGTATGTTTTACCATCGTACTTTCCACAAGCAAATATAAGGGGTACTGCCATACTCATACACACTGCGTCTATAACTTTCATATCTGGGTGTGTATCTCGTGAGAAGTATTCAGTTTCATTTGTATTTAGACAGAATGCCGAAATGTGAATTTTCATATCCAACTCCCCAAATGTGGGATCACATCCACATACTTCAACTAACTTCTTACGAATTGGAGACATAGATACAAAACCAAATTTACTGAAAAACGAACCCAAACGTATCTTGACAAAATTCGGGATATCTAGATCGAGAGATATTTCCAAAATTTCATCTACAGACATCCCCAACGCTAGGAACAAAGCCAAAATTGCACCCGCCGAAGATCCCGAAATCTCTTCCACATCAGCCAATTGAGATTCACGAGCTTTCAGGCATCCTATAAGAGAAAATATAGCCATAGACGCCGGTCCCAAGACTAGATACTTCATCTTCTTACTTAATAGAATTGAGGAAATTGCCGACGTAAAAGCGCGAAAATAACGGCAAAAACTATCGCATGAATCATTACTGATTCTACACTGGTCTCCCCCGACATGTAGACACCCTTCGAACCTGGTGGGAGGCTCAGAAGAAGACCTGGACTGAGAAGAAGGAATAGAGAAGTGGTTACGAGAAGATCTGTTTGTGTGAGTACCAAACCCATAACCTTGGCTATTGTGCTGTAAACGAGGAAGAACACGAGGGCGTGAAAGAATACAGACATTTGATCCGTTTTTCGGTTCATGTAAGACAGTTTTGAGCCGTCGGTAGTAACCACCATACCGGGGCTCAGCGCGAGAAAAAGCGCCGCAGGTACTGCAACTTTCTGAGTAGTAATATCAGGTAACATTTACAATACACACATATAATTTTTAGCGTAATCTAGGAAATCGTTAAAAGTGGCACCCCTCATCATATCTTCATGGATACCGTTATCATTCACCGTACGCCTGACATGTTTCCAAATATGAGCCAGGCGTTTTTCATACCACTCGGTCTGTTCTTGATATTCCCAAGTGACTCTTTCCTGAAGAGGATCATGTTCCATGAAACAGAATTCAACAAAGTCGCAAAACTTCCCTGAGTGTGTGATATGAGCGTCATACAAGAGAGTATCAATCTTGTTCCACATCATATGTAATTCATCTGAGTATTGGACTTCCCAGTCTTCGATATTCAGAGGAGTGTTTTCGTGATTAAAATCATCGTCGTCGCTGTCATGGGCATCAAACCCGATAGTAGCTTCGTCGACGTATTGGCTCCAAACCATTGTGTATGTTTACTTATCTTCTTTTACGGGCTTATCTTTTATACCTGTTAGTGAAAGAGAAGTTGATTCTTTTACTTTAAGGTTATCTTGAATTGCGTTTAAAGCTCCTTCAACTTTAGCTTCATCACCACTGAAAAATTTGCTAAGTCCCTCCTTCACCGCATCCTTATTGATACCAGCCTTTCGCACACTTTTACGAATACTGATCTTCCCCTTCCGAAGGTTAATTGTATCAATACCCTGATCTACCATATGTTTCTTAACACTCTCCTTTAGCCGCTTCTCTTCCTGGTTAAGGACCTTGATATCAGATTTTGCTTCAGACAATTGCTTAGTAAGTTCTACGAGCTTAGAAACGCTCTCACTCAGTTCGTTTGGTACAGAGGTCATTTAAATGTTATTCTTTTCAAATCTTTAAGCGCACAAACCACGTTGCATGGTGTCGGGAGTAATAGTGGAATTGTTCCAGACGAAGGGCGACTTGGGGTTGGGGGGATCAGCCCTGATCTGCTGGTTAGCGTTTCTGAGAGCACCACCGATGGTCTCGGGGTAGCCAACCTGAGCACGGGGCTCGAGGAAGTTCTGACCCTTGAGAACATCTTCTGGGGCAAACTGACCAAAATCCTCCTTAGAAGCCACCTCGCGGGGGAGAAGGGAGGACGCAAGACCAGTACCCTTCTGCATACCGGTAGTGGCGGTGGAAGGACCAGTGGTGGCGCTGGAGCCGAACACACTGTATTCCTTCTCGGTGATGGAATAGTTGGAGGACTTGTTCATGACACACAAGAGGTAGATCACAACAGCGATGGCAGCAAGCATCAAAATTTGCTGAGTGCGACCCTTCATCATAGTTTATATATAGTTAACAAATTTTTTTTATTTGGTCAGAATGTCAATTCGTTCTTTGATTACCTTCTGAGGTTCCACTGGAATTTCAGATTCTGGTTCAGGAACAATTTCGGGCTCAGGTTCGGGCTCAGGTTCGGGCTCGGGCTCAGGCTCAGGCTCATCAACAAATGCGTACTCGTCTGGGTAAACATCGGTTACTGGTTCATCCTTGACTGGATCATCGTGGAGGCGAACCTGGACAACATTCCAATGTCCACCGAAAGCCTTTTTGGCGAACCATAGACCGGCGAACTCAACGAGTACATCACAAGTCTTTTCGGGCTGGACATTCTCAAACTCGACGGGTTCCTTGTTGGTATTGAAAACACGGATAGGTGGATCCGTAATGACATCCACGGTCATCTGATCATTGTTCAAAACACTGCTGTGGGCACCGTTGATAACACGCTCGGAAAGTTGCTTACCAAACCATTCAACGCAATTCTCGTGAGCAGCAGAAAGGTTCATGTTTTCGATGTCGGTTACCTTTTTGGCATTTACCTCAGAATTGAGGTCAAAAATCATTTCCCCTGAGACTTCGGATACAGTCACACCATTCAATTGAACGAGGCATTTGCGCTTTTCGTCGTTGCAAGCCTTCACAAAGTAAAGGCCATCGTCGCCTCTGGCTGGAGCGTTATAAAACATTATGGTATAATTATGTTTCACTTCTTTAACCCAATAAAAGGTATAGCGGCAGCGTCATTTAAAACTCGTTTGTTTATCCAATTGTCTCGGTTGGCCTTGTAACCATACAATGTCTTGGAAGTATTGATATTTTTTGGCAAGGTCTTGGCCTGGGTAGGTCTTAATGGAAATTCATTTTTAACGTAAGCGTTATTTTTCACATTTTTCCATTTTAGGTTCTTCAAATTAAAACGTTGATTCCCATGTGTCTTCTCAAAACCTTCCACATTCATCTTGTTGTTTACGGGTTTTAGACCATGAACAAGTTGTTTAGATAAGCGCTCCTTGGAAGGTTCTGTAGTAAACTTTGAGTACTTACGAGGATCTACCTTCTTAGCCTTTTTAACATTCACATTCCTATGTTTTGCCACAGACTTCGTCGTTTTAGAGACTATCTTACCACGAACCTTCTTGAATGCCGAGTCCATGGAATCTGCGCCAGTAACTCTCTTATCAAATATTCTAGCGAGTCTTATTAAACGAAGGCGATCTTTACCCTTCTTTTCTGGTCTCAATCTTAACTTCTGCATCAAGTAAATATCCTCGATCAGGAATTCTTTACTAGCGATGTAGAGCTTTTGGTTATTGATCATCTTACCTGTGAGTGCGTCTCTGTAAATAATACCCTTACGCTTAGTTTGGGCAACTTCATACCCAAACTCATTTGGTCGCATGAAAGGTATGTCTAGAATACCACCTATATTCTGTTCTTGAATTCTACCAGTCGCTGGTGAAAAGAAACGTATATTCAAATCCAATGCGAACAGCTCTACATCTATAAACACATCACTTTTGGAAGGTTTATTTGTAGATCCACCTTTCTTCTTCTTAATCAAAGTGTACCGTCTAGTTACGTATGGACCGGTTTTACTAAATCCAATACCCATGAACTTGAACAATTTACTATGCTTTTCTTGGAATGACATAATACGCTTTTTGATTCGTACGTTGAGATTTTTCGCGTGTTTACCCAACATATCCCACAATAGTAGTTTGAGAGCTTGAAGTTTACCAAAGTACTTGGTATTTGTTTTCATGAAAGGAACAAACTTCGCGTCAATATCTGTAGTGACTATACGGTCGTTGAAATCTACATAATAATTAAACGCCTCACCACCACTCACAATGAGATCACCAGAGGATTTGAGACTTTGGGTAAGATTTCCAATGGTGTCAAGAATTATGTCTCGAATGGAGTCTGTTACCAATACGTAAACCATTTTCTCCAAACTCTTATCAGAAAATTTGTCACGCAGACGCTGTCGGAATTTCCCCAGATCTCTCTGTTCGTTCCTGTCGAAATATTTTTTCAACTTTGCATCTTTGAAAAGTAAATTTTCATTTACATATTTTTCAATGGTACCCTTCGAGTAACTTTTCTCGTCCATTAATATATTGGGATATAATAATATGGTCTGCAACGTGATCGAAGAATGTAGGTGCTACGCCTATGATGATGTGAGAAATCCTAAGAAGGAACAATTTTGTGGTGTACGAAAGGGGCCTCATGTCATCCCATGCCCAAAGGGCTGCTGTGCTGGTGGATGCCCTGGTAAGATACCAAAGCAACCATTTAGGGTAATCAAACGTCCGCGTCCCAAAAAATCTGGGAAGGGACTCAATCAAATGGAGATAAAGGTCTTAATGTATTTGGCCGTAATTTTGGGTTGTATTTTCCTACTACTTCTCTGACTTAAAGATTAACCACCTAGATAAGATATAATGTCTCTCGAAACTATTCAAACTGAAATTGCTGCTCTCCGTGCTGATGTCAAGTCTCTCGTTAAGCTCGTTCGTAAAGTGAAGAGCGTCCAGGATGATCCTACCGGTGAGAAGGCTAAGGCTCGTGCCGCGAACAACGGTTTCAACCGAAAGCAGGAAATTACACCTAAGTTGCGTGAGTTCCTGGCACTTCCCGAAGCTGAGCTCATCTCTCGCTCTGAGGTTACTAAGTTCGTTAACAAGTACATCATTGACAAGGGTCTCAAGCACCCCGAGAACGGTCGCCAAATCATTCTTGACGACAAGCTTCGCGATCTCCTCGCCCCTCCCGCGGATGTTGTTGTAACGTACCTTAACCTCCAGAAGTACCTCTCCCCTCACTACGTTAAGAAGGCTTAAAAAATAAAAACATATACTAATAAATCATGGTAACTTTCGTTACTAAACCTCAAATCGAACAACTTGTTGGTACAAAGATCAAAAATCTTGATTTGTACCAAAAGGCTTTTACACATAAATCTGCTCTCAAGGAGTATGAACAACTAAACGAATCATTTGAAACTTTAGAATTTATTGGTGACTCTGTACTGGGATTCGTTATCACTAAATTCCTATTTGATCAATATGAAAGTAAACAGGAGGGTTTCCTCACGAAAGCTCGTACGAAGTTGGTTCGTGGTGAAACGTTAGCGAACATAGCCAAAATTCTTGGTCTAGAAAAGATGGTCGTAATGGACGAAAAGGGTATGCGCAACGGTTGGAATAATAACCCAAAGATTTTGGAGGATGTTTTTGAAGCCCTCATCGGGGCTCTCTACATGGATTTGGGACTCCTCCACGCAAAGGAGTTTGTTCTAAGAATTTACAATGACCCGAAATACATTGATCTGAATCTGATTATGATTGACGACAATTTCAAAGATCATCTGATGCGCTATTGTCAGCTCAACAACTGGCAACTTCCCGAGTATCGTGTGTCTGGACATCACGAAGGGATTTTTTACATCGACATCTATGTAAACGGTCAATTTATGAGTAGAGGTGCAGCAAAAAGTAAGAAGCAAGCTGAGCAAAACGCAGCTAAGTTATTCTTCGAACAGCTTAAAAAATATAGAAATTAACTATCTAATATGCACCCGAATGTTAAAGCAGCGTTAGATAGAGAATATGCGGCACAGAAGTCGGAAGAGTGGCTTGCTCTCCGTGGTAAAATGTTGACCGCTTCAGATGCCGCTACGGCTATAGGTAAAAATAAATATGAAACACCTGAAGGTCTTCTTCTTAAGAAGTGTGGCCTTGGTGAAAAGTTCACTGGGAATGCAGCCACTCGTCACGGTGAGCTATATGAGGATGAGGCACGTATCTTATATGAAGAACGACACGGGGAGGTTGTGCATGAACTCGGTCTCTGTCCCCACCCAGTTGAAAGTTGGCTTGGTGGAAGTCCTGACGGTGTAACTGAATCTGGAAAATTGGTCGAGATCAAATGTCCTCCTCAGAGGGCAATCATTCCTGGAGAGGTACCTGAACATTACATGCCACAGCTTCAACTTTGTATGGAGATCCTTGATCTAGAATCAGCGGATTTTATCCAGTACAAACCCGCAGCTACCAATTGGCCAAAGCCGGAGGAGTTTGACGTGGTTAACGTTCCCCGTGATCGTGAATGGTGGAAGACTTACCTCCCAGTCATGCGAGAATTTTGGGACAAAGTTCTCTATTTTAGAGAACACCTAGATGAACTTCCACCACCTAAGTTGAAGAAGACTCGAAAGAAAAAACAAGTTGAACCACTACCTTGTGAGATTGAAGCTCACCCCGAAGAAGACTTTTTCCATGAAGATTGAAGGATTTAACGGACGCCTGTTTGCGCCCTATCAAAGAGATGGTGTAAAATGGATGCTTGAGATGGAAGCTCAAACATCTGGACCTAAAGGAGGATTCTTATGTGACGAAATGGGTTTGGGTAAGACTGTGCAGTTGATTTCGACCATACTTGCAAATACACGAGATCGCACTTTGATCGTCGTACCCAAATCTATTATCACCCAATGGGTTGAAGAGATTAACCGCTTCGCACCCAAATTGAGAGTCGCGGTTTTTGATGGACCCGATCGAAAATTGGACTGTGACGCGGATGTAACGATTACACCCTACACTTTGGTGTCATCTAGGAAGAATGAGGCAACTCCACTGCACCGCCTTTTTTGGGATCGTGTAATTCTTGACGAAGCACATGAAATCAGAAACAAGACTTCTAAGACGTTCAAAAGTGTCTGTAATCTCAAGACTGATATCAAGTGGCTTGTCACTGGTACACCAGTTTTCAATTCTATGGAGGATTTTGTAACTCTTTGTACATTTTTGGGTATTCCCAAAAACTTTGTTCAAGGGAGAACCAAAGAGATCAAAGATATTTACATCCTCCGTAGAACGAAAGAAGATCTATCAAAGATCAATGAACGTTTGACTCTTCCACCTTGTTATTTTGAGAATGTGGAACTTGAAATGTTACCAGAGGAAAAGTCACTCTACGAGTGTGTCTTTTTGGAAGCACAAGAAACTATCCAAGAGGCTTTCAGGCACGCTCAAAGTCTCAACTCCAAGAACATGATCATTTTGGAATGTCTTCTTCGTGCTAGGCAGTGCATGATTTGGCCACAGATGTATCTGAACGGAGTTGCTAAACAGAATGAGACTGTACCCATAAAATGGAAGGGTAGGTCAAACAAGATGGAGACCCTCTTCAGACTACTGAAAGAACACCCAACTGAGAAGTCTCTCATTTTCTGTCAGTTCAGGGGTGAGATGAATTATATTCAGTCTCAACTTGACTGCCCAGTTTTTAGGATTGATGGGTCAGTTCCAAAGGAGGAAAGGGTCAGGCAGATCAATGGATTTAAGAAGATTGAATCCGGTGCTGTCTTTATCATCCAGATTAAGAGTGGTGGTCAAGGCCTCAATTTACAAGAAGCGACACGTGTCTACATTACGGCACCAGCTTGGAACCCAGCAACTGAACTTCAGGCGATTGGTAGAAGTCATCGTACCGGTCAAACCAAATCTGTGTATGTAAAGAAGTTGGTATACAAGGAATGTTCGCGTTTCATCAGTGTGGAGGAAGAAATGATGGCTTTACAAGGTCATAAATCTTTGGTCTGTTCGGAAGTTCTCAATGATGACCGGGTTAAAACCCAAATTCCTGTAAACAGGACGTCAGCCAAAATTTCAATTCTGGACATCAAGAAAATTTTCCGTGCTTAATATAAAAATGACTGTTGGTTCCCGTGCGGAAGTTTTCCATGGTAACGCTGATAAGACCCCCGGTGGTCTCTCCAAGAAGGATCTGATTATGAAGGATGGCCGCGTTGTTTCCAAGGCGGCGAGCAAGGCTGCCCTCGCTCGTATGAAGAAGGAGGGGAAGAAGGCTATGGTGAAGGTGTTCAAGCCCAAGAAGTCGGGTTTCAAGCTTCAGCCCAAGAGTGGCACCGTCGAGTACGAGAAGAAGATTGCTAAGATGCAGTAAAATTTTGTCTATATACTATAAGAATGTCTCTCAAGCGCTGGGAAGACTCAGTAAAGATCGCTAAAATTAGACTAGGTTTAGACCCTAAGGATTTTACCAGAATACAGGGTAAATTACTTAAGGAGGCTCAGACGATATATCGTATTTTGATGTTGAATAAAAATGTCAGTAAAAAGTAATAATGGCTTCGAACAACCAAGGCCAAGGTCCCAACAATGCCGCACGTAACCCCAATGTTGCCGTGAGAAACAACAACCGAGGCAACAATGGTAACAATAACAAGAAACCTAACAATGGTAATGGTAACAAGTTACTGAATGGTTTAACCAAGGGTCCCAATAACAACCGTGGTAATAACACCAAGAACAACAATGCTAGAAATGGTAACTCTGCGATGGCTCGTGCTCGTGGTAAGTCTCTAGCTGAGCAGGCCCAATCCCAGGGGTACGCGATGGCTCAGAAGTCCCATGAACAGGCTCTCGCCATGGTTCAACAGGCCCAGGCCCAAGCCCTCGAGAAGGCGAAGCAGGTGGCTATCGCGAGAGGTCTTCAGTTTAATGCCAATGTACCTACCAACTACCTGGATTCTCAGGGGCGTCGGATAATGCAGGGAGCGAATGGAGGTACATATGTAAACACTTCGAGTGGTCGCAACTACAAACCAACTCCTGCGTTTCTTAACCAGATGGGAACTAATGTAGTTTCCCAGGTTGCTGGTAACCCACCTAACTTGGCCCAAGCCAACTAAATAATAATATGGGTATATAATAAAAATGGGTTTCGGTGCTATGGCAAAAATGGCCGCGAAGGCTGCCGCGAAACAAGCGAAGGCTGTGGCTAAAAACGCTGCCAAGGAAGTGGCTTCTGATATCAAGGGTGCGGCTAAGAATGCCGCTAGACAACAACTTAACAAGGCTAAGTCTGCGGCCGTAGGTGCCGCGACTAACCAGATCACTAGAGCTACTGGTGCCCTCAACCAGGCGCAAGCGAGGGCTGCGCAGAAGATTGGTGCTGCTCAAATCGGTGTCCAAGCCGGTCTTCCCGTGATGGCTGGTCCCCGTGGAGGTAACTTCAGGCTTAATGCCAGGGGTCAGCGTCTTCCCGTCTTACCTGTTAGGCGTTAGGTAGAACAAACTGAAATCCCTTTAGGTTTTGGGGTTCATAAACAACAAGCTGATATAATTTCCAAGTACAACCAAACATCCTATTCAAGAAATACACGCTATTGAGTTCAACGATAGCATGCCCAGAATTCCTTGCGTAGAGACCGTTTGTAACCTCATCCTTAATGGGGTTCTTATCTGAATTGTAGACTGTAGCTTTAATAGTATCTTCCATATCCGTATCAACCTTCACACGAAATTTTGGCTCGCGTTCAGCAGACATCTTGAGATTAGAATTGAACATTGGTTGAAGCTCCTCCTTTGTCATTGGCTTACCAAAGATTACATCACTCTGTTCAACGACAGAATCAATGATCATATCCTCAATTTTTCGTAGAGACTCGTAAAACTTCTTCATGTAACTGTCTTCCTCGTCATACCCCTTCACAGCAAAGTCGATGTTATACTTTGTCTGACCTACCTCCGGTGTAAACCCAGAAACCCCAAATGGCATATACATACGAGGGAGTTGTACACGGAATGGGGTTCCCTGCTTTGTACTAATGACAATTTTTCTATTGTTATATTCGTTGATCTGAATGTTTTCAATTGTCTTATCCATCAGTTCTAACCATACAACATTCGTAAACTTTAAGCCGAACAAGCCACACAATCTGGTTCTAAACTGAACTGGATTGGTCGAGCCTTAGCCTTGGATCGCAGATAATACATTCCGGTTTTGAGACCAGATTTCCATGCGTACATATGCATCGAAGACAACTTGGACATCGTGGGACTTTCCATGAAGAGGTTCATAGATTGTGATTGATCAATAAAACGACCCCTATCCGCCGCCATGTCAATAATACATTTCTGACTAATTTCCCACACGGTTTTGTAAAGAGTCTTGATATCATCGGGGATGTCTACGATATTTTGAATTGAACCACCAGCCTTAACCATAAGGTCTTTCATTTCCTTCGACCAGAGACCACGTTCCTTTAGAGCATTCACGAGATGATTGTTTACAACCACAAATTCACCGGCGAGTGTGCGGCGCAAATAGATGTTAGTCGTGTAAGGTTCAAAGCATTCGTTATTACCCAAAATTTGAGCAGTTGAAGCTGTTGGCATGGGGGCGAGAAGGAGACTGTTCCTAAGACCCTTAGTCTTTACGCGTTCCTTCATTGCGTTCCAGTCGTAGCGACCACTGAATTTTGTATCTCCATCCCACATATCTGGTTGAAGAATACCTTGGGATGCTGGAGAGCCCTCGAAGGTCTCGTACGAACCATCCACCTCTGCGAGTTCAGAACTGGCCTCAAGAGCTGCATGATAAATAGTCTCAAATATATGAGCATTCATAGTTCTAGACTCTTCACAGTCAAATGGAAGACCACATAGGATGAAAACATCTGCGAGACCCTGTACACCTAGACCAATGGGACGATGTCTCATGTTGGAACGCCTAGCGGTTTCCACTGGGTAGAAATTTCTATCGATGACTCTGTTTAAGTTCCGGGTGACAGTCTTTGTGACTTCATGGAGCTTGTCATAATCGAAGGTTTTCGTTTCCTTGTTTACATACTTTGGAAGTGCAATAGACGCCAGGTTGCACACCGAGGTCTCATCTTTGTCTGTATATTCAATAATCTCAGTACACAGGTTAGAACTCTTAATCACACCCAAGTTCTTCTGGTTCGACTTTGAGTTACAGGCATCCTTATACAACATATAGGGAGTTCCAGTCTCTGTTTGAGATCTGAGAATAGCCTTCCATAAATCGGCAGCAGGCAGAGTGGTGTTAGCTAGGCCTTCTTCTTCGTATTTGATGTAGAGCTCTTCAAACTCCTTACCGTAGACATCAGAAAGACCCTTCGCCTTATCTGGGCAAAAGAGTGACCAGTTACCATTCTCCTCAACTCTCTTCATGAAAAGGTCTGGAATCCAAAGGGCGGAAAAGAGATCTCGGCAACGTGCTTCCTCGTCACCTTGGTTGAGACGAAGTTCCAGAAATTCCAAGATGTCCGCGTGCCAAGGTTCTATGTAAACGGCGATAGATCCCTTACGCCTACCAGCTTGATTGACGTAGCGTGCCGTGGCGTTGAAGACCCTAAGCATTGGGATAATTCCATCGGATTGACCATTGGTGCCCCTAATACGGGACTTATTACTGCGAATATCGTGGATATGCATACCGATACCACCAGCCCACTTTGAAATTTGAGCACATTCGGTCAGAGTCCCGTAAATGCCATCGATTGAATCACCCTTATTTGCGATCAAAAAACAAGAAGACATTTGTGGACGAGGGGTTCCTGCATTGAAAAGTGTTGGAGTCGCGTGAATGAAGAGACCACGTGACATCTTATCATAGGTTTCAATGACAGCTGGGATATCTTTACCATGAATGCCTATGGCTACACGCATAAACATGTACTGAGGCGTTTCTACGAGTCTACCATCAACACGTTGGAGGTAACTCTTCTCCAGAGTCTTGATACCGAAATATCCAAAGTCAAAATCCCTATCAGTATCGATATTATCCTTCACCTTGAAAGCAACTTCCGAAACCTCTTCTGTGATAATACCAGCCTTCAGAAGCTTTCTCATAGCGAGATGAAAGTTGTTTGGACAAACCTTTTGAATGTTACTCGCCACAATACGAGTGGCGAGAATTTCATAGTCTGGGTCAGATGTAATCATTCCGATGCATATTTCGGCAGAGAGTGTATCTATTTCTTGCGCGGTGATCTGATCGTACATAGATGAGAAAACCTGTTGAGCAACTTTGGAAGAGTCGCAATTTTCAGAAAGTCCATACGTTAAATTCTTGATCCTGTTGGTGACATTGTCAAATTTCATATCCTCAACACGACCTGAGCGTTTAATTACCCTCATATACTTTCCATTCTAATTTTATTTTTAACTTACTTCTTTCCTAAAGATAAATCGGCGCTTCGGACGGTAGCTGTTCCTAGGGTTTCCATTCTACGGTCGGGCTGAAGAAGATAGGTGTTCACATAGAAGGGACCAGTCTCACCAGGCTTCGCGACTGGAGCATAAGAACCAACAAAGCAGGAGGGAGCATTACAAGGGATTGTGTCGACAGAATTTGGACCTTTGGCGTAAGCCTCGTTAAAGTCCGAGTAGTTCAGCATTTACTATTATCACATAATTTTTTTCCGGGTGTATATTAAATGAGTAATCTTCATCTGAATTCTGTCAAGCAGTGTGAGACTCCATTGAACGGATTATTCTTTTCTGAATTCAATAAAAATATCCTTCAGCGTGGGATTCGTCAGGCGTTTAAGGATCGTACTGGTATATCCATTGATTATCAGAATCCAGATGATCTTTATGGTATCATGCGCGTAGTTTTTATCAACAACTCCGGTAACCACCATAAGGAAGTCAACAAGCAGGTCAAGGCGATGAACGCTCGTGTCATAGAGACGGCGCTGTCTCAAATCCAAACAGGTGTTTCTCAATACATCGCGTACGTGAGCGATATAGACACGACTAGGACTCTCATGGATCAACCAGTTAATACGAGTACCGTCGGGAAAAAGCTTCCTTATAACAAAAAAATTGGGTTATGAGTTAACTATATTAAAGTTACGAAGTGTACCTAAATTAAGTATGAGTCTTAACTATTACAAAAATGAAACCGAAAGAGTATGTAAATCAAAGGGGTGGGATAGAGCACCCGTAGACACAGTTTGGCTTCTTCTGTCTGAGGAAGTTGGTGAACTTGCGTCCGCGATTCGTCAATACAAGAAGATGTACAAAAAGACGAATCTCAAGAAGGATAGGGGTACAGACGTTATGATGGAAATGGGAGATGTATTTAGCTACCTTTTTCAACTCGCTCATATGTTGAATATTGACCTAGATCAAATGTGGGAAGAACATCGGTTTAAAATGAATGACAAGAAATATAATCTGAAGTAATAGTAATTATGAGTAAGTTTATGCTCAATGACCAAGATGCTATTAATGACGTCAACCCGTTTGTCAAACACGATTTTTCCCTTCCAGGAAGTGTAAGACAGACTGGGGATTTTGATAACTTTTCTAAATCTCCCACAGGGGAGGGTATAATTGGTGCAGATGAAAGTGTGTATTGTAGTTACGCCTTATGCGAAACTGCTGAGAAGCCAACCACCGTGTTCAAAAACATTCATCCTAGAAGGAACATAGACACGGGGTTTAATTGTGAGGAAGATGATAAGGTTAAAGTTGGTGTCGCTAAGGAGGAACAAATTCCCTACTTTGGTATCTTTCTCATGACCATCTTCATAGCTCTTGTTGTATCAATTGTAAGACGTTGAAGAAATACTCTAAACGATCTATTTTGATACATTCATCAATAGAATGGTGTAAATGTTTTCTACAAAACTTAATAATAAAATCTCTCTGCCAAGCACTTTTCATATTTATAATGGGTGGCTGGAAGCTGGGATCTAGAATTTTAGTAGCATGTGTAAGACGGATATACGTCTTGATATCGCGTTTAGATGTGAGAATATCATCTAGGAGTAGTTCAGCCATTCTCTGTCTAACCTCTACAGTTTTTGAAACCATGATGTCCAAAAACTTAAGATAAGGAATCGTGTGTTTCTTAGACTCGAACACCTGCCAGTCCGCTAGGGGTTCAGTATTCATGTAGTCTGTAAATGTCTGGTACCCCTTCCCACGAATGTACGAATCATACACGATTTCCACGTAAGTGAGATCAGATTCTACATCATGTACGAGTTTTGCACATTTAAAGAAAGAACTCATCTACTCACATAAAGAATATATTCTTTAAACACCTAAGTCGTACTCCAGTGTTCTTTATTTTATGGACAAATGTATTCAACTATTGCAAATAACTCATTTTCCTATCTCCTCACAATTGATGAGTTTAGGAAAGCTTTACCCGAAGATCTGAAACCCTCATGGATCAAGATCACAACTATCACGATGGTTTCCAGTTTCGTTCAAAATATCAATATCAAACGTCTTCGAAGAATTTTTGAAGAGATTGGTACATATAAGATGAAACGATGTGGTTCAAACACACCCGGGTTTGAATGGAAACTTAAACCTACCACTTTCTATAACCAAGTTACACTGACCTACCACGATTCCTACAGTACCAAGTCCGTTAAGGTTTTTCCTAACGGCTCTGTCCAGGTTGCGGGGTGCTGCGATCTCTTTGATTGCAAGCGCATCATTACCCAGCTTATTCACATCTTCAAGGTCTTTCTGAATTTGGAAATTAAAATTCCCGTTGATTCTTTCCGGGTTGTTATGATTAATTCCAACTTCTCTCTCAACTACAACATCAATCTGATAAAGGTGGCTGATTGGTTTGAAAATTACAGTGACATCTTCAAAGTCTCATTTGAACCAGACCGCTATTCCGCCGTGAAAATCAAGTTCAAACCAGCTCATGAAATGAAGGAGATTACTTGTAGTATCTTCAGTACAGGAAAGATTATCATTACAGGAGCTGAGACTCTCAAGGAAATTGCTTTTGCTTACAATATCATTAACCAACACATCAATGAGAAGCCCGATATTCGTGTTTCACGAACAGAGGACACTGATGTCTTTGACATTTTCCTTGGATACAGATGTGATCCATTTATTAAACACTTGAAGGATAAGGGATTCAAATCTTGGGTAAAAACGATCACAAACAGACAAATTAATTTCTAGCTCTATAGTAATTAAAATGTCGCAGCGACTTGGTATGGCCGATGGACGCTGTTTCACTATCAATACTTCAGCCCAACTCTTCAACAATTACGTGATGAAGCAGAATAGCATTCCTTTTGAGGACAACTATTCTTACAGGCAACTCCTTCAAAAGCAAGGACCCGAACTCCTTACCCAGATCCAAGATGAACAAGGAAAAGGTAAGTGCAACACATGTGACAAGCCTCTCGTAGATGCCTCCAAGATCTACTAACTGAGCTAAATCACAGGAAAAACTTTAACACCATACTCTAGAATGTCGACATGTGCGATATGTCTAAACGAAGTCAAGTCGACGAGGAACAATCCTCCGATTCGTTGTGGACACGTATTTCATTCCCACTGTCTAGAGAGATGGAAATCCCAAGGTAAAAACACCTGCCCAACCTGTAGACGAGTATTCGACGTTTCCCAATTTAAAGTAGAAGTTACGATTCATAATAATTATACACAAGTTTCAAATGTCGTCTCATTAAACGAAGAATCTATGCTATCCGTGCTAGATATGTTTGACGTTTCGTTTGATGCTGATGACGTTTTAGATTTAAACAGTATTTTATCAGACCTTGGGATAACCCTTGCCGACTTTGATTCCGCTATCCTTGACGCAGAAGGATGAACAATACTTATCGTAACTCAACTGAGTATACTTTCTAGATGCAGTACGTGGATCCTTGATTACCTTACCATTAGCATCACCTAAAAGTGGGCCTGTTGCCCATCCACGTTTATGACTAAATACATTAGCATTAAAAATAACACGTTTTCCAACTTTGAATGGCCCAGCCTTCTTGATTCTAGACTCAGGAACTTTGAAATACTTAGCTACCGACTTAATCGTATCACCTGATTTAACCTTATATTCAATGACGCCATGTTGTTTATAGAAATGGAAATCACCTTGTCGAATATAAGTGTTAGGTCTCCCAGAAGAGACAAACATCATGATTTTGTAGTATCCCTTCTTGCATTTTTTGTCCCCATCAACCTTGTATATAGATTTGGGGTTGTCGGAAATAACGCGCTTTGGAAGGTCTTTACAGGTGGTGTAATCATGTTTTACATTAGATAACCCAGACCGATCACCTGGTATGGATTTTTGCCACCGGTACGCTTCATAGTCCCCAACGGCGTAGGCATAACAGTTGTTATTTGGTATACCTTTGTTTGAACCCCAACGACGATTTGTAAATTTTGGTTCTGACCCACTTAACGGAAGATTTTTGGTCTTGGGCATCTTATACTTTACTCAGAAAAAAATATCAGTAACTAGTAAAAATGTTCGCCAATCTTATCAAGTCCGAAAACAAGTCTGATGTTGTAAATCAGCTTCTCATGTTCGTGCTGTCTATTCTCATCAGCACCTTCATCCTTCGTCTCGTATGGAACACCTCGCTGGTCAAGCACATCTCCGTGCTCAAGCCTATCAACAGCATGCTCGATGCTTTCATCCTGTCGGTTTCCATCAGGGTAATCTCCGGTCTTGACCGTTAAACTTCGGTATAACCAACAGACTTTTTACCATCTGGGTGAATTATGGTTGGAAAACCACTCATACCAGCACAATCACCACTAGCGCAATCGATAAACTCATATTGTTTACCGGAATTTTTCATGAAATCTAATTGCTTACGAGTCCATCCACAGTCCATGGTCCCGTAAACAACCCATTTTTCATTCGAAGTGACCACAGCAGTGGGTTTATTACCCATCTCTAAGAGAATGTAGACATTTAGAATGATTAGTACAACGACGAGTAACATTTATAATACTCAGACACTTTAATCACAGACCTTCTTTTTGAGCATATTACGTTCATCATTCGATAGTTTATTTACGAACTTATTCATATAATTTTTAACAACCTTCTTAGCTGTGGAAGTCTTTGGTGTGACCGTCTTGAATCTACCCCCAACAAACTTCATATTCTTACCAGCTTTTATGGCGTTCCTTACGTTTTGAGGTGTCTTCATGTTAAAAGGCTGACCACGATCCATCCTCTTAGCCCGAGCCCTTTCCGAAAATGTTGGCTGTGCCCTCTTTTCCCTCTCAGCCTTATTCTTAGCCAGAGCCTTCTCATACATACCCTTTCTCACATACTCACGCTTCTTACCGTTTACGTCAACGAACGAGAACCGTGCATCACGTCCCATTTCAATCTGACGATTGATCTTTGCTTGCATCTTGGCGGCGTAAGCTTGCAAGTTCTTTTGCTTAGCCTCATGATACGCCGACTGGCTCTCAAATTCCTGCTTCTTACCGTTTACGTCAACGAAAGACCTCCAGTACTCATTCTTCTTAGCCTTGGGTGTGGGGGTCTTGGCCTTGGCCTTGGCCTCCTTCGCTCGCTCAGCAGTGGTTGCAATATATCCAAAAGAGGGTGTCTTACCCTTGATCCTATCGTTCACATACTCCCTCCTATTGTTGATCATACCCATATGGCGGTTGTGAGCGGCGGGAGGCATGACGTAGTTTGGTATTTCCTTGAAGGTTATTCCAAACGTTTCTTTGTACCTTTTGTTCCACTCCTTCCCGGCCTCCTCGGGTGTGGGGGTATTGGCCTTGGTCTTTTCCCTCTCAGCCTTGTTCTTAGCCAGAGCCTTCTCATACGGAATGAGTCTCGCATACTCACGATTCTTACCGTTTACGTCAGTGAAAATGAACTTCTTCTTAGCCTTGGGTGTGGGGGTCTTTTCTCTCTCAGCCTTGTTCTTAGCCAAAGCCCTGTCATACGCAAACTTCCTGACAAATTCACGCTTCTTACCCTTTATATCAGTGAAAGTGAACTTCTTCTTGAGACGAACGGGCGTGGGTGTCTTACCCTTGGTAGCCTTGATTTCCTTGATTCTGGCATTTAGCTTATTCGCAGCCTTCTTCCTCCCACTTTCAATCTTCGCTGCATATTCCATCATATTGGAAGGAGACATCACCCCGTAGGGTGCGTTAGCCTTGGGGCTTGGACTGGCTGGTTGAATCTCGGGGACTGGGTTGGGGCGCACAACACCAGGTCTCCTCCGCGGCGCCGGTTTGGTTTTGGGCTTAGCTAATATAGCTGCAGCCCTCTTAATCGCACTGTTCATCTTCTTCTTCCTTTCCGTGGTTGAGAGTTTGGGGCTGGGAGTCTTGGTCTTAGCCTTGGGTGTCTTAACCTTGACGGGAGTCTTGGGCTTGGGCTTGGGAGCGATCATTTTGAGAGCATTCGCGAGAGTCTTTGGTCTATTTGGTGTTTTCTCACCAGTTAAGAATGGGTGAGACAAGATCGTTTTGAAGGAGGGAATTTCTTCCTTAGCCCAAGTGTCTTTAACGAGATATCCCTGACTCGTGAAGGGCCCGTTAAACTCAAGGTACTTTTTGTTTGGTATGAGTTCTTCGATGAAATTTTTAATGGCTCGCTCCTTAGCATTTTGTGGTTGTCTCACTTTACGATAAATGATATATAAGAACCTATGTGTATCATAGCGAATCGTACCTGGACCGTATCCATGTCCGTATATACCCGCACCCTTATATCCACCATCAGCCGTTTCTGGGTTTGGCATACGCCTGGACCAGTATGATAAACCAAAATCGATGATATGCGCTTCTACACCAGCGTTCGTACGCTTATACTTTTTGATATCAGGTGAACCGAGACGACTCCTAAAAGATCCGCCAGGGTCGTTCCGAATTACTTTACGACCGAGGTCAACTTTCCAAGTGTACTCGCCCTCTCGCCGTGAAACCATAACATTACCTCCATGTAAATCGCGGTGACGGAAGTCTGGAAATTTTTGGTTAATTCGGTAGAGATTATCAAAAACCTGTACAATTACAGACTTTATCGCATCAAGAGATGGGTTGGTTTGCCACCATGATTCAAACGGCATACCATCAAGAAGTTCCATATAAAGAATATCCTTGGGTTTGGTACGTCGCGATGGCTGGACCAACGTACCATTCTCTTTACGCACCTTTTTAGGTGTTTTATCTTGGATGGGGCACTTCTTAAAGAGGTACATCTCGGGAACCGCAAACTCCTTCAATCTTTCAGCAACCTTGAATTCAAACTCAAATGCACCATCGGTACTTTCCGATGTATCTATCTCTTTGTAGGCGACATATCTACGACCGTTATCATTGATACTTCCACGGTACATCTTTCCAAATGCACCTTCACTCAATGGCTTACCCTTACCAGTACGAAGGGTGGGTGAGTTGTAACTGGGAACCTTCAAGAAGTGTTCTGGGACACAAGCCTTCTCACCTTTGAGTAATTTTTTCAAGTTACTCTCAATGTTCTTATTAGACATACTTACTTATTGGTAAGAAGTTATTTTTCAACTTACCAAGAAGGACAAATTTATTTTACTTTTTTTTTCAGAAAATCTTTTTTTAAACATTTTTGATTTTTTTAGAACTGATAATTTTTACTGATCGTCAACTTCCTCAATCTCATCCTCAACTTCATCCTCAACCTCGTCGGGTAGGTCTAGACCCTGGAAGGCAAAGGAAGGTAGCTTGGCAGACTGCTCAAAGAGAACCTGTTGAAGTCGGATCGTGACGCCAAACTTGTTGTCAATGAACCAGATCTGGTTGAGGTCAATGATAGGCATGGCCTTCTGTCCCTTCTCGATGCTATCGAGGGTGACCATCTGCTTGCTCATATTGTAGCACTCGGGAACAAAAGAGCCATCAGACTTGGTGAGAACCTTGAGCTTGATGGTTGCAGGGTACTGCTCCTTACCGGGGCGAACAATAGGCTTGTAGAGTGCCTCCTTGAGAACAGCAACGTTGAAATCCTTGCCAAGCCACTCCTTAGCATTATTGGCAACAGTGTTTACGATGATATCGTCAAGTTCAGTAAGCTTGGCGTGGAGAGCCATAGCCTCGGCATTATCGGGGTCAAAGGAAAGATCGAGAGAATAGGATGTGCGTCCAGTAGCCTCATCAGTGTATGCGCTCAGGCCATAAGGAGAGCGCATGAAAGGGAGCTGAACATACAGCTTCTTGTTGTCGCCGGCGTTGAGGTAGACGGCTTTACCGCCATTCTTGTTCTTGCGAAGTTTCGAAAACTGCACGGAGGCAGGAGAGAAGTCGGAGGATTGCTGGATAGAGAGCGACATTGTTGGTTGGTTATATATCTTCTAGGTGGCTCAACTTTAAGTTAGTTTTTTTTGTTGAATTATAGTAAAACAATCATGGGTTTATTTAAAGACTGTGGATGTGGGTGCAATGGTAAGAAGCAGGAGGACAAGTTAATCATCTCGATCATCTCTGCTCTCACCTTTTTCGTTGTCGCTAACCCCGCGACATTTCGCTTCGTCAGAGGAATCCTCGGATCTTGGATTGCCTCCTCTAATGGATGTTCTACGACTTTAGGTCTCATAGTACACTCCATCGTGTTCATGCTCATCGTTTGGGGTATGATGAATATAAAGAAGGATGCTCCTTCTTGTTCCAAGGCTGATGCATCGCCTGTCGAGAAGAAGGAAAAGAAGGAAAAGAGAGAGAAGGTTCTCGTGTCAATGACTGACGCGCCTTCACCTGAACCTGGTTTCAAGGAGCCTGAAATCGCGACTAAGGTGAACACCGGTAAGGTTTTAGAACCCTTTGAGATTGGTGTTGACGGTGGATTATTCAATTAAGACAAATGATCTATCTGAAGTCTGACTAATCCTAGTAAAAGAAAGATCTTCTATTTTTTTAATCATCTGATCTATATGCTTTTGTTCAATTTTATAACACGATTCTGTGTGTAATTTATCTCTGTATTCTACAATCAGTGGTCCATGTGCGCCAACGACTGATTGTAAAATGTCAAATGTTCTATTCATTTATACAAATTGTTACCATTATCTTTAAAACTCTTCATCGAATGTAATGTTCTCGGAATCGTCATCTAACTTACCGTAATCCCCGACCCTCTTTTCAAAAAAGTTCGTCTTCCCATCTAGGCTAATATTTTCCATAAAATCAAAGGGGTTTTTAGATCCCCAAATTGGAGGCTGACCAATCTGTTTAAGCAGGCGATCGGAGACGTATTCTATGTATTCAGCCATCTTATCAGAGTTCATACCTATGAGGTTACAGGGAAGTGCGTCAATAATGAAATTCTTCTCAATCTCGACGGCTTCCTTAACAATAGAGTGAATAGTCTCAGTAGATGGTTTATTGCGAAGCATTTTGAAGAGTTCAACTGCGAACTCTTGGTGAAGACCCTCATCTCTAGATATCAGTTCGTTACTGAAACAGAGACCGGGCATAAGTCCTCTTTTCTTTAGCCAAAAAATGGCACAAAAACTTCCAGAAAAGAAGATACCCTCTACACAAGCAAAGGCGAAAAGACGCTCAGCGAAGGAACGAGACTTAGTATCGAACCATTTGATAGCCCAATTGGCCTTGTTTTGAATACAGGGAATTGTTTGAATGGCTTCGAAAAGTTGCTTCTTCTCGGCACCATCTTTAATGTATTTGTCTATGAGTTTGGAATAGGTCTCACCGTGCACCATCTCATTATGAGACTGGTACGCATAGAATGAACGACCCTCTGAAATTTGAACTTCGTCAGCAAAATTGTTGTTTATGTTTTCAAAAACGATACCATCGGAACCAGCAAAGAAGGCTAGAATATACTTGATAAATTTTTGCTCGTTATCGTTTAGGGTTTTCCAATCTTCCATATCCTTTGAGAAATCAACCTCCTCAGCAGTCCAATTGGACATTTGGGCCTTCTTGTAAAGATCCCAGAGGTGAGGATACTTCAGGGGAAACACTGTAAAACGATTCAGAGTGGGGGCGAGAATAGGTTCATATTCTTCTTCTATGTAGTCCTGGAATTCAAAATAAGTTCCGACGCGACGATCGTCAATAAATATTTGAGGGTAGGTTGTTACTGGGCCACCACATATCTCTTTCAGTTTTTCTTTGTCGATCATGACTTTCTCATACTCTAGACCCTCGGTCTCGCATAGATCCACTGCGTGGTCGCAATACTGACATCCTTCCTTCGAATAAATAATAACTTTCATCTGTGATATTATCCCTGATTATTTTTTGTCGGAAAACTCTAAGCATGATTGTGCCTTCTGATATAATTCAAGATGATATAGTTAAAGTCCTGGTTAACGAGGACGGTGTCGAAGATGAAATGTATGCTGTTGTAGCAATGAATACAGGAAGAACACTCGGTCTTCATTACCTCAACCCCACAGAATCTGTCTATAAGACAGCATGTATATATAGCGTTGATACGAGTGAATTATCTCCAGCACCATATGATAGCTTAATGGAACACTACCCCAGTGGTACAAAGTTTGAAGATTTAGACATGAAGCGCATGGGTGAAGAAGGGGATATGTACGCTTTTTACTCAGAAATAGATGTAGAAGATAGCGATAGTGATATACACGAGATGCATTTAGAGAGTGACACAGATTCTGAGATGGCAGATTTCATCGTTCCTGATTCAGAAGTACAGGGTCTAAATATTCAACCACCCGATTACGCCTCTATTGACAGGGATTGGAATGAGTGGCAACCATCATCAGCTGGGGCTAGAAGTTTCAAAGAAACAATTGATTTAATTGAATCGCGTGTTAGGCGCCTAAGTGAGTGATGCGTTTTATAATTTTTTATAAAAGATCAGACAACACAAAACAATGCTGGCAACTATATGGTCTGACATAGACAAACTATTACAACAAAAAACAGAAGAAAAGCCAGTGGTAAATATAAATTTATGTAGAGAATGTTGTGGTGTTAAGATTTTTTCACCCGAGGGTTTACCAACCTGCTCAGAATGTGGGCTCGTTGAAGATAGATATGTGGATGACACAGCGGAATGGACAAGTGGAATGAATGAAGATGGAAAAGTTAAGGATCCCTCAAGGTGTGGGAATCCTAACGCCAACCCCGAACTCTTCTCCCAACATTGGGGGAAAGGGACAATTATTTCTACACAACATTCTTCAACATATGAGAATAAACGAATGGCTAAAATTAACTTTCATATGTCTATGAATCACAAGGATCGATCTCTATTTCACGCATACCGTGATATAGATGAGGCGTGTCACACTTTACCTGATGTGGTTCTCAAAGATGCAAAGATGATGTACAGAAAGTTCAACGAGGAAAAATTGACTAGGGGTGCTGTTCGGTTAGGGATCAAGGCGAACTGCGTTTTATACGCGTGTCGGTTAGCTAAGCATCCACGAACAACTAAGGAAATTTCAGATATGTTTGGAATTCAATCGAAGGATGTGAGTCGTACAACACAAATATTCAAGGATACGATCATGGGTATTACAGAAAAGAATTACGTAACAAAGTCGTTTGATGTGATGAACCGACTTTTGAATTCATTCGTGGTGACAAAGGATGAACGGTTACAATGTATCAAATTGTGTAATTCAACTGAAGACTGTGTGGAACTTATGAGCAAAACACCTAATAGTGTAGCTTCGGCTATTATTTATAAGGTTCTAGGTTCAAAAGTAAAAAAATCTGAACTGTGTGAAAAATGTAACATATCTGTACCAACCCTAAACAAGATAGATAATATAATTAAAAAGCACTTAGAGGCTAAAGCTTAGTATTAGAATATGGTGAAGTTGTTTCTAGCCACACCATGCTATGGTGGATTATGCTTAGAGAAGTATATGTCTAGTATAATCAAACTTCAGATCCTTTTAATAAAAGAGAATATTCAGCTATTTCTTGACACTACCGAAAATGAGTCCCTAGTTCATCGCGCGCGTAATGTTTCAGTTGGTCGCTTCATGCAAAAAACTGATTGTGAATATTTCATGTTTATAGATGCTGATATACACTTTGACCCCGAGGCTGTTGTACGTCTAGTAAAGTCTGGTCACGATCTCTCTGTAGCGTGCTATCCCAAGAAGGTTGTCATGTGGGACCAAGCTGCTGAGGCGGTTAAGGCTGGAGATGATCGCAATATGTCTATGTTGTCGTCGAGTCTAGTAATTAACTTTGGAGCCCAGAATCGCCCAATTAAGGATGGTTTCATTGAGATTCTAGATGGACCCACTGGTTTTATGGTTATCAAACGTTCTGTATTCAAAACCTTAGAGGAGAAGTTTCCAGAATTGTGGTGTAAGAATGACCACCAAAATAGAGACTTCGACGAATACCATGCAGCGTTTGATTGTATGATTGATCCCACGAATCGTAGGTACTTATCAGAAGATTACGCATTCTGTCGTCGTTGGCAACAAGCCGATGGTAAAATTTACGCGGATGTTAACACGACTCTAGGACATGTAGGCAATTTACCATTCTCGGGGTGTCTAAATGATAGGCTTAAGGGATAGAATCTAATACGAAATATATGAAGATCGTTACGATTCTAGTTGTGAGGTCAAAGGCGTGTCATGTTAAAACACTTCATTCCGTTCTAAGGTTAAATATGCGATGTCTTCAAAAAAACTATAATAATGAGATCACGTACGTTGATGACGATCCTTACAAAAAGGCTGAGGCTATCCAGAAATATATGAAGACGTGTGATCGTATTATCTTCATAGATTTTGGGATTGGTGTAGATGATGGATCTCTAGATCAGTGCTTTGAACCCCACGAACATGTAGGGTGCCTTGTTTTCCCGGGTGTCAAGGAGGGTATCAATTGGGATCAATTTAAGACGAAGGTACGAGAAGGTTCGAGTGAACCTGCGTCCCAAATGGGTTTAGATTTTGACACTGAGATAGGAAAGAAGGTTTCCAAAGATATCTACCACGTCACGTCTACCAAATCAAAAGCTTGGTTTCTAAACACTAAAAACGTTTCTAAAAAATCCGGATGGAAGATTTCACCCAAGTTTTTTGAAAAGTTTATTAGTGATGGAGTGCGAGTTTATGCATTTACAGCAGCTAAGTTAACCATGACTTATACACATGAATGCTTAAGTAATATCCTAAACGCTGCTGGCGTGAAAGTATCTTAAAGTTTACACAACACTATAAAACATGTCTATAAAGCCGGAATCCCCGCTTTACAAATATGTTGTCGGATTTATTCATAAAACTTGGGGCAGTAAGGATTATTTCCCTGGGCCTCAACCGGTATCTATTGAATACAGGCACTTCCCAATTGTAAAGGGTGGTCAATATGTCGTTTGTGAAAAGACTGATGGAGAGAGGCATATGATGGTTGCTTTGATGTTTGAGGGAAAGAAGAAGTGTCTCTTTGTAAATCGGGCATTCAACATGTTCGAAGTCTCGCTGAATCTTAAAAAAGATGTGTATGACGGAACGATCTTGGATGGTGAATTGTATGAGAACACTCTCATGATTTATGATGCTGTTCTCGTGTGCGGAAAGACTGTATGGAATTCCAATTTGTTGGATCGCCTTGGGTATGCTAAGTTTGGTGTACTTGAACCAATCATTTACATGAAGATGGATAAGTACCGCCTTCAAATGAAAGAGTTTCATCACATGAAGGACTTTAAGGAATTTATGAATGAACACCTTCCCAATGTGAAACAAGAAGTTGATGGTCTCGTTTTCACACCTATTAATGACCCAATTCGGCTCGGAACACATGAGACAATGTTCAAGTGGAAGCCACAAATGAAGAATACAGTTGACTTTATGATGAAATGGGAACCTACCCGAGAAACACCCGGTTATACACCCGGTCCATCCAGGTGGCGATTGTATGTTCAAGAAAAAGGTAAACTCATGTTTGAGTCAGAAATTCCACACGACAAGGTTGAAGACCATTCCTGGTTTGAGGATGGAGCTATTGTTGAATGTATGTATATGGGTTGGGATGAACCCATGTGGTGGAAGCCTCTCAAAAGGCGTTATGATAAAACGCATCCCAATAATAGGCGAACTTTCTACAGAACTATAGTGAACATCAAGGAAAATATTAAGATGGAGGAGTTTTTAAATTGTAAACCATAAAGTAGAATCCACCCTCATCGGGTAGATCATGTTCTTTTATGGTTTCATCATCTATTAAATTCCATTTATTTCTTCGTTTTACAAAACTCACATAGTGACCATCATTTTGGTGACCAACATGTAGAGCCGCTGAGACGAGATTATATTCATAGTCTTGAATAAGTAGATTTTCTATAATTTTAATATGACTTTTACTATCAAATGAAATCATTAGGACTTGTGGTAACTTTGAAAATACCGAACGACTTGTAGCCACATGATGTACCTTTCCATCGTTATCCTCAAAGTTTTCTATAGTATTCCAGTCAGTACTTTTTAGTAACATTGTTTCCATATTTTTACCATAGGATGTGATCAAATGAACACTGAATGTTTCTTCATTCGATGACTTCCCACCGGGCCATATGATTTCTTGCTTCTTCTTCCCATAGAACCATTCCTTAATTTCTGGTTTAGAAACCTCTAAAATATCTATGATGCATAAAATAGCTTCCTGAACGTCATGTTGTTCTCGGGATTTGAATCTTGGGAACTTGGCTCGGAAATGTTCTAAGAGTGTACTGATGTTGACACTTTCTTGCCCCTTGGTCCAGTAGGATTTAACTAGGTTGGAGTAACACTGAGTGAATTCACATTCACCTTCGTATGGGCACCTTAAAAATAGATTGCTCAGTACGGGAATGTACAACAGGCATTGAACGGCTGTGTTGAAATAACAGGTGTTCCCATTATTGTCAAAACCTTTCATTAAACTTTATGCATAAAAAAGGCTTAAGTAAAAGGCGCGTATAATAAATGTTAAGTAAAATGGACACCAAATCTATCACCGAAAAAATCAGGGATGTGTTTGAGGCTCACAAGAATGAAGAGCACATCGAAGTAGAGATTCGTCTTGGGAAGCATAATGGCTCGCTATTTGACACAAACGTTGGAAAAGAGACTTTTGATCGTGTAATGAAAGGTCTCAAGAAGTACAACGGTTGGGAAAGTACAAAAACAACTACAACTGATGTATTTTATGACGACACGAATGGAATTCGTATTTCATCTGACGAAGATACTGGTGAACAGGTCATGGTTCAAAAGATTAAAGTGGTCAAAGAGGACTTCAAGTCTGAACCCCTAGATGTTCGTTTCAGTATTTGTAGGGAAATTCCTACACATGGACAATATGATATGGACCGTAAAAGATCCAAACTTCGTCACTCCTTCATTCGTAAGAACCTAAGCATTGACATGACAGTATCTTCTGGTGACAGTGTTGATATGGACTCAGAGGATGCCTCATCCTATCAGATTGAGCTTGAAATTGTTAAACCCAGTGACGTGGGTTCATACAATGATCTGTTCAATATTCTCCACAAAGTCAATGATCTCTCAAAATTAATCTAAAGTAGTAGTAACATGCTATACTTGGTGATAGGTATCGTCCTTCTATTTTTTCTTTTTGAAAAACGTAAAGTATCCGATGAAGTTGATGTATCGGAATTCTTCTACATAAGTAACGGTATGTCTAAAGATACTTATGTATTGATGCACAAGGATGGTATGACCAAGGAAGAATTAGATAAATTTGTATATATGGAGGATCGTTTTCTTCAATATGAAAAAGATTCAGTGTGTCTAGGTATACCGCAAATAGTCCCAGCTACTCAACTTTCTAATAAAATAAAAGAAGCATTCCCAAAATATAACTTCTCGTACCACACAATACACTTAAAGCAAATAGCAGAACCTAAGAAAAGCATTAATCTAAAGATTAAATGCCCCTAAAGTCTATGGATGAAGCCAGACATCTGGTTGTTGAAAAGCCGGATGGTTCGGTGGCGATAGCATTTAACGAAGAGGTTCCACCACCGGAACCTCCACCACCCCCCGAAATTATACGACCGCGTTTCAGACTTTTACTAGAATATCACCCCGTTGTGCGTGCTCTATCGTATATATTCGTGATCGCATCTGGCATAAATTTGGCTCTTTTCATGAGAACAATAGATATTATCAATTTTGCGTTGATAGTATCTACGACAGGTGCTTTACATAGTGAACATTCAGCATCTATAGGATTTATAGTGTTTCATGGTACGTGTGCGGGAATCACGATAGTACCATTTTGTGTACTTAGAATGTGGGAACAAGCTATTTTCCAGTTTTCAGTCGCTATAGTGTGTCTCACCGCATTTAATACATGCGATCAAACAATACAGCAGTTACCTAATCCCTGAATATGTCACTGTTCAGCATCTTGAAGAGATTCCATAAAAGCATCTTATGTTGTGGACTTTCAACATATTCCCAGTCATCAATTATAGACATGATGAGTTTGTTATCATCAGGCTCATCATTTTTACGAAAACTAAGGGGTGCACGCTCCCCCTCACTCCTAACATTTCTAATGTAATCTGCTACAGTATAAATAATAGAGTCTAAAAGTTCTTCCTTGGCCATATCTAACCAGGAGTCTGTAGGTGTTCCCCATGTCCTTGTGTCGTCGTCCACCCTCACACCGTGATTATAACGTTTCAATCCGAGCTTTAACCGCTCTGTTAATTCCTCTCGAACGCCCATTATTAGTAATATTAGCTATACGCTTTAACCAATTTTTCTTGAATTGAGCCAATTTAGAAGCCGTTATAGACTTTTTCTGATTCTTGAGGTTCATGATATAGTTAACAGCTGCGAGGCGGTACCTGTTCCTCATATTATTCTTAACTCCGTTAATATTGACGAGCTTCTTTTCCAGATCACGGATACGCTCCCTCTTCCATTGTGCGACAAGTCTCTTTTTGATGTTGTCTATATCACGTTTGAAAGGTAGACCCAACTTATTAGTTTTATTCATGTTGCGAATCCTATTCTGAATAGTTTTCACATCCCCGTTAAGGTTGGGTTTGTACCTCTTCATCCATATCTTTCCATACAGTTTATTGAGATCGTTTCGGATAGAGTTTTCATTAAGCCTTCTCTTCATTTCAACATTATTTGTTTTAAGTGCCCGGTTCATGTTCTTCTCAACCTCCTTAGCGGCTCTCTTATTATTTGTAGCCTTTTGCTTTAGAGCCCTAGGGGAAAGTGGCTTTTTTACAGGTTTATTAGCGATGCTGTTTCTAGCCTTTTCTATTAACTTACACAGATCAGCTTTCTTCTCCTTACCGGTTAGTTCTATCTTTAGAAGCTTAGCAATATCTTTGAGTTCCTTTACCTTTTTACCCATACAACTTCCACGACCAATCTTGAATCTTCCATTAGCACCCCTTTTAAGATTTATGTTCTTACCAGTGGTGGTATTTTTGTAGGTGACAGTTCTAACACCCTTCTTGGCTTTGATCTTTTCACAGATTTCATCCTTTTTCATTTGTCTAGTGCCATCAGAAGTCTTTACCCTAAACTGGACGATACCTAACTTTTTAGCCAATTCTACAAGTTCACCTCTACTCATACGTTTGCATGCCGCCATATCAACGTTCACCGCGTTAAGTTGATTTTTGGTTAGTTTATTGGGGGTCGCATTGGCCTTGGCCTTGGGCTTTGCTTTGGCCTTGGGTTTCGCTTTGGCCTTGGGCTTTGCTTTGGTTGTCTTTTTGAGACCTTCACTGAATTCACCAGTGACTTCAATTTCACCATTTCTATCGAGTTGTTTAACGAATCTTGTTCCGAACTCGTAAGCACTTTGAAGAGTTTTTGGATCTTTGGTTCCTAGAATTTGGACATTTCCATTCCTAGTAAGTACAAACTTGTAATCAAATGTGTCAATATAAAGAAATGGTGTAAGTTCGGGTTCATAACTTGCGTTACTCATCCCATACTGTTTATAATTGAGAGCAATACTTCCCAAATTTCTAAACACACCATTGATTCTAAATTTAGCGCTTAAATTGTTATATTCAAATGGACCGTAAAGGAAGGGTTGTTTTTCCGTATAAGTGTTGACCATGAAACGGCGTAAGAGTTCCGCTTGATTGGCGATATTAGAACCAACGAAACCAGCGGAGAAGCGTATCTTACCATTTCTATAGAAATCTAGGGTTCCTCCCTTTGTTTCAATATCATTGGTAATGTTAAACTTGAACTGAACCTTGTTGATGACTTTGGTGGAATTACCTTTTAATCCAAATTCCCTTGTATGTTCAAGCCCAGTTTGCATTTGACCGTAGTAGCCGACAATCTTGGTCGTGTCTAAATAAAGACCTTCACCAATTGGTGTCCTACCAACCGGTGTTTTTAAGAGTAAAGGTTTAAGATCCATCCGAACATTTTTTTGTCCAAAGTCTTTATTAATCATTGCATTGTACATACCTGTATTTAGTTTACTTACTTGAAGTTCAGTTGGTGGTGGAGGGGCAATGTAGTTTAGGTTATTACCAAAGCCTTTTGCGAAATTATTATTGGCTAAAAGGTTAGTATTGATTTCAGGTTTCATCATCTCCTGTTCAGCTAATAAGTTTTCAATCATTTTTTCGTTATTAGAATTCAAGATGACATCATCAAATTCGTTGGATAATGGAGAGTTTTCAAACTGTTTAAAACGACCATATGTTCGGTTATTTACAAGGTTCTTTTGGAGTGTGGGAGGAATCCGTGCCTGTCTGGGAAGTGGTCGTGTAGGGCTACGGAAGAACTGTTGACCTTGCGCTATCCTATTTTCACGAGCTTTTCGCTCTTGGATCATAGCGACGTCTCTTTCTAGACGCCGAGCGAAATTGTCATTCGAATTTGACGCAGAATTGGGACTTTGAAGTTCCACGCCAGAACGACGAACAAATTCTTGAACCGACTGGCTCATATTACTATTGGTCACTATTTTTTTTAATAATCCTCTGTGAATCCGATACTTTCCTCAATCACATCAAGTCCGAATATGACTGGCTGTTTGGGGTAGGTTCTTCCCTTGTATTTAACAATCTCTTCTCGGACTTCAATATCCCTAGAGCTGAATGGTCCTACGTAGAAATCCTGGTTAAATTTAGGTTTACCGAGATTGTTTGCGGAACAATGTTGGTTGAACATCTGCACGAAGATGGTCTGAGGAACACACAGTTCTTCACCATACTTGATAGATGTAGATTCCAGGAAGTTTGTGAGCGTACTCGCAACCATAGCCACTTGCTTCTTGATAATTTCAAAGTACTTCGGAACAACGTTCCAGATATCTCTATCCCTGTATTTGTTAGAATAATCAAGGTATCCACGAACGCACTTGAGGAGGATGATGGGTAGCTCCCTGTTGAGCTTCTCATCTAGCTGAGGATCAGCTTCCCTAACCTGCTTAGTGAAATTCCATGGAAGAATACGACGTAGGATAGAGCCAGAATTATCTTTCCAGTTTGGTACTTCGTTGCCACCCAAAACTCCTGGAACATTCCATTCAATAGATACCGCAGTCTTGTTCTTTACGGCAATAGATACATCTTCACCTGAAACTATAGACTGAAACTCAGCCTGTTCGAGTCCAAGATCCGACTTAATCTCTGGTGCAATGAACATGAAGTTATCCTTGATAGCAGAGAGACCGAACTTCTTTTCAATGTTATTTGCTAGGACACCAACATCCTCACTTTCATAAAACTTCTTGAATACCTTCGTAATTAGGGTACTTTTACCAGACCTCGCAATGCCCTTGAAAAATGGGATAATTTGCCAAGAATCCAGCTCACCAACATCATAACAGAGACGCCCACCCATCACATATGCCCAGTCACATACTTCCTGATCCAATTTCTGATACTTTAGAACCTTGTCGAAGTTTGGTGTCGGGATATCCTGCCACCTCTCCAGGTGTGAGAAGTCGTCAAACTGTTGATCAAAATACTTACAAGAAACGATAGTTGGATCTAGACACGCAAAGTCTGAGCTCTCATATGGGTAGAAACGACAGTCATACACACCACGATCCGGAATCCATTCCTTACCAACAAAGAGACCGTTTTTGAAAGACCATACATGTCTTCTCTTACTTATCTCAGGGAACTGCTGATCTTTGCATTTGGATACATGGTCAATAACCTCACGGAAAATACTTCCCTTACTTGTAAAGTTTTTCCAGTTTGTAAATGATGAATCCTTTTGAGCAATTGAATACACAAACTGATCTATAGGAAAAATTGGATTCCAAGCTCTAGTTCTGTACCCCTCAATAGTCTTGATTTCTTCACAACAATGTCCCTTGTATCTACGATACCCACACTTATAGGTTTCTTCTAAAGTGTACAGAAGACATTTCTGATACGGTGAAATACTTTCAATTTCTTCGTCATCCATAGCAGAAGGATCTGAAAACTTTGGAAACTGGGGCTGAACAGTTGGAGTACTTACACGTTCATAGGAGATGTAGTGACGTCGGATATTTTCATACCCATCCTCAATGTGTAGAATGATATTAGCAATACGCTTATCTAGACTAAGACCCAATTCATCAGACAGACTATCGTCATCCTTTGTATCACCATTTTTCATTTTCTCCTTTTTCATCTTGTTCATATGATTCCTTAACTCTACAGCGAAGTCAAGGTTCTTTTTTCTTATAGTCTTGATAGCTACCAAATCTATATCATTGATTGATACAGCCCCATATTCATTGAAGCAATTATTTGAAATGTACTGGTTGTATCCCAGCATCTGGTGACTAAGAAAGTCTTTTTCATGGAGTCCCCACGCATTCTCTAAATTTGATAAGAGGCGTGTACCCTGATCCTCATTCATCGACCGAATTTGCTGATTATGAAGCTCTGCCAAAGCTTCATACTTGTTGGGTTCCTTGTCGATGAAGTGGGTATTTTCCATATTAATGATACTACAGGTTTTTCTTTTAATTAGTTTTCAGAGATTGAAGTTGAGCTAAAATTTTCACTAAAATTTTATTTTGGACTTGGATCTGACTAGAAATTCCAACCAGAGCACTGCACACAGTGTCACCCTCATCGGTCGCGAACAGAGAACCGAGAAGCTCGGGTAAATCAATTTCCTCATCCTCACCAGGATCTATGATACTGTCAGTCTCAATTTCAATCTCGGATTCGGTATCCAAAATTTCACCATCTTCAATTTCATCAGGCTGTGTGGACATTTGTAGTAGACTGAGAAATTCTGGATCGCGAAATTTCGCATTTCCCCAAAATTATTTTCTCTGCTTATAGTACAACAACTCTCAAAATGGCTGGCGGTCTTATGCAACTCGTCGCTTACGGTGCCCAGGATGTCTACCTTACCGGTAACCCTGAGGTAACTTTTTTCCAGGCTAAATACAAGCGCCACACTAACTTCGCGATGGAGAACATCGAGCAGACCGTGAACGGTACCGCCGCTGACTCCGGCCGCGTGTCCGTCACTGTTGCCCGCAACGGTGATCTCGTCGGCGACATGTACGTCGAACTCAAGGTCAAGGCCTCCGGCATTGACGAGGCTGGTGCCTGCTGGGTCGCTGAGCGTGCGATCAACAACGTAGAATTATCGATCGGGGGACAAAGAATTGACAAACAGTACCAGAAGTGGTGGCGTCTGTACACCGAGCTTTACCTCGATGACTCGAAGAAGGCTACTTACGGTAAGATGACATCCGGTATTTCCGGCAAGACTGTCTATTTGCCCCTATACTTCTTTTTCAACAGGAACCCTGGACTCTATTTGCCACTCATTGCATTGCAGTATCATGAGGTCAGGCTGGATTTCGATTTATCGGCGCACTTCGATGAGTGGCTCGACACCTCCACCTTCAAGGTCTGGGCCAACTACATCTACCTTGACACTGAGGAGCGTCGCCGATTCGCCCAGAAGGGTCACGAGTACCTCATCGAGCAGTGCCAGCACACCGGCGCTGACACCGTTGACTCTGGCTCCACCAAGCAGGTCCGCCTCTCCTACAACCACCCCGTTAAGGAGCTTGTGTGGTGCTTCTCCAACACCCTCACCCAGAACTCCATGTTCAACTTCACCACCGAGTCCAACGACGCGGATGTCAAGCTTCACACCGCCCCCGCCGCGGCTACCTCCAACGCCCTCGTCTCCCTCTCCACTTATGGTTCCCCCATGCTTGGTCTCGGTGAGCTCGGCGGTACCTCCCTCTTCACTGAGGATTCCGTTGGTCCCCTCAACACCTTCAAGCTTGTGCTTAACGGCCAGGACCGTTTCAAGGAGCAGAAGGGCAAGTACTTCAACCAGGTGCAGCCCTTCCAGCACCACACTGGCTCCCCCTACGCCGGTGTCTACGCGTACTCCTTCGCGCTCAAGCCCGAGGAGCACCAGCCTACCGGCACTTGCAACTTCTCGCGCATTGATAACGCGCAGGTTGCTGTCACTATGAACACCGCCCAGGATGCCACCACCATGCACATGTTCGCCACTAACTACAACGTCCTTCGTATCCAGTCGGGTATGGGTGGCCTCGCTTTCTCCAACTAAATACTCATACGAAGTATTTTAGTAAATAATTAAATAAAACTTCATTTTTAAAATGCACAGTACCAATGCTGTTTAAAAATGATTAGAGATATACGTATATCTATATGTATATGCGCAAATATACACGTGCCGAACTACTTACTACACTGAAAATGATGTTGGACAGTGTAGAAAATAACCCTGATACGGAACTTAATAGAACTATGGCAATCGCCATGTTTGAGGTTATACTCAGATATTACAATCTTTTCACACAGGGACAAGGTGATAAGAAATTCATTCAGACATGTTATAATAAGGCAAAACAAGGCGTTAAAAGTGATCACAAATTTGCGAAGTATGTTGTTAAATTTGAGGAACTTACTAGGCCGCCACCTTTGCGCCGATCGGCGCGGCTAGCAAATAAGCGTACTTAAACGCAAGCCTCTCATTCTAGATAATGTTACTACGAAGAATCTATGATCTTATCACGAAAGTGGAAAAACCCAAGTTAGGTCGATGGTCTCTAAAGACATGTAATGAAATGGCGGCTTCTATAAACTCCGTGTACCAGAACAGAGATCACTGTGGTGATACGATATGTAAAACACCAAAAAAAGCTTCGGAGTATCCGGATAAGTCTAAATAATCATTTTTAAAACGCATATTCTATACGAGTTTTAAAAGAATTTTTAAAATTAGACGTTTTTAGCACGAGGGCGACGACGAGATATTTTGGTTTGTGATCTATATTTAGATGATCTTGATTTCCACCACCTGTATCCACCGAAACTAACTGAGATCATAGATACACAACATAAACAACACAGTACTAGGAGAATGATCAATGGAATCATTTCTCCTATTGCCTCTTCATTTTCGGCGTTAGTTATGTCATCCCCACACATTCGTGTGAAGGTTTCATCTGTATTGAGCCTGGCCTTTTCTGCGTTAGATGCATCTTCACTCACCTTTACATCCCTACACACGCGTTTAGGAAACTTTTTGTCCTTGGGTATCCTAGGTAGTGACTGGACATACTCCTTAGGTAGTGGTATAGGTAAAGCCAAAGCTTTAGACACTATATCCATCTTACTTTATGACAACAATTTATTTATCACCGACTACACTGGTGTTCCTGGTGCGGTTTCTGAGAGTCGTGACCTTGGAAGGCTGTTGGATATGGTTTGGTACGAGGTTATCCTCCCAATCCCAAAATACAAAGTCACCCACAGGAATCTTGTGATCATTTGTGACTAAGCAGCACACAACCTTGGCCACCTTATCAGTGGGTTCAGCCTTGGAGAAGTTGCGAACCTGTTTGTATACATTACCATCCTTCACGTAGTGAGAACCAGTTACGTGAATGTCCCCAATCTTGTAGTAAGGATCATTGTGATTCCTAATGTTCATGGTGGCCTCAACTATGCTTCCATTTATGAGAACATCACCAAGTTCAAGATTCTTCATTTGGCGGGTGGTACCATTCTTAAGTTGAATGGCGGTTTCGGGGGCGAAACACCTAAATCCGCGGCGTCTGAACCTACGCCTGAACTTACGCCCGAAACGCCCCATTTTCCCAAAACGGCGGGGGCGGAATCTACGGCGACGGAAGCGGAGCTTCCTTTTCATTCGAGCCCTTAACCTCGCCATACGTCCACGTCCTCTTCCTCTTCCTCTTGGGCGGCGACCCCTAGGCCGTCTGGGCCGTCTGGGCCGTCTGGGGCGTCCACGTCCACGTCCACGCTTCTTCTTTTTACCAAAGAGGCGCTTTCTCATTGCGAATACTGCACCACCTATGGATGAAGAACAGCAGCACGCTATAAGCGCCGCTATTAACATTGTGTTATCACCACCACCTTGATTTGGTAATGGTATTGGTGCGCTCATTATGTATTAGGTCAATATTATAAATTGACCTTCTGGTCTTCCCAATCCCAAAACATGTGTTCACCTACTGGTATTCTATGGTCGTTTGTGATTACACAACTGACTACATCATCAACTGTATCTGTAGCTCTAGACTCTTTGAATTTTTCGACTCTTACGTATTTATTAGAATCTCTTATGTAGTGCGACCCAGTTACGAGTATGTCAGTATCCAGTTCTTTACTGTGAATGCGGTAGTATTTATCTCCTTCATTTCGTATTTGCATAGTGGCATTTACAATGCTACCATTTGTAAGAACATCACCAAGCTTCAAATCTTTTATAGGGACTGTGTTACCATCTAGAAGTTTTATAGGTGTCTCGGGAGAGAAACAGCGGCGGCCACGCCTACGCCCAGTCTTCCCACCGCGTCTACGTCTACGCCCAGTTTTTCCACCACGCCTACGCCTACGTCTGAAAGCTCGTTTAAACCTACGGAATCTAGGCTTTCTGAAGACCCTCTTAATCCTACGCCCAATCCTACGGAATCTAGGTTTTCTAATTCTCCTAAAAGTTCTACGAATTCTACGAGGCCTTCTACGAATTCGCTTTGCTCTAGCAGCGGCAGCTCTCTGTTGGGCTCTCCTTCTAGCAGCGGCAGCTCTTTGACGGGCAGCCGCTTGTTCTCTACGTCTCCGTTCAGCTTGACGCCTAGCAGCGGCAGCCCTCCTTCTAGCGGCGGCGGCTTCTCTAGCTCTTCTAGCGGCGGCAGCGGCAGCTGCAGCTTTTCTTTTTGCTTCGGCAGTAGCGGCAGCATCAGCTTGCCTTTTCTTAATAAAGGCAAATGCTCCACCCCCACCCAAAAGACTTACTGATGAGGAAGACGCTGAGGCGGCGCTCGCCATCATCATCATCATTGCCATAGCCATATTGGATGATCTCTTATTGTACGTTTAGAAGATTATCTTCCCAATCCCAAAACACGTGCTCACCTATAGGTATTTTATGATCATCTGTAATTAAACAGTTGACAACACTATCTGATGTGTCTGTAATTTTAGCTTCTGGGAAATTTTTGACTTGTACATAGTCATCACCGTGTTTCACATAATGTGTTCCGGTGACATATATATGTTTATCAAGATTTAACGAATATATTTTATAGTATGGCTCATTTTGGATCTTGATTCTCATTACAGCAGTTACAGTGCTACCATTTATGAGAACGTCACCAAGTTCCACATCCTTCATATGAATGATATCTCCATTTTGAAGTTTTATGGGTGTTTGGGGTGAGAAACAACCTCCACCACCTCCACCTCCACCGCCTCCACGTCTGTAACGTCTTCTTTTAAACCTATCTCTCCAACGACGTATTTTTCTTACAGGTGAACGTCTTCTAAATGTTTTAGGTTTACGATATCCATATACTTTTGCTACCTGTTGAGCATATGTTAGTTTCTTAACTTTTGGTTTAGGTTTAGGTCTTCTAATTGCTCGCCCGGATCTACGGCGTCTAAATCTAGGGCGTCTAAATCTAGGACGCCTGAACCTACGGCGTCTAAATCTAGGACGTCTGAACCTACGGCGTCTAAATCTAGGACGCCTGAACCTACGACCTCTAAATACCGAGGGCCTTCTAAAAAACCTGGAGGGTCTAGGGCGTTGTGGTTTTGCGACATCCTTTTGTACTCGTTTTTTACGAAGATAGAGAAAGGCTGCTCCACCAGCTGATGATAGCGAAGAGGATAAACCCGCCGCTATCATTGCGATCATCGCCATGATGAATGCTTATTATATACATACAAAATTACTGAGCAACTGTTTTACGGTGACGTATTTTCTTAATTATGGCATCAACGTTTGTCTTGGTTGGGATGAGATTATCTTCCCAATCCCAAAACACCATATTACCCACAGGGATCTTGTGATCACTCGTCACTAAGCAACTGACAACATCATCAATCTTGTCAGTGGGTTTGGCGTTAGGTAAGTTCTTGACTTGGACGTACTTCACACCATCTTGGATGTAGTGTTTTCCTGTAACATAAATGTCTCTCTTGAGTTCGGGTGAGTAGATTTTATAGTAGGGATCGTTATAGTTCTTAATCTTCATGACTGCATCTACGACGCTACCATTAATTAGGGTATCACCTAACTTTAGGTTTTTGATCAATACCATCTTACCGTTTCGAAGTTGAATGGGAGTCTCGGGGGAAAAGCAACGGAAAACCCGCTTAAATTTACGGAAGCCTTTGCGACGGTTTCTGAAAACGTTTATTTTTCTTGTAAATCTCGCCACACCTTGACGCTTTTTGAAAGGGTTAAGTGCTTTTAACGGGTTTAATTTACCTAACATACCACCGAAAAATGCAGCCACTCGACTCCAAAAGAAAACTGCTGCCAATACCGGACTACTCACAGATGATGAACAAGAAGATGCCATACTAGACATCATGAGTAGGGGCATCATATTAGCAGCCATATTGACTACACTCTACTTTAATCTCACAATTTTTTTTAGGTCTATTTGTTTTAATTGGAATAAGATTATCTTCCCAATCCCAAAACATTTCCTTCCCGACTGGGATCTTATGATCGTTTGTGACAAGGCAACTGACGACATCATCAATCTTTTCGGTGCGCTCAGCAGTTGGTAAGTTCTTAACTTGGACGTACTTGGTACCATGCTTTACGTAGTGAGACCCCGTAACATGAATGTCACCAATCTTATAGTAAGGATCATTATAGTTCTTAATTCGCATGACCGCCTCCACAATACTACCATTGACCAATGTATCACCTAACTTCAAGTTCTTAATCATCGCAGTTTTACCATTTTCAAGTTGAATGGGGGTTTCGGGAGCAAAGCAACGGAACCTAGGACGCCTGAACCTAGGACGCCTGATCCTAATACGCCTGAACCTAGGACGCCTGAACGCCCTCTTAAATCTACGGAAACCGGCACGGCGTTTCTTGAAAAACTTTTTCGCCCCTCTTCCAACCTTCTTGAAACCTCGTCCAACAGCCCTAACACCCTTTTTACCCACACCAACGACAGCTCCAACACCCTTTTTCGCCAATCCACCAACTTTACCGACAGCCTTGAAAGGATTTAATTTACCTAGCAGTCCACCGAAAAATGCAGCCACTCGACTCCAAAAGAACACTATAGCCACTAAGGGACTACTCACAGATGACGAACAAGAAGATGCCATACTAGACATCATGAGTAGGGGCATCATATTAGCCGCCATCTTTCTACCCTTTATTATATTCTACTGAGAAAAAAGTACATAAAAGTATAAGACATAAATAGGATATGTATGAGATTTACACAGATGGAAGTTGCCTCGGGAACCCTGGTCGTGGTGGCTGGGCTGCTATAAGTAAAGACTTCAAGATATGTGGAGCACAACCGAATACCACAAATAATATCATGGAAATGACAGCTATTTTGCGAGCTCTCGAGCAGGTCCGACAGATGAATGAAAAATCTGTGCGTATTTTCACGGATAGTAATTATACGAAACAAGGAATAACCTCCTGGATTCACAACTGGAAGAAGAATGGTTGGAAGACTTCTTCGGGTGGTGATGTTAAGAATAGAGAATTATGGATTGAATTAGACAAAATAAGAGACTGTTTTATTATGATAGAGTGGAGATGGGTCAAGGCACATAATGGAGACCCCAAAAATGAAGAGGTTGATAAATTAGCCAGGGAATGTGCGAAAAATTTATCCGTATAATCTAAGTCCATGAGTGTTCAAAAGAAAGACGAACACTGTGAATGGTGTGAAAAACAAGAAAAGTTGCTTATAAAATGGGCAGAGAAGGCGGCTGGATACCGCTGGTTGCATAATCACGCACGCCTATTTTACAAGAAACAGAATGATTGGTTGTCTTACCCTAGTATAGTCATAGCAAGTATAACAGGTGTTGGTGGTTTTGCCGTCCTAAATCCGAGTGGTAATGAAGATGTGTCACCACAGACGAAGAATAACATAATGATCATCCAGTATTTCTTTGCATTCCTAAATGTTTTGGGTGGAATTTTGACGAGTATCTCAAAGTTTAGTCAGTCTCTACCTCTATCTGAGTCACATTCAGCGATGTGTGTACAGTGGTCTAAGTTCTATAGATCTATTGATATGGAAATATCACTTGATGTGAAACACCGTTCAGAAGTTGTCGAGTTTCTTATGAAGTCTCGAGAAGAATATGATAAACTCCTAGACGATGCTCCGGATATACCAGCTATATCGATTCAGGCATTCATGGTTCAATTTCCCGAGAAAGAGAACAAGCCAGATGTATGTAACGGATTGTCGATTGTTGTAAGTGATGATGCAGCATCTATAGGGTCACGACAGCGTTCAGTATCTAGATGGCTCGGTGCTTTCAAAAATGTAAAGATGGATAACAGGAGAAAGAGTCGTGACATTGAGATGGATGAACTACAAAGACTTGAATCAGTATAAATAAAAATCTAGATTAACTATAAATGCAACGATTACCCGCGGTCTTCCTCATCACATTGGTGTTTGGACTCTTTTATTTTTTGATTGATAAAATGAACCCCAAATCATTTGGTTTCAAGACTATGCTTGATCCTTTTTATTTCAGTTTCACTACGATGTCGACCGTTGGTTACGGTGATTACTCACCAAAGACGGATATGGCCAAGATGCTTGTTATGGTTCACCAGGGCCTCCTCATTGGTGAGATTATTAGTCTTTTAGGTCTTGAATCTAACTCCAGTATGTCTAACCGCATGGCTCAGTTAAAGAACATGGTACCTCCTATACCCTCTAAGATGGCTTAAACAGTACAAGATTTATCAGCGAACAGCGCATAAAAAGCGGTTGCTGCTACCGTAGTAGTTACCAAAAGATTCTTATGTTGAGGTAAAAATGCCATAGACACTATAAGTAGGCACAGTATGTAAATGTACACAAACTGTGCGTATTCAGTGATAGCTCTAGAGTAGCGATTCAGACCTGGTGAACCTGGGTAGGATACAAATGGTGCGTTTGATTCATTATTTACTTGAGTTGGTTTAAAGTTCTCAAAAATAACGTTACTCTCATCCACCTTAATGTCGTGACGACTTCTACACAGTGTATTGAAATTTAACTGATCATCTTTACACTTAGTTTTGGCTTCAGCTTCAAGGAACTCTAAAAGTTCTTTAGCATATCCCATATACATTCCAGCATTAGCGGTACCACTTCCCTTACATGTACCAAAAATAAGGCTCGTGATAAACTTACCACTTATATTGGGATCACTGGAAAGTAGAATCTTACAATTAAACTGTTTGAAAAGTTCTACGACATTACTTGGATCCTTGTTAATCTTGGTATCGAAACCATCTAAAAATATCACGATATCCGTGGCGCTCTTAGTCTTTAGGTAGTCTAAGACACCCTTTGTCTTGTCAGAAAACCCTTTCCATTCTGTACCCCATCCCAAAACCTTGACTGGAACATTAAACTCATTGTTCGTCAGTTCCTCAAATAAGCCATGTGATTTATTGGCATATGTCACTATCTCGTAGGACATTTGATATATGCTGATATTAAAATTCAACCCACTTAAAGTCAAGGCTCCTAAATAATATGTGGGAAGGAGTCCCACCGTTATACAAGATGATTAGTAACATAATCAAATTGCACCGTTCCTATAGCTCAGTTGGTTAGAGCGTGGTGCTTATAACGCCAAAGTCACGGGTTCGAGCCCCGTTAGGAACACTCCTTTTAGAATGATTGTCCTCATTGTAAAAAGTGTGTGAATTATTTAATACCCAGGTTTAAGATCATCGGGTGTGGCATCTGGAAAGACGCGTGAGAAAAACAAAGGTCTTCCATGTTCACTGTGTCCTATCGTACTTTTATGAGTTCTGTCTACGTGCATAAACTTACTCAAGTCTTTGTAATAGACCCTAGCTCCCCTTGAAATAAGATCTTCGTGTTTCATATCCACATGATTATCCATCGGAAAGAAAAATCGCTTGTACCACGCCATATTATTCACGTTAATTAAGTAGCATTTTGTACTAGAAATCCACTTCACCTTCTCTAGAGTTCCCTCCATTTTATCGGGAAGTCTAGATAAACAATGGAAGAAACACATATCAAAGTCATCCCCCTTCTCATTGATAACTGATTGGATCTCATCGTATACCTTATTGGAGTCTATGACTACATTATCCTCAAAGATGACTGCGTATTTTAAACCTTGGTTTATACATTTCTCATAGAACTTCATGTGTCCCATGAAGCAGCCAATAGCTCCCAAGTTGAAGTAAGTTATATCGGGGCGTTTAACATCTGGATCATTATACATCTCTACAGCCTTCTCAAAGTAATCTGGGTCTACATGCTCACGATACTTTTCAGCTAATTTTGGGGTTCTAGTATCTTTACCGTATATGATTTCCAGTGGTATCTTTTTGTCAATGCTACGAATGAATTTTTCGCTTCTCGCAGGTTCATTTTTCATAGCCAATAAAAAACATTTGAAATCATACTTTTCAAACTTTTTTCGTTTCGTGTACCCAAGTAACAAGCATACGATCACAAAAAGTATAACATAAACAATCATATTACTTAAACGGGAGAAAATATATACAAATAAGAATGAACGCCATAGATGTATGTGGTCTGTTGGGATCCGCTTTCATCGTTGTTATGTTCATACCTGAAATTAAGCATGTGTACAAACACAAAGATGCAAAAGCTATAAATTACCACTTCCTACATTTGAACTTGGCTGCGAGTGTTCTGTCCCTCGTATACTCATTCTATTATAATGTCGTGCCTATGACCATTACAAATGTTGCCGCGGGTCTTTTCACCTTTCTCATGTACTACTTTAAATATATATACGAGGTTAAAGAAAAGAATCAAATTACTGATATAGTAGCCGAGGCTCCGGCTCCTATGGTGTAGTTGGTCAACACTGTGGACTTTGAATCCACCACCCCAAGTTCGAATCTTGGTGGGAGCTCGTTTGGGTGGAGGGAAGGGCTGGTGTCCCAGTATAAGGGCAAACCCAATTGTAATGGGGGCATTGGCATTGCACAAACCTAACCTGAAATCCTAACCACGTGGATAGACATAGATGGAGCCGACGGGGTGAGGAACCCTGGGGAGCCCTCTCTGTCATGTTGTATTCACAAACCGGATCATATGTGGGAGACTCATAAGACTGTTCACCTTAAGAGGCTCCCAGAACAAGCATATGTGATGGACCCTTACCCTCTCTTAGCTCAGTTGGTAGAGCAGTGGACTGTAGTTCCAAGGGTCACCTGTTCAAATCAGGTAGAGAGGACCATTCCTTCTTAGCTCAGTTGGTAGAGCGACAGGCTGTTAACCTGTAGGTCGTCGGTTCAAACCCGGCAGAAGGAGAACTGTTGTTTTTACAATGTGTTATATCCACATTGTAAAAATAACTTAAAAGTATAGTTTTAAACATTAGTAATGACGAGTCTAGCGAATGTTCTAATTTCACCTATCATCTCTATCAAGAAAAGATTTAATCATCGTCTATCTTCATCTACTTTAGATGCCCCACCACCACCGGTTGATACCACGAAACAGTGGGATTTTGGTAGTTACTGTTGGAAAGTTACAGTGACGTCCAAAGATAGGGAAAGTGGCAAACTCGATAAAACCTTCATTGGATACAGTCAAAACATGAATATCGCAGAGAGGACCAAAGGTGCTTGTGATAGATTTAAGAAATCTGGAACGGTGTGCGGAGAACCAGAGTTGGCTATGAAAGGTGGTGAATGTGATGAAGTCATCTTTATGAAAAAGACCCCTGATGGTCCACTTATTCCAGTTAGTGTCTCACCCTTTTAAAAATTTTCACTTTGCTTATCTGCACCTATATACACCGGAGGTGCTTCAAGTATCTCAAGTTCAAGTTTACCTTCTTGAGTTTGAGATGGTTTTACGTACGCTATTCGACAATCATTCGCGCGGAGGACAGGGTTTCCTGTCTGAACTGGTACAACAACAGGTTTACAAAGAAGGGCGAACATTTAATGTATGATAATATTTAAACTTCTTCGATTCCACCGATGTATTTAACATTTTTATTAATTTTACGTAATAAATTCTTGTTTTCTAGGTACGCCATGTGCGTACCCGAGACGTAAATACATTCTTTCGTGATATTAATCGCCATATATTGAGTGCTATTTTTAAAACAGAGTTCTGATCTAGAATGTATACGATCCGGGGTATCTATCATACAATCAAGTACAACGTCCAATGGACCCATATATTCTACAATTGATTCTAAAGTTTTTTCGGGATCTTTAGCCTTCATCGGGAGTATTGTAATTATTTGACGTGGTCTATCCATGTCAGAGACCATCGATTTTGCATTTTTATAGTTAGTTGACACATAAAACTGTTTAGTTTGATTAAAATCAGCTCCCATTTTGGCTCCTATTTTCTGTAAAATACTTGGTAAAACGATTCCAATTGACATTATACATTTTCAACGATTATACGTTTTAACCTCATTCCACCCTTGGATACTTATATCACTCTCTTCACACCAAGGATAAATAACGTGTTCATCTCCAATAAAATTGAGAGCTCGGACATTATTTTCAATACATTTATCACATATGGCTTTATTGTCGTCTATGATAAGGCCTATATTCAAGGCTCGGCAAATATCTGCCTTGTGTATCTCATTTGGTGTATAACTATTTGTGAGTATGACATCATCGAATACACCTGGAAAGTATGTATCTATCCACGCTTCAGTTTCTTCTCGAACAACATCTTGGCGTCCAGTGAGTACATACATTTTATCATAACGCTCTTTGAGATTGAACATAGCTTTTTGAGATCCTCGAATAGGTGTGAGATTCATGAAGTCTTTGGATTGGTAAAATTCGTGGACCATTTTTTGTGAAGTTGGTTCATCTACTTCAAATATTTCACGGTACACATATCTATATTTGGGTTTACTCCATATTTTGTGAACTTGGCGGTGATGGTTTGCCATGGGAAAGAGGAATTTTACTAAGACTTCATCGATATCAATTGCGACCCTGTTCATTTATTTATTACAAACATTATTCATAATCTCTAACTACCACACCAACGGGAAAACGTGGGACACCGAGAGCAGTAAGGTTTTGGAAGCGCACAGTGAGCATCTTTCCCATAAATTTCTCACGATTCTTGTAATCCTCCTCACGTTGGATGATGGTACCCTCAGGTCTGACTGTAAATTCCCGATCATCTTGGGTTTTACAGACCCAAACAACCGCGTCTGCGTCGCGACCGTGACCTGTCTTGGCACCAATGATTTCATATTCCTCGGTCTGGAAATCCTTGTGCTTGAGGAGGTAGTTGCTTCTCTGACCAACCTCGTAGACACTGAAGCGGTCACGGATCATGGTACCTTCATGTCCTTCTTCAACATGCTTTTGATGCATGAGAGGAAGATCCTTCTTTGATTTTACGAGTGTTGTTTTCACATATTCGTAATGAGGATTGTAGACAGAATCCTTGACATACTCCCAGCGTTGCTCGAAGGTCATCTTATCCCTGGCAAGGGCTTCAGCTTTGAGATCAAAGAAATCAAACACGTGGAACTTGAGCTTCAGGGGGTCAGTCTTGAAAGTACTCGTGAGTTCCTCAAAGTTGAGGTTAGGGTCAAACGCTTCACCATCAACGTATTGACCCGGCTCAAGACCCTTACCAAGAACCTCGGTTCCTGGGATAATCTTCCCAGTTCTTGAGATGCCACCATCTTTGGAGACAAGTAGGCGAACACCATCAAGTTTGGGTTGAACGTAGAACGGCTCAGAGATGTATTTCTGGCGATCTTCCCACTTGTTGGCGAGCATAGGCAACACTTGGTTACACTTGGTATGCTCATTGTTCCACATGGTTTGAGCTCTTTTGAGAGCCTTTTCGTAACCAGTTTTGACATTGGTTCGTGATTCAGAAAACTTGTCACTCCCAACAATGCCAGAGATCTTCACGATGTCTGCAGTTCCATCCTTCAAGTCCTCAACTTTGATGTCAATGTAGCGGTCGCGATTGTGCTTGTCTTGTTTGATAAGGCGTTCCATTGTACGATAATAAAATATCAGTTTTAAGTAGATGTCGGATTTACCGGTTGTAAATTATGGTAGAATGGAACGACTTAGGCCTCCAGAAAGCACATTCATCCCATTGAATGCAAACACTTTCTGTATAATTTTCATTTTTTTGTGTATTTTGGGGTTGTATAAACGTCACACGACTATTACTCAATCTCGGAAACGATTCCATACTTGAGACATTTGTCTGGGGGTAAATAGATATCCTTTTTCATTAAGGACTTGAATTTGGCTTCAGGAATCTTCGTCTTAGAGAGATACATATCCTTGAGCATTTTCATAAGTTTATCTGTTGACTTCAATTCATGTTTGAGATCATTGAAGCTACCCCACATTTCTGTACTAATTTGGTGGATGAGAAGGTATGCATTCTTCCCCATTCGCCTTTCAGAACCTCCGAGAAGTACAAAGGTTGCTGCACTACAGCAGGCTCCTTGGGCTATAGTGACTACTTTCACTCTCGACCGTTCAAGAACATTCATCATGTTTAGACCAGCGTATACATCACCACCTTCACTCATGATATGAACACGGATCATTGGCTCGTACCCAACAAGTTCTGCCATCTTCTTTAGGAGTTCTATTTCAAGCTTCTTGAACTTCTCGACAAACTCGAGAGTATTTTCCCTGTCTACATCCCCATAGAACAACAACTCGTTACCAATAACTTTGATACAGTCATTCTCCTCTTGTTCCTTCGTTTCATCTTCGGTCGTAGGCATTCTTCAAGGCTTTCTTTACTCTTGTTACGTCCTTTGATTTTAAGCCATTTCCGACAGCAAGATGATTGATGACGTCAAAATCTTGAGGGGTTATTTTATACTCAAGTAGGGGTTCTAAATCCCCGTTTTCCGCATACTTCTTTAATAGGCACAATTCTTCAACCCCCAACCCCATTCTTGATTTTTTATGAATTTCGGAGAATTTTTGTTTCCTCATTTTGTAGTTTCCTAACTTAGTCCAACACGAGCCAGGTCGTATCTTATCTCGGTTCAAAGGTTCTCCTAGAGCCGACTTGGGTACGGTTAACGCGTGTAACACAAAGTATTGCATTAAGTTCCAGTTACCTGACTGGTATATATACGTATCAAAAACATCTGCGTGAGAAAACGAGTTTGTACACTCCAGTACATCCACACCCTCTGAGTCGATGTAGTTTTCTTGAAAGATGTCCCACATGTGACCATGTTCAGCTATAGAGTCTAAAATTTCTAAAGGTCCTGGATCACTCAAAATGTCAGCTATAAACTCTTTAGGGGTTTTAAACTCATCCATTTCATCATAACCTTCCAAGTATGTGAAGAAATTGCGAATATTTCCTTGAGATCTAACTGCTGCTTCATATGCCTCCCTCCCCTGATTATCAGTCAGGGAAAGTAAAACATCGGGTTTGTGTTTAGGAATTATAACAGTTTCAAAGTTTGGATACATACACATAGTAGTTGTTGTCACAATCAAAGATCCTCGTGTAAGTTTATTACCATCTGAAACTTGTTCTATGATGGGTTTGAAAACACTATCGTAATTATCTATGAATACATGTTTTGTTGATGGTTTAATAAATGGTAAAAAATGTGAATCACGTTTTAAATGGTGGGGTAGCAACTCTATATGATTTGTATCTTCTAGAACTCTTTCTAATATAAACGATTTACCCACACCGATTGGACCACATATAAACACATTTTTACCTTCGCGAATATATCTACGAATCAGATTTATTCGCTTTTCATGGATTGTAGCTACAACCGGTCTTTTTTTTTGCTCGACTATTTTAATGAAGGAATCCATCGATGATCTTACTAATCAGGCCATAGATTTGGTACTCAAAAATGACGCACTACATGATAGAATCGTAAAACCTTTAAGAAGGAAAATTTTACCATTCATTGTATCCACAATCCTTACCAATCTATTGATGTTTATTCTTTTGGCGTACCTTGTTCGACGTCTATCTCTTCTTCCTCTTCAATCTCAACTTCTTCCTCCTCCCCTTCTTCCTCTTCCTCCTCAGTAGGTGAAAGCATTCTACCAATCTTCTCAAATGGAGTATCTTCGGTCATAGCCCGTATAGGTGTAGTAGTCTTAGGAGGCTTTAAGAATGGGATTGGTCGCACATCTAGAATTTCTGGTTTGGTAAATATACCATCAATTGGGTAGTCTTTCTCAAAGTTGAGCAGAATGTGCTTGGGTATAGGTGGCGATTGTTCAAGTAGACTGTCGTACGTAGTTTTACACTCTTCGACGAATTTGAGACCCTCTTTCTTACGTTCATCGCGGGGTAAAGCCAATTGTAACCTAATGTTACGTGATAGAGAACCATGACCTAACGCAGCTGTACGATGGTTTTCCATGAGTTCTTGGATTTTCAAGAACTGCATGATCGTGGCTATGAGACCAGCAATGAGGTTCAATCCACCAATTATAGACGGTGCCGCAGGTTGAATACTTGGTGGTAATGTGGACTGGGCAAAATTAGCCGTTCCCGTTATTGTTGAAAGTACAATAACCGGTAAATTGAAACGGAGAGACAATTTTTTGAACATAAGAAACGCTCGATGGTGCATATACCTGTAACACGCAGAGGACTCACCCCATTGGCGAAGTATATTTTCGTGATACTCGTTCCACGTTTCTTCCATATTAATTTCTTCGCTCATCTTATATTAAGGATGAATATTATATTTGTGATTCATCTTATTTTTCTTATAGCTATCCTAGTTGTACCCTTTACCAATGACAGGAGAAGTTTAGAATTTTACTCTATTTTAATTCCCTTTATTTTTTATCATTGGAGTGTAAATGATGACACATGTGCACTGACTCAAGCAGAAATGGCTATTACGGGGCAAGCGAAGGAAGAGACTTTTATGGGTAGGGTTGTGGGTCCTATCTATAAAATGGAAGAGAACGAAATAAACCATCTCACAAAGACTGTGTTCTTTGTCCTTTGGGGTATAGTTCAATATCGTCTAGGTCACTTCGATAACATAATCAGAGATGTATTCAAGGTTTGGGATGGTAAGAAAATTACATTTGGAAAGGTGTAATTACTTACCGTTCTTAATTAGCTCACGAACACGTTTCACAAACTGTTTATTGCGCTTGATCTTGGGATCCGCTTTAATGATACGGAGAAGAGCCGCAGAAGGTATCCTAGGTGAATTACCCTTGGGCTTAGGAGTCGCCTTTAACTTTTTACGCGCATCCTGAAGTTGCTTAGCACTCGGCATTTATTATGTGCACAGATTATTTTCAAAATAAATTGTCCACATCATATAATGGATACCAAAATTGAAGAAGAAATTGGTCGTCTCGAGAAGATAGTAGAGGAAAAGTTTACCACATTTAACGAAGAAAAGGACTTGCTTTCTGTTAAGATACATGAGATCCAAAAGGATATTGATCAGGGGCGATCCAAAACTCCTCGTGTAGAACTTTATAAACATCAAGATGATATCAAAAAGGAAATCAAAAGCTTAACACAATCGTTTATGAGTGACCGTGATTCAATTTACTATAAAATAACTCGTCTCGAGGAAACAAAGAAGAAAATTGAAGACAATGCTCGCCTCAGTAAAGAGTCAATTGATCATAACCTGAAAAATATTCAGGATTTCATTGACCGTGGAAACACGAATGAAATGTTTATAGCAATGGAGGCCATCAAGAATTCAATCATTATTATGAATAATGAACTCAAGTCGTTAAAGAAGGTGGGCGATACCTAAAACGATCGAATATGTGGGTTGTACAATGGAAGTTGTCATACATGATCATACACATAGCATCAGCTATATCATGCTTCCTGTCGTACGGAATTTCTTCATTTAAAAATTTCTGGGCTAGAGAAACAGTCCGTTCTTTACGTTCTTCGTAGTCTAAATGTCTTATACCAAAATGTGTATGCATGCTCACAGGTGAAACAAGTTTAACCTTATCTCTGAACATGTAATGTAAAAGAATTTCAATATTCGTAAATCCACCCGGGGGTTGTCTTTCAATTAGTATCTTCTCAGCCGCATCAAATAGATGTTGATGATCCTCTACAAATAAAGGAACTAGGTCCACAAAGTCATTGGTCTTTAGATACTTATAGTCTTCCAAACTTACCTTTTTCATGTATTCAACTACAATCTTTGGTCCAGTTAAAGATTCAGCTAAAACTAGACCCATGTTGTGATACCCAATATCTATCGCTAGTATCTTCATACCCTTATCGGAAAGATTTTCCTTAACTATAATAAATGAAGAACAAGACGAAAACTCAGATGCTTTCCGGTATCCTCATTGCGTTAGTACTTGCTCTCGTTTACATGTGGTATAATCCTAGAGTTGTGAAAGTTCCGACACAACCTCAACTCCCGCTAACACCTCGCCCAGTAAGTGTGCGTCGTGAACCAGAGTTTAGGGGACCACCCATTAAAAAGTATAAACCTGGACAAATGCAACAAATGGGAATATTGACAGGTCCAGGTGAAACCACTATGCCATTATATGGTAAGGAAGTTCGTGGTAGACGTGATAGGTATCATTACTACACGACTACACCCGGTCAACAAATCTATCCAGTTCCAGTAAGTCACAATGCCAGAGACTGCATGGAGGATATAGGGTGTCAGGAACTATATGGAAATGAAACAGTCTCAATAACTGGTAAGACTGGTTCATTTGGGGTTAAGATGTATCGCACCGATAACTTCTTCTAATTTACTTTTTGTTACCCATCTTTCTTGCTTGACCCAAAAGTTTCAGGGTTGAACAACAACAGCAACAGCACAATATTAACATACCAGGGAAAAACCATGGTGGAAATGGAATTGGGAATCCTGGGTGCATATCATAGAACTGCTTACCCCAGTAAAGCAGGATCATTGTGAACATACAGCTGACAGACATCATGAATGATGAAACCTGTTTGAACTTACCCTTGTTTGATACATCAGGAATTGGACTGATAAAAAACCAAAGAGAAGACATTGCGGCACCCATCGTGAGTGATTTAATGTAGTCTGAGATTTTATTCCCGTATCTGATAATATGTCTTGATACCAGCTACACCATGTAAGAGATACTGTATAGTTCTAATCGCACCCGAGCAAGTTGAACACGCACAGCATGCTAAGGCTATTTTTGGTAACGAGCCATCCATTTCAGCTAAATACGTCATCACTATTATTGAAATTACTACACCAACTGAAGTAGATGAAGCGCTAGATAACGCTACTGTACTCATCTCGTATATAGTATTAACAGAAATTGTTTTCTAGATTTCTAAATGTAATCATATCAAATTCCCTGTGCTGGAGGTTTGAACCTCTACGCAGTCTAGATTTGATTTCTAAAAGTTCCTTAATTGTCTCATCATCCAGATTTTTGAAAAATTGTATCTTGGCCTCCATATCATCGAGTTCGTTATGTTCCTTGCGAGCTTGTACATATGGCCACGTATGTTTTCTCAAAGATGAAACTTCACTCTCAAGTTGGCGTATTCTAGGGAGGAGTACACGATTAATCATAACCTTTAGTTCATTAACATCACCCATCTTGATAACTCAAGGTTTACTATCTTTATACTGAGATATTCAGGGGAAAGAGATTTTATGTTGACCTATAGTAATATGCAGTACAAAGATCTGAAAGAAAAAGCCAAGAAGGCGGGTCTGCGAGTTACCAAGGATGTCCGCGGAAAGCGAGTCAAACTTACTGCTAAAGAACTCCGCGCCAAAATTAGATTGAATTTTGAGAATAGTGTCAAAAATGCTCAGCAAGTTATTCGGGTATGCAGAACTATTGTGGGTCCAGGTCCTCAAATGACAATGCGTCCCAGTGGTGTACCCCCACCTCCACCTCCACCTCCACCTTCTCAAATAGTTCCCAGGAAACCTCCCGTAAATGCCAAACGCGCGGCACTTATGGCTGAACTGAAAAATGTTTTGAAAAAAAAAGGTATGAAGAAAAATAATCTTACTAATTAGTATATTACGACTATGGCTAACAATAACCAGCCCGCGAACAATGCTCTCAACAACGGTGCCAAGAAGCTCCGTGAGATCGCTCTCAAATTAGCGACTGACGCTATTAACAAGGCGCGTGCTGCGAACGGTGGTAACAACGCCAAGCCCAACAACAATGCGAAGCCCAACAACAACGCTAAGCCCAACAACAATGCCAAGCCCAACAACAACGGCAACAAGCCCAACAACAATGCCAAGCCCAACAACAACGGCAACAAGCCCAACAACAATGCTAAGCCCAACAATGGCAACAACAAGCCCAACAACAATGCTAAGCCCAACAACAACGGCAACAAGCCCAACAACAACGCTAAGCCCAACAACAACGGCAACAAGCCCAACAATGGCAACAACAAGCCCAACAACAACGCGAAGCCCAACAACAACGCGAAGCCCAACAACAATGCCAAGCCCAACAACAACGCGAAGCCCAACAACAATGCCAAGCCCAACAATGGCAACAACAAGCCCGCCAACAATGGCAACAAGAAGCCCAACAACAATGCTAAGCCCAACAACAAGCCCGCGAACGCGTAAGGCTTAAAAAATATAGATATGATAGTAGTATGGGTTTAGGATGTTTCTGTCAGTCTAATGATAGAGACCTAAACATCAAACAATTAAAAGACCTCGCGAATAATTGGATCATGAACGATGAAAATATTGAGAAAGCACAAATACTCATATCCAATTTTTCTGAAAGTGTAAAAGAGGATGATGGTAAAAATCGTACTCATATGAGGAAAATGTGGTATCGTGAAATAGATGGTGACACATCTAAAAAATTAATACATATTTCCAAGTTATGTGTGGTAAACACTCTGTCAAAACATCTTGAATTGGAACATATTAAGAACATTTTGAAAGAATGGGAAGGTGATAATTTTGATAGCATACACTACACTCTTAACAATTACACCAAAAAGATGCGTGATGTGGAAGGTGTAGACCTAGTCTATTTTGATTCCATTGAAGATCTGGTTAAATTTGAATTAGGTTTAGATTTATATAAACGTCTCGTTCTAATTATACACTTTTTTGAAAAGTTCCAAGAATTTAAACGATCTGTATCCCAAACCTGTTAGACATAAACCGTTTGACACCTCCAGTAGTTGGAAAACTCCAGAGATACCAACGTGACCAAAAACCGGCCCCGTTGATACCGCTCATTTTCCAATCCTCTTTGTCACTCCGATTGACGTCTAACATTAGGTTCTGAATCTTATTGGGATCTCTCTCTGCTATAATACGTTTAGGTATCTGACCTCCATGACGTAATACATAGGAACGCATACGTGAGGGAGTCTTGTGTTTGGTGTAGTCTGAATATCCTCTTGCACCAAAATCAACAGTTTTACCGTCTTCTAAAATTGCCCTGAATTTCTTTTTAGAATTGGGGCTGCGAACAATCTTGACGCGCATACTTAATATCTACAAATATAATTTACTTACCGCAACCACAGGCACCAGTGGCGCAGTAGTTTTCCTTCTTGTCGTCACCGGGAAAGAGGAAGAGCTTCTCGGGACCACGCTTCACACGGTACAGGTGATCATACATGTGCAGCAGACCAATAGTGAGGGCGAGAGTCGCAACGACGACACCCTTAATCTTGCGAGCAGTGAAAGCATACGCGATGATAACACCAGCGATGATCATCTGAACGATGGTGAGCTGGGGGATGGCGGGCATCGTGAAACGATCCTTCATCTCCTTAGTTTCAGTGGTGGGGGCGGGGGCATACATAGAGGTCTTTGGGGTATAACCTGGCATTTATTATGTAAGGAGAAAATAATGTGGTACCTGGTTGGAATTCCGTTTGTATTGATCTGTCATGATTTCATGAAATTACCTGTAGATAGATTATACTTCCACAACTGGAAAAGACCATTTGTGGGTATGAGAAATACTCTGATAGACTTTATAGCTCATTCACCCACATACTCACCCTGGAATTTTAGGGGTCTGTGGTTGATCAAATCACATTATAAGCAGATACGTGAAGAGTTTGAAGAAGTTTCAAAAACTTTAGAGAAGACTATGTATCATGACGTAGATCCTTGGTTTGACAAAAATGATAACTACTATCGATACAAATTTGATCAGTTCCCTAAACTCAAAAGTCTTGTTAAACAGATACCATGTATTGATGAGTCTACGGCTTCATTCGCAGTTATGGATACTCCTATGACTCTATCACCTCATAGAGCTGAGACGAATCATTTACTTAGATATCATCTTACGATACTTGGAAATGGTGATTGTACTTTGTACACAGAAAGAGGGCCACATGTCCATCGTGAGGGTCAAGATTTCCTATTTGATCACTCAAGATACCATGAAGTTATAAAAACTGGAGACAGTAAACGGGTCGTACTCATCCTAGATGTCAAAAGATTTTAGGAGATGAAAAAAAATGACATTGTATTATATGAAGATTAGAACGATACTTATCATATTGTTCGTAATACTGCTACCGTTTATTCTGAATTTATGGAATGGATATCTTAAACCAGCTCAGAGTGGTAAGTTTAAGGAGTTGGATTGTAGTATAATATCTAACAGTCTAAATCCATATGTAAATGACATCATACACATCGCACAGAACCATGGCAATAAATCCGCATCGGGTGCAGTTGAAGGTTACAAGATCACTCGGGGTACAATTAAGGAAAAATTACCACAAGTATTCAACTTGATAGATGAATATGTATCTAAGATTAGAAATGATAAAACGAAACCAGCTGACTGTAAAAATGAACAATACTGTTGGTTCCTGAGACTGTACAACAAAAGTGGTCACTACATTGACTGGCACTTCGACAACAATTTTACTGGTGGTAAGAGAAAGACGTATGTGTGTAACATATACACGAGTGAATGTAATACATCACATCTCATGACTAAGGATCGTAACGATAAAGTGAAAATTAACGAGAGTAAAGCTGGGAAGGGTGTGGTATACAATGGTAGCGATGTTAAACATTCAGTTTCTAAGCAACAAAATGGGTGCACTCGTATATCTCTAATTATTCCATTATATGAGAATGATTCAGTGACCCCATTAGGTTGGTTTCGTAGGATGGCGCGTAATATATCTGATAGTGTTTTGAAATTATAAGTGTTTTCGGCAAACTGCGCTATACATGTCACTCCCACCAATGAGTTCTAGAGTTTTATCAGCCACCATACGCTTTGTGAAGGGTCCAGGAGTTCCGTCGTTACAGCACATACACAAAGCCGAAAGTTTAGTGACGTCACAAGCAAGTGGGATACAGTCTAAAATTTCACCAAATTTCCTTTGAAAAGAGTCAGCATCAAGACCTGCTATAATTACACTCTTTTCACAGTAAAGACAGCACTCAACAAACTTCTTCAATCTAGGGAAGAACTGTGCTTCATCTATCGCTATGATATCGGCATCATGAAACGATAAAGTATCCGTGACATCAAAAAGATCATAGGTTTTGAAGCAGTCAAATTTGACATTGTCGTGCGTTTTAAGAACTTCATCAGGGGATCTGGTATCTTTGGAAGAATTTATGACCAAAATCTCTTTTCCAATAACTTTCAGACGCTTAAGTCGACGAATCAGTTCAGATGTTTTACCTGAAAACATATTTCCCATAATTATTGACAACCCCATCTCACCTGATTATTATAATCTTGTATTTTTTATATGGGTGAACTTCACAAATGTATCTTCAACGGCCACAGGGGTTACTACAATCCTAGGACGGGGCGCGTTAGATTTGGAAAGTGTATATATTCCAGTATCGCGTCGGCTATAAAATATCTCAAGTGAAGATAGATGAGGAAGAAGAGTCTTGTGTTTAGTTGGTGGTTGTGGGCTTTATCCGTATCATATTATTTGGGTTTTAATCCCTATTCTCCTTTATTACCTCTATTATTAGCGGTTGGAGTTGCTGTGTACACCACATCTATTAGATTTACAAGTGATTATCACTGGTCTAAACGGGTGGTTATAATTGGGTTGGAGATCCTATTTGCATTACTCAGTTATGTAAAAGATCCAACCAGGTCTCTTTTGAACACAGAGGATGCGATATTCAACGTCGTGGTGTTCTTGATTTATCTCCTCCACGTTCATTTAAATGGTACAGACGTATTTACGTTGTACTTCAAAACGTTCCCGGAATCTCATCGTGGGGAGACGTTCGTGGAGCATGTGAAGAAACTCATGGGGCGACCTTAATAAACACGGGTTTCTCGGGTCTAACAAGAAATAGTCCAACTTGTAAGACCCTACGTGCGATTTGCGATCCAACTACGATCGTACTACTTTCCACATACTTGCGAGAGTTTGGTCTATGATGATCCAGTACCTTCTTCATAGATAGAATCCTTCTTAGAGATATATTATTACAATGTACTGTATTTAATTCCAGATTAACTGGCTCATCGTACCTACCCCATACACTGTTGAAAAATAAATCAATGTGTTTAGGTCTAGTATTATCGGTTATCATCAGAGAACATGTTCGTCCCATTTCTATTCTATGTGATAAAAAATATCACTAAAAAATAAGATGCCTCTCAGCGATGCAGCCATCACCAAGAAGGTGGGGCAACTGCGTAAATCTCAAGGTAAGATCTATGCACCTCTCAAATACTTCAGGGGGCTTACAACTCTCGGAGAAGTTGAGGCACGCTATAAGAAAATGCTCAAGCGAGACTATAAAGGATTCAAGACGGACAAGGGACAAAAGACAAAGACTTCCTCCTACACCCAGAGATTTAGGAAAATGTATCCGGGAGCCAAATCCCTCCCTGAAATTGCTAAGGCTACTAAGATTCCTCTAAAGACCGTGAAGACCATCTACAATAGGGGACTCGCTGCGTGGAGAACCGGGCACCGACCGGGAGCTTCTCCACAAGCGTGGGGGTACGCGAGGGTGCATAGTTTTGTTACGAAGGGGAAGACGTACTATACGGCTGATAAGAATTTGAGAACCTAAGTCGTGAAAAAACTACCCATTTTTCATCTAAAAAAACTACCATCATGCAAACTTACAACACCACCATGACTACTCCTAACACTGGCACTCGCACCGCGATCGTCCGTCTTAGACGTTCTCACCGGTTTTCTGCACCCGAATCGAAAGATTTCACGGTTTCTCAGTATATTGAAAAATATTCCAACGGTTACTGGAAGCTTCCCTTCATCCAGCGTAACAAAGACACCTGGCCGGACGATCATTACCGTGAGCTTATTGAAAGTATTTTCAACAATATCGTAACAAGCCCGTTCATTGGCTCGAAGCACGCGGCTCGTGATGTGAAGCTCCTTGATGGTGGACATCGCACCGAAGCCATTTTGAGGTTTCTCGATGATAGGTTCCCAATCACTTGCCCAGTGACGGGCGAGGATCGTAAGTACAGCGAACTCTGCGATGACGTCAAAGCCGACTTCATGGACATGGACCTACACTTTCTTATTTATAAGGATCTCACCCCTCTTGAGGAAGAGTTCCTCTATTTCAAGATCAACAACTCGCTCCCATTCACCCCCGGTGAGATTGTGAACGGCTACAATACTATTCCAATTTGTGCACTGGCCAGGCAGCTTGGTGATGATTACGCACTCAAACTTAAGGAGTTGTTCGTTCGCGGGATTGAGGGTCAAAACCTTCGGGCGGACAGTTCTAACCTCATGCTTATGATTTTGAGGAACTTTAACCAAAGGAAGATCGTGAAGGGTGAAAAGATGACCAAGAACGAAGAGTTGAAGAAGATTTGTGAAGAGTTCCGGGGCATGGATATTGACGCCGAGAACCTTGTCTACAACACCAGGTGTATGTTTGACCTTCTCGAAGCCAAACAGATTGACCACCCCTATCTCCTCATGATTTTGCCCACCATCCAGGCTATAATGATGAGGCACAACGTTGGGATGAGTCCAAATGCTGACGGCGAGGATCGGATTTCACTCTTTGCCGATATTTTGGCGAAATTCTTATTTGAGATTGAGAAGTCCGACCATCAACTCAACCCCAAGTGGCAATCTCTGAAGAGGAAGCCGGAAGATCCCAATATCCAAGGAGTACAAAACCCTTCCAGCACCTCCAACTGTAACAAACGAGCCGGGATTTTCTCTGAGTGGCTTGAGTTAACCCACCCCACCCTTCCTTAGAGATATAGCATTTTAATAAAAAATTAGTTATTTTCCATGTGATAGTAATGCTCAGATACCTAAGTCGTAGTGAATATACCAATAAGTTATTCAAAAAACTCAACAAGATGGAACCTATCCATTTTACAACAATGCCCAACTTCCGCGGACCCACTGTGGTTTCCGCCAATCAATCAAGTGAGATTGTACTCAACAACTTACGTAAGAGGATAGAAGATAAACTGACGTGGAATTTACTTGTATGTAAAGACGGAAATACACAAAAAAAAGAGCGTATTTACATACCAGTCATCAAGGAAGCGATTCATGATTTTGGGGGTTCTATCGGTCACGAGGCGGCAAGTCAAGAAGCGATGGACTTTAGAGACGTTACACTACCTGGGTTGGATTCTACGTTTGACTCTGATGCAAAAAGCACCAATAAGGGATTCAAATTTATGTTTAACGATAGTGTTCCCAAAGTTGACGGGTACTACATATTCATTCAGGTGGAACATAAATCAGTAATCATAAAGAGTGGTCTCGATATTATCCAGTGTCTCGCGGATGAGAATGAGATGACTTGCGAGGAAGTAATCAATGATCTGGATGAGCGTTCAAGGGACATCAACACTAATAAAAATTTCAAGATTGGCAGTTCCAAGATTTACATCGACTCTTACAAGAGACCATCATGGGGTGTGAAACTTCCCCAAGAATGGTTTGGAATTATACCCAAGAAAAAAAAAGGAGAAATTGTGAAAGAAATTGGCGAATTCTTTCTTGGAAAATGGCCTCATAAGAATTCTGATGAGGCTAAAAAATACGAACATTTTTGTGGTAAGAATGATTCTATCAGTCAATTGACTATTTTTCTTGAATCATTGACTCGACAATCCTCTGAATGAGTGGTGGTGGAACCGCATTTCCCAACTGGACTACTTGATCTTTCAAAGACCCTTCCATCACGTAGTCTTTCGGGAATCCCTGAATTTGTTTGAGTTCATCAACTGTGTATGGACGTAAATAATATTCTTCCTTCACCTTTTGTGCGACAAAAAGGCGTGGTTGATGATCGTATGTAGAGATTATAGTTTTACTCGGTTTTGTAATGTCAACTATTTCACAATGAATTGGGGAAACCCGTTTACCAAATGAGAATCCATATTTTCCCACTTTTTTTCCATTATATTCTAGATTTCGTTGTTTAACCCTATCCTTTAGATATGGATGAACAGAATCATCCAAGGCGTTAACAGCTTGTTTCAGTAAAGTTGTGTAAGTAGCAAAATCGGGCGAATTAATCGCATCTGTAGCAAGTTTACGTGATTTGGCACCTGATTGTTCATATGTTCCATCACCCTCCAAAATACTCTCTTCTTTTACACCGGCTTTTGTTATGAGTTCTTTTGGTACCTTTATAGTACCTTCCATGTTAAATTCGAGAATGTTCTTGAGGGAGACGTCCGCGTCTAGTTCTTCCGGCCATTTATGCACGTAGTTGGGATCCTTCCAACCCACGATGATAAGTCGTTCACGTAGTTGGGGTACTCCATACTTCACAACCGGAAACATTTTATGTTCACAGGTATACCCAATATCCTTGAAAGCCTGTTCGATGACATCTATGAATTTTTCACCCGTAGTTGTCGTCCGTGAAGTTAGACCCTTTACATTTTCACCGATGATGAAATCTGGTTCAATATTCTTAGCTGCGCGAACAAATTCCAGGTACAATTGGCCTCTAGTGTCATCTGCTCGCTTCTTACCCGCGTGTGAAAAGCTTTGACATGGGAATCCAGCAAATATTACTTTGACTTTTCCCTTCAACTCCTTAAACTTTTCATCCGGGATCTTTGTAATATCAGTACCTATACACTCCGAATTGGGGAAGTTAGATTCATGCGTTTTACAAAACGGCTTTTGGAGTTCCGAGTACCACTTGACATCTAGTCCAGCGTTCTTCATTCCTAGGGTATCACCCCCACATCCTGAAAAGAGGGAAAGTGCGCTCATATCTAAGTATGAAAGTTCGTTTTTAAGCTATCTTAGAGAATAAAAACTATTATGAAATAAATGGACAGCCCCCGTGCCCAACGTTCATCACCTCGTTTTATGTCCATGACCAAAGATGCGAGGCGTCAGCGCTCCCCTCCACCCGAGGAACGAATCTCTTGGGACGACTATTTCATGAAAGCTGCGACTCTGGCCTCAATCAGGTCTCCATGTGAGAGGCTTAAAGTGGGGTGTGTTCTAGTGAAGAATAATAGACTCATAAGTATGGGGTACAATGGATTTCTCGCTGGTACTGATCATAGGTCTATTATACGTTGGGGACATGAGCAAGCCACGATTCATGCGGAGATTAATGCCATCACCGATGCAGCGAAGAGAGGTGTCTCCATCGATGATGCAGTGGCCTATATCACACACTATCCATGTATTAACTGTTTTAAGGCTCTTGCGAGTAGTGGGGTCAAAAAGATATATTACCAAGTTGATTACAAAAACGATCCAATCCTTGAAGAATTGGATTACGGAATACCACTGGTAAGGTTGTGAAACGGATAAAATTCTATATCTTCATTTGTTTTATTGAATGGTTGTTTAGAAATGTAAAAGTATAATTCTTCATTATAATGATAGATTCCACAAGAAGTTTTTAAATTGTACATCATGATACCAATTTCACTCATCGGATATTTTTCCTTTAGTTTTTTTATACCCACCGGACATGAGGGACTGAAACGTTCAAAATCTTCCTTACTTTGAAGAAGAAGTACCAAGTGTTCCTTCTTACTTTTCTTCTTCAATTTACAATAGTTTTTAAATAGATCCGAAAATTCGGGGATATTACCATATAGATCCATAGTGTAATTTAATACACCTCCATCGCTAAGTAAATTTTCTACTACATAATCATCACATGGCGCAAAGTCTGTAACTGTATTATTTGTCGTGGTTCTAGCTATATCATACACAATTATGTCAAACTTCCGTTTTTCTGTATAGATATACTTATAGGCATCCATAGCTGATAAATCAAGTCTTGGGTCATTGAACGAATCTTGTGTATATTTTCTCATAATTGGATTCGTTTTTACAAAGTCAATTAATACGTGATCAATTTCAACATTCTTGATGTACACATCTTTTTGTTTTAGAGCTCGCATAGCTGGGTATCCATCACCTCCTCCCAAAATAAGGATATTTTTCAAGGGAGTGTTTAACAGTTTAATTGGTATATCAACCATTGCGTAATGTGATTTATTGAACTCTTTAGTGTGATTTTGTATTGTACCATTTAAAAACATAGCAATGTGACTTGTCTTTTTATCTTTTGCCAAGTCAATAGTTTGATATGGACTTTCAAGGTGGTGTAATATTTCTAATCCTCGTGTACAAATACTTGACTTAGTTTTATTCATGTAGATATATAGACCCACTGAGATTATGAGTAAAAGAAGTATTACAGTCTTCATCTTATATGTTATGACAATTTATAACACGAAAATTAACGCCTTAGTATATTGATTTTCATAGATGTGGATTCAAATTCACTTTTTAAATGATCTATCACAGAAATACACTTACTTTCATTTTGTTCACATGTGAAAAAGTCTATACGAATTTTTTGGTGTTCAGGCCAGGTATGCATTGAAAAATGACTCTCTGAGAGTAAGTACAATAAGGTTAATCCATGTGGTTCAAAGTGATGTATCATCTTATCCAATATAGTCGCTTCACCCCTCTCTAATGACTGATCACAAATCCTAGTTAGTTTATCATTATCCGTAACTAAATCCTTTTCTACATTATCTAGGTCAACGATATAATGTACACCAACTGTTATGAGTTCGGGTGGAGCGACATAAAGTGGGGGTGGTAGTGGATTCGACTCTTCAGATCGAATAACTAACCTCCTAGGATCATCACGACTAGAAAATCCAATTGGTTTTGCTTTTCGTCGACCGTACATCTATATGTTAATCATACTTATTCTTTATCTTGACTAAAAATATAGGATGCCTTGTCCTATTTGCACAGGAGCTTTGATATCAAAAGCAGCGGCGAGTACCGCCGCTGTCTTAACTGCCGCGAAACAAGTAAAAAAGACTCGGAAAAAACCTAAACCTAAAAGTAAATAGGATGATACTTCTTGACCAAATAGCACGTTACATATCCAAAGATATCATGCTACCCACACGATGTTATGCCACTAAAAAGCAGCGTGTATCGGTAAAAGATTGCTGTGATTGTAAGATTTTTTGTAAAAAACCACCAAAGGGTTCAGCACCTGCGGTGGTACTATTAAAGAATAAATACCCATAAAGAGTAATGGATCCCTCGCAGATTCCCAACGATATTTTACGTGTGCTTCAAAGTCCCGAGCTTCCAATGGCCAAGAAAATGATGGCTTTCAATATGCTCATGCCCAATCTACCAGCTGATCCAAAACACACACAGGCGTATAACGACAACCTAGAGGTTGGTAATACGATTAAGCGTCTTGTGGACGAGGGAAAGATAAGTATCAATGGGTTAGACAAGGACTTTAAACTAAACATAATTACCAACTCGCAGTAGAGACATGACGAAGTTGATTCTCACTCACATCAAATTGTGCGGGATCAACTACAATCTTGCGCTTCACGCGTGATTCCATGGGTTTCGCGTGAGACGTCTTATTACCCGATGCATACGGGATGGATGAATGGTGTAGACAGATGCGCACATTGCCATCATCGTTGCGCTTGTAGCCAAATGTATATTCAACCTCTGAAATTTCACCCGTTGTGGCACATGTGAACTCGTATGTACCCATGGCATGTGCCACTTCACCGTGACAGTCAATCTGGTGATTGTTGAAGATCACCCTACTGAAACCCTTTTTGGCATTGATGGCGAACCCCTGATCTTCTTTGAAACCACCGATCACAGCATCGTGGCCTACAAAGTAAGACATAGCATCGTTAGCAGTTGGGCGAAACTGTTGCTCCGTAGCTTTCGTGGGTTTGAAGAGTACATTAGAATGGTCATATCCATACAACTCACGCGCACGCGCACCTGCTAGACTCACGTAATCACCACCAGTGAGGAAAGAGTTAGAAATATCTACGATGGATTGCGCCCAGAAGTTCTGTGCCTCGATGACTTCACGTTCGGTCACGTGGTTGATAAGTTGAGAGGCTTCATTAAGATCAGAAAAATCTTCCATAACCTGTGTCATCGGTGTACGCGCACGGGTAGTTAATGGTTTATTAAACCCACGGGCTGCGTTAACTTCTGTGTCGTATTGGGCAGGATCCGTAAATACACGAGTTTTAACATTTCGTGTGGGTGGGATAACGAAGGTGAGTGCAAAAGACATGTTTTCTATTTGACGCTTCTATTCTTTATCCCCCTTCTTTTTGCCTGGACGAATGGCCCATTTATTTTCCTTCTTAAACTTTTCGTAGTCAATCTCTTCAATCTTAAATTTTTCCATGATGAACTTCTTTAGGGGGTGTACTCGAGCCGGGGCTTCGGCTGGTTCTACAGAATCATTCTTCTTAGCTTGAGTGCGGACATTGGGTCGTATGAATATGGGTTTTAAGGCAAACATTTGATATATCTATAATGGATATAAAGTTTTAACACGTGGCATTCATATGAAGATTGAGATCTCAAACGGAGATCTAATCGATAAGATTACGATTCTTGAAATTAAAATACAAGAAGTTTCTGACGAAGAAAAGCGAAAAAATATTATCAAAGAGTATAATATTTTGGTTGAACACGAGTTTATTTGTCCACATAAGGACAAGTTGAAGGATATAAATTATGCCATCTGGGGATATCAAGATATGATTAGAATGCTATTACGTAAAAACACTTTAAACAACACATTCATGAACTATGCGAAAAGAGTTCATGAACTTGGTGAAGAAAGGAGTGCAATCAAGAGACAAATTGATATAGAAACCAGGTCGAATATAATTGAAGAAAAGGGATATAAGACACCCGAACCTACACCATGTCATTCGTATTCATCGTTAGATGATCCAGTATTTTTCATGGAAGGGCATTAATAGTGGATGATACCATTTGCTGCGAGAGTCAGCTTGGCTACAGTCATAGCAGTGAGACCGACTGCGAGTTCTGGCCACTTTACCTTGAGTAAACGACCCGCGATTGTCATTGGTAAAATCCATGTGACGAGTTGAAGTTGTGCATAATTTACGAGATCTGGAGAAGGTAAAGCGGCTTGGACGCGTACAGGTTTGACGAGGCGTCTGTTAGCCCTCACTCTGGTTTGGAGGAATTTTGTAGGTGTTTTTTGGATGTAAATAGGTCTAGCGAGAGCTGCCATTTTTTTAAATAGAAGATGTTATCTTTAATCTTCGTCATCTTTTTGAAAACTGTAGATTATCATTACTGAGAAGGCGAGTAGAAGATTTATTAAAATGAGACCGGGTGGATGTCTCTTAATTTTAACCACGGGTTTACTTTTCTTGTGTTTTGATGCGCGTATTTTTACTACACATGGTTTGGCGACAAATGTTGGTCGTAATAAACTCAACATACATTTTGTTGGAATTTATCCTTTAAACACCTAAGTGAAGCAAGAATACATTGTTTTTATAAAACTTACAATGTCTACTACCATGAACTCCCGTTCCATTACCGATTACATCCTCAAGCTCGAGAAGGAGAACCGCGAACTCCAGAGTCTCTGTGACGAACAAGGCGAAACCATTCGCACCCTCACCTTCAACGAGATTGATCTCAAGAAGCAAATCCGAGACTTCAAGAAGATCCGCGCCGTCTTGGGTGACATTGACTCTCACGAGGTATCTCGCTTCAAGATTGAGGAGCTCAAGAAGCTCTATCAGCAATCTGAGAAAGAGCGCGTCCAAGCCCTTCAGGAGCTTCTCAGCTACCGCAAGAAAGAAAAGTCGTCTCTTTACGACACAACTTCAAGGACATACAACTACAATCAAGGACTTGTTGAGTATCTTATTGAACTCGGAAACATGACCTCTGATTTCTACAAGACTGCCGCCTACGAGAGAGCTGCTGAGATCATTGGAAACCTCCCTTACGAGGTTGAGAGTGGTGAGAGCCTACTCAACCTCAAGGGTATTGGTAAGGGTATCGCTGGCAAGATTGATATCTACATCGATGAACAAGATTCTGATTACACGGAGTCCGACGTTTCTGATGAGGAATCCGTTGCATCCAATGACCCCCTCGACCTCGCTAAGTATGATTCTGACTCGGATGATGACGAGTCTTTCGTCTCCGAGACTGACGACGAGGATTACTTTGTTTCCCACAACGCCGGACTATCTGAAATGATCTACGAGTGTGCTGACAAGGCTGAAGACAACTTCAAGCGCAACGCATACACCAAGGCTGCTGATACCATCTACAATCTTTCTTATAGGATTACAAATGGTAAAGATGCTATGAATCTCCCAGGTGTTGGAAAGTCCATCGCTAAGAAGATTGACGACTACCTCAAGAACTCATCTAAATAAAATTATATAGAATATCACTAGGTTGTAATGAATTTAACAAGTTATAATTATACATTTGAAAGTATACTGGCATTTCACTATTGAATTTCATATCACGAATAAATCCATCATTTTTCGCAATATTTACACACATCACTTCTGTTATACCTCGTGAATGACACCTATTTACCATTAATTTGACAACTTCAGTGAGGTTAATATCTTCACTTATGAGTAATGTTATTTCAGCCCTTTTCGTTTTTGTACCCCGAATAGAATTAATTGAATACGTTAAAACACCTTTTGGGACATCATCAACTTTAATTAACAGTGATTCATATACACCTGGTCTCGGTGTAAAGACATATTTCATTTGTTCGGTGTCAAAAACTGGGTAACATTTATACTTCACAGATTCATTCTGGTACAGTTGTTTCATATAATCAAAGTCTTTATCGGTAGAGGGAATTAACGAATAAGATTCATTAGTCTTTAGAGGTTTAGTTATATCGTATACACAATAACTCGTCTTACATATATTGTTAAATGGTAAAGGATTATCTTCTTTTTTGAAAATACACGTCTTGTACTTATCGTCACATGAGTTTTTTAACATGTTGGAAATAAGGACTGGTGCGTAGTTTTTATTTCTATGCTTTTCATGAACAGACAACTTATCAACGTAGTGGCTATGAATTAAATTACCATTGAGATTAATAGTATGTGGTTTGGATAGAATAGTTCCTATTACATTATTGTGTTGTTGAATGGTGGTCATATTATCAGTGTTTAAACCTGGGAAATCTAAAATCCATGAAACGTATTTGTTATCGTATGTATACTCGTTTACAAAATGTTTATTAAGAAATCCGGGTAACATTTTTTGTAACGATGCATCCATTGGATCAACCGTAACAATTTCATTTGGAGATTTTACAGTGAGTGGTGATGGTATTGTTTCTGATATGATACCCTCATACTTCATTACACCACGTGATACGGGTTGATGATCCCAAAATTTGTGTTTTTTTCTAAAAAAGAAATACCATACAACAAGTATTAACACTAGAGCAAATATTATGTATTTCATGATTGAGCACTATATTAAATATTCGGTAAAAAATCTCAGTATACAATAAATAATGGTTTCGTATGTATTAAATGTGGACAAGGTGGGTGATCTTAAGTTTGGTCGTAAGAAGTGCCGTCTTCATAAGAAGAGTGAAGTGGTACAGGTTGCCAAGGACTATGGTATACCCACCCCTAATAAGAAGACTGTCAGCGATTTATGTGGACGTTTAAAGAAGAAAATTAAGGAAGGTGAACGAGTTTCGCGAGAGGAGGTGAAGAAAATTCTCGCCAATCAGAATAATGTTCCCCTCGCCAAACTGTATCCAGAGGCTGCCAAGAAGCGCGCTGCCGCCAAGAAAAAGGTACTTACACCCTCTATGAAGGCTGCTCTTAAAAAGAAGGCGGTGACCAATTTCATGAAGGGTATGGTAACCACGAATGCTAACATCAAAAAACTTCGGGAACTTAATGAAAAGCCCAAGCCCTCCAAGAAGGCTAAGTCTCTCACAAAGGACGAGGCGCGAAAAAGAATTAAGGCTATGAAGGGTCTCAGTGCTAATAACAAGTTTCTATTTGTGAACAAACTCAATCTCAATCAACAATCTCCCCGTCGTGTTGTTCGTATGGCTCGTGAAATGGCTCGTCTTCGGTAAATTCTTCCCAATTAGTTAGTCATAATGGATAATTCTCACCATCTTCATCAATTTCACTTTGGTTGAATGCCTCGCTGATATTCATATCAACATCTTCTACGATATCCACCTCCCCATACTGATCGTTCCAATCGGATAGATCGTTGTACTGTTTTTCAGTTGTATCGTATGTAGAGACACTATCTTCAATGAGCATACCCCGTATAGTCTCGTACAGAACTGAAGTGAGCGCAAACTTATACGCTAGGAACCCTACAAATGTAGCACCATAATCAAAGTCAAATGCGAATGGAGCATTATTCCACGACACTTCAAAAGCAGCCGCACCCAATGGTGCAATGAACTCCTTCTGAATTGTTGACGTTTCAAATTTATCTACGCGATCAGATAGAAGAGTAACATATGTATATGATGCTACAGCCCCAAGCATCGCAGATACACCTTGTTCAGCTCCATGTGTAATGAAGTACGACGCACTCAAAGCAGAACCATAACCAGCTGTAGAATTTTTTAGGGTTTTCTTAAGACGTCCATAACTGGTAGGGGTTGGTTTATTGATCGCGTAAGTGAGGGACATTTATTGAAAATATCTTATAATCTTTATCTATATTATAAATAAGATATGCCTTGTCAACTCTGTAAAAAGAAATGTGGTGTACCTATCGACTGTAAATATTGTAGTGGTAGCTTTTGTCCGAGTTGTCTCAATTTGACAAAGCATGATTGTCAAGGTGCAGATATCAAGAAGATGAAACAACGTAAAGAACTTGAGAAAAATATAGCATTTGAACCCCCACCTAAATGCTTAAAGATTTGATGGGTTAATAGAATGGGGTTGGGGAAAAGGTAAGTTGCTGAGATGTCCGAGTGGTCTAAGGAGGACGACTTAAGATCGTCTGTGCTATGCACGCGCGGGTTCGAACCCCGCTCTCAGCAATATGGGCTTGTAGTGAAACGGATATCACTCCAGACTTCTAATCTGGTATTCCGGGTTCGATTCCCGGCAAGTCTGCCAGCACTCATAGCTCAGGGGTAGAGCGCAAGCTTAGTAAGCTTGAGGTCAGGGGTTCGAAACCCCTTGAGTGCATCTATATTAAAAAGAATACATGTATATCTCATAGCATGAATAACGACAAATCTATAGTTTTTATTCATGATGTGGCTTCTGCTCTTTTTTTAATACCATTTTCTATTTTGTGTATAGCTGAAGTATTTTTTGGGTATGTCATTGATCCTATGTTTCTGACGACTGCTCTTTTTTACCATCTATTTTATGACACGGTTTGGTTATACTGTTTACCGCAAGCAACTCATCTATCTGGTTTGGTGATGTTACATCACGTGATTGCTGCGTCTATGTTATTGTATCCACTTTATAACCCTGAAGCTACTCAATTAACAGCCCTAGGTGGACTTATTGAAATTGACACGTCTATTTTGATTCTACGCCGTCTATTTAAAAATTCTGTATTTTTTGATCTTCTCTATCGTATCTCCAATTTGGTTATACGGGTATTTTACGAAACTCTAGTTTTATTGTTTGTCGTTCAATTCTTTCGTGAAGAAAGTCTATTCGTTAGAATTCATATGGTGGGTTCACAGATGTTTATAACTGTATTTAGTTACGGTATATGTGCCATGACATTTTCAAGAGAACCTCGTAAAAGGATTAAAAGTAATTGACACGTTTAAGATAAGATGAACGAATTTCATAAATTTGAAAATCAAATATCTAAGTGTGTTACATGTAGGACTTTACGGATATTTCATTGGATCAAGAAAATCATGAAGATTGATTAAAGATTTAAATCTAATATACAAGTAGTATGCAGATATTTGTGAAAACACTCACTGGAAAGACAATCACTTTAGAGGTTGAGTCTTCCGATACAATTGATAACATCAAGGCTAAGATTCAAGATAAGGAGGGAATTCCACCCGATCAGCAGCGACTTATCTTCGCAGGTAAGCAGTTGGAAGATGGACGCACCCTAGCCGATTATAACATTCAAAAGGAGTCTACGCTTCACCTTGTTCTCCGTCTCCGTGGTGGTGCTAAGGAGAAAGAAAAGCCTAAACGTAAGCCTAATGCCTACATGAATTTTGTTAAGAAAATGCGACCCACTGTGGTAAAGGATTACCCAGATCTAACTTTCACTGAGATTGGTGCGAAGTTGGGTGAGTTGTGGAGGGCTCTCACGGACGACGAAAAGAAGAAGTATGTGAAAGCTTAAGGATTTGAGTTTATAAGTGAATAGATGCCTCTCGGGGTCAAGAAGCTCTGTTACGATGCTCATTTGCCTACTCGTGGTTCTGATGGTGCTGTGGGATATGATTTATATAGCTCCGAAGCTGCGACTGTACCGTGTCAGGCGGGGAGAGCTTTAGTTGGGACTGGTATTGCTTTGTCTATACCAGATGGTCTGTATGGACGTGTAGCTCCTCGTTCTGGTCTAGCTGTGAAGCACTGTATCAACGTCGGTGCCGGTGTTATTGATCCTGATTATACCGGTGAAGTCAAGGTCGTCCTATTCAATCATGGTACGGAAGACTTTGAAATCAAGAAGGGTGATCGTATCGCTCAACTTATTTTGGAAAGGTGTGATACACCAATGATTAAGGAAATTGGTCTACTTGAAGAGACACTCAGGGGTGACGATGGTTTTGGATCTACGGGTCAGTAAGATCATCTTTACAGAACCATAAATCTTCAGCTCTAGGCATAAAAAGTATACCATGACTCATAGTCATAGATAATTTGGCTTTATTGACATTCGGGTAAGACCATAATATCCACCTCTCCCAATATTCGGCCCGGAAGAAATCTTCCCAATCCTCTTTAGAACTTTCCCTGATTTTCAACATTTCTTTCTGTATCTCATACGGATTCGTCTCTATTCGCAGCTCCTTAGGAACGATAGCACCTTTCCTAAGAAGTTGTGCACGCATAAGTCTTGGATTACCATGATCTGGATAATGCTGAAAACCCTTCTCACCAAAATCGATACTGCGTTTATTTGGTAACGTTACTCTATATTTATGTGTGATGGTAGGACTTGGTTGTAATACGACGTGCATTAATAGAATATAAGGAAAAAAATATAAGAATAGTTATGCTTGAATATACATCACTCGATGGCACCATCATACGGGTGGGTGAAAATGCGAGAGAAAATGATAGACTCACAATAACAAGTGCGCCGAAATACTGGTGGATGCATGTAGCTGGATACTCTGGTGCTCATGTAGTCATATGTAATGAAAGTAATCCGTTACCAAAAGAGACTCGTAAAGATGCTACTGTACTTGCCATACATCATAGTAATGCACCAGATACTAAGATGTCTTGCGTTGATATGGTTCGTGTGGAACAGACCGTTTGGGTGAGACAGGCGGGTAAAGTTAAATTAGAAGGAGATCTAGTGGAACTTTCAATTTTTATGAGAAGAGAGAAGGAACGCTTAGAAAGATTATTAAAAAATCGTCGTTATATTAAATGAAACTAGCTCCTCTAGGCGTTTTCTATATATACGTACTTCGTAAACTCTATAATTTGGGTAAGAAGAAGCCACCACGGAAAAAACGTTTCGCTCCTTGGGTCTAGGTATCAAACACCGAACATTCTTTTTACTCTCGCAACTCTGGGTACGTTCTTGATCGTCCTCTCCAACTCCTGAAACTCTTCCCAGAGTCCGGCTTGTTTGATGAATTGTCGAGTTCTAGTTTTCATATTGTACATAGATTTACCTTTCAGTATACTTTTTCGGGCTGTTTCTACGGTAGTGTTATTGATACTGATCTTCTTAGAACCTAATTCCAGAGCTGTTTTTTGGTCATCTGTCAGAGTTTGGGATTTTGTAACGGTTGTCAACTTCTTTTCCGCCTCTTTCAACTTGTTCGTGAGGTCAGTTACCATGACTTGAAGATTGGAGACGTACATTTTTTGTTTCTTCATTTTCAAATCATTTACCTCACTGTTACGAGTCCTGAGTTCATCACGTTCCTTTTTGAGACCCAAAATGATGACTTTCTGTTTTTTAATTTTTACATCACGTGTCTGGAGTTTCTTCTTGACAACCTTATCAATTTCAGGTCCAAGATCTATCGTGAACTTGGAAGCCTTACGGGGTCGTGAGGAAGATTTTACCATTTTACTTAAATTTTACTATTGAAACTTTAACTTAGGCACTTTAGTTTCCGAAAGCGACACCGCCCATACCCTGCTTCACACGTAAAATATTGTAATTTACGGCGTACGCGCGAACCATGTTACCGTTCCTGGTGCCAGTACCCGCGAGGGATAACTTGGCAGTATCAATTCGGCTGAAATTTAGGGTTCCAGTTGGCTGGGACTTGTTCATAGTGATGCAGAAAGGCCAAGTGAAGGTGGATACAGTGCTGAGAGCATCTTGGGGGAGGACGGAGCAGTGCATCTCTGGGACAACGTTGTGGTGGAAGGCGGCGGACATATTCTCAAAGAGAGGTGTACCGTTAATGTAGAGAGTGGCGGTATCGAAAGTCCAGTTAGTAGACCACTTGTTGGTGTCAGCCTCCGAAGAAACAACGTGGACAGCCTTGACTGGGTGGTTGAAGTAGGTAAGATCAACCTCGGTATCCGCGGCACTCATGAGTTGGTGTTGAGTTTGGGTGAAGAGAATCTCGTGCTCATTGTTGGCGAAGAAATCACGTTCGGGGGTATCAAGGTACACATACGTACCAAATACCTTGACGTTGCTGGGAGCAAACGTACCATTCCTGCACTTCACCCTGATCTCCACATCGTGATATTGTAATCCGACTAGTGGGAGAGACTTAGTCCAGTCATCCGAGAAGAAGAATGGGAGAACGTAATGGTTCGCTGAAGTAGACGAACCTAACGCATTTTGGGGACACTCATCAAGGGTCAAAGCACAAGAAGCCTTGGCTTGAGTATCCTTGTACAGAAGGTTATGAACACCCTGGATGTAGAGGGAATCAATCTGGGAAACCTTTTGGCCACCAATCCAAAGCTGGAACTCAGTGGTGGTGGAATCATCCTTGTCGAAGAAACCGGTATCGGCGTTTCCAACGCCACCGATGTTCTCAGCCTCAATCCACACATAACTCAAGAGATCACCCTTGGTCTTGATGGGAATGGTAACCTCATTACCGCTACCGAAGGTACCGATATAGTCGAGCCTCTCTGGCTTGATTGCGAAGTTGGTATACCTCTTGTAATTTTGTCTAAAAAACGACACCTCGGGCTGACCAGTGATGTAGACGTCCTGGGCACCCACCGACACGAGGTCAATTAAAGCAGCTGACATTTATTAGTAAACGATATTAAAATTTTAGCTCAATGTATACATATCGGGATGGGTGTTGAATTTCAAGCACTCACATGGGAAACAGTCGACACGGATGAGGAGCATTTAGTGAGTATTTTTGGTAAGACTGAGAATGGTAAATCCATTTGTGTAACAACTGCGTTTACACCATACTTCTTCGTCAAGCTTCCTGAACATGTCACGCAACAAAAAGTCCAAGAAATCTACCGAGTTCTGGACAAAAAGAGTCCCAACTGTCTGGTTTCATATTCCATCATGAGGTCTAAGGATGTTTGGGGTTTTCAAAATAATAAGGAATTTTCCTATATGAAATTGGATTTCAAAAATTTAGCGAGCCGGCGTCGTGTTGATTATATGTTGAAGAATCCTATTCAATTCTCCTATGGTACTGAAAGATTCAAAGTTTTTGAGTCTAATATTGACCCTGTACTTCGTTTGATGCATAGAACAGGTATTCAATCAACTGGGTGGCTAAACTCTGGTGATAGTTGTGTTCGTACACACTTGGCCAAGGTGGATATTGATCTTTTCTGCAATGACTGGAAAACCCTAAAGCCCGTCGCACGTGATGATATTGCTCCATTTGTTGTGGCATCAGTTGACATTGAGTGTAACAGTTCTACTGGTAAATTCCCAGATCCAGACGTAAGAGGTGACGCGTGTTTCCAAATTGCTATTTCTTTGTGTACGTTTGGTAACGATGAACCCTACGATAAAACGTGCCTTTGCTATAAGAAAACTGATACAAACCTAGAAGGTTCTACTATTATTAGTTTTGATACAGAAAGGGAGATGCTCGAAGCATTTCAGAAGTATATACATGAGAAAGATGTAGACATCATTACTGGCTGGAATATTTTTGGGTTTGATCTTAACTACATTTACACGAGGGCGTTTATGACTGGTTGTAACCCTGAATTTTTCAAGATGGGTAAATTGAAATCACAGACATGTGAGATTTCCATCAAGAAGTTGAGTTCAAGTGCTTTGGGTGATAATGTACTGAAACTGCTCCCAATGAGTGGTCGCTTCATTTTCGATCTCTTCCATGAGGTGAAGAAGGGGTACAAACTTGACAGTTACAAACTCAATGAAGTTTCCAAGCTCTACCTTGGAGATCAAAAGATTGACATGGCTCCAAAGGAAATGTTTGCTCGGTATCTAGAAGGTGACCCCGTGAAGCTACGAGAAGTTGCAGAGTACTGTATCAAGGATACATTGTTACCACACAAACTCATGAAGAAGATGTGTATCCTACTCAATCTCCTTGAGATGGCTAAAGCTACTTGGGTACCACTTTGCTTTCTAGTAGAACGGGGGCAGCAGATTAAGGTCTTCTCCCAACTTACAAAAAAAGCTCGTGAAATGGGATTTATGGTACCGACAATTCGCTGGGGACAGTTACCCGAGGAACAATATGAGGGAGCAACGGTTCTGGAAGCCCAAAAGGGTGCGTATTACACTCCGATTACTGCCCTAGATTTTGAGGCTCTGTACCCGAGTATCATGATGGCTCACAACCTCTGTTACTCCTCGTATGTCATGAATGAGAAGGACTATGGCAACATACCTGGTATTGAATATGAAACGTTCAAGATTGGTGCAAAGACTTACAAGTTTGCACAAGATGTTCCTAGCCTCCTACCGGCTATCCTTCTAGAGCTTAAGCAGTTCCGTAAAAAGGCTAAGAAGGATATGGCAGCTGCGACGGGTTATATGAAGGAGGTCTACAATGGTAAACAGTTGGCCTATAAAATCAGTATGAACTCAGTCTATGGATTTACTGGCGCTGGTAAGGGTATTCTTCCATGTGTACCTATTGCGTCTACTACAACCTTTAGAGGTCGCGCAATGATTGAAGAGACTAAGAATTACGTTGAGAAAAACTTCCCGGGTTCAAAGGTGAGATATGGTGACACGGATTCAGTCATGGTTGAATTTGATGTGGGTGATCGCAAAGGTGAAGAAGCCGTCAAATACAGTTGGGAGATTGGTGAGAGAGCTGCTGAAGAGTGTTCAGCTCTTTTCAAAAAGCCTAACAATCTAGAGCTTGAGAAGGTATACTGGCCTTATTTCCTGTACTCTAAGAAACGTTACGCTGCTAAATTGTGGACGAAGGGTAGGGATGGTAATATGAACATGGATTACATTGATATCAAGGGACTCCAAGTTGTTCGTAGAGATAATACACCCCACGTTAGGGAAGTGTGTAAGGAACTCCTAGATGTTGTACTGACCTCAAGTGACACCGGACCACCAAAAGAGCTTGCGAAGGAGCGCGCAGTTGAACTCCTTTCGGGTGATGTTCCAAATGAGAAATTGGTTTTGAGTCAATCTTTGTCAGATAGTTATAAGGTTTCTGGACAATCGGTATCTATAACAAGTCCTGAGAGCTGTAATATCAATCAAGCGCATGTTCAGGTTGTTAATAAGATGAGGCAACGTAAACCTGGGTCTGAACCACAATCTGGTGACCGTGTTCCATACCTACTTGTAAACACGGGTGACCCTAAAGCTAAGGCTTTTGAAAAATCAGAGGATCCAAAATATGTTGAAGAGCAAAACCTCCCAGTTGATTATAAATACTACTTCATCAATAAGTTTTTAAATCCTGTGTGTGATCTACTTGATCCACTATTTGAGAACACGAAGCAGGAAATCTTTGGTGAATTGATTACCCAATGCAAACCACCACCAAAGAAGCGTGAACCTCCCCTAAGTACTATGAAGAAAGTGGATCTGATAGAGGAATGTAAAAGACTCGGTCTAGATTTTGATGGTAAAATCACGGATCTAAAAGATCGTATAAAAAATGCTCGTGTTCAACGAGAAGAAAGTGTTGAAGACATATTTAAAAAATACGAACAAGAGATAGATAAGTCATGAGTCTTAATGAAAAAATCGCAGATCTGTTAGAGGAAGAATTGAAGTTGCGCATGGATCTTTTATTGACTGAGTATGCGGAAACGATATCTAAGAAATACCAGATATCGTTACAGCTACTTCTAAAAGATATTCCATGTGTTTCCGTAACAAGTACATGTATGGGAACAAAACCAGATGGTTCTAGGTGTACTTTCAAGGGTATTCATAACGGATATTGTGGGAAACACCAAAAACAAGGTGAAAAAATTAAACAGAGATTTCATGAAACTTTCAATGGTCATACCCATGGTCCAGGTCTTAGAAATGTTGCAGGGTGTCCGGCTTGTGAAAGATCTTTTTCGTCTAATAGGCTTATAGATTTAGATTCATTATTAAATAATGAGTAAATCCGATATTCTACTAACATCAATAAACAACTTTTACAGCGAAGAAGACAACCGATCCAAGTTATTGAATATACTAGACAAAACAAGTGGTATTTCATTGAGAAATCTCGAATGGTTTATCACTAATTACGCTAAGAAAAATCATACATCCTATAAGACGGGTGATGGAAAAATATTCACTGTACATTATGCTTATAAGTCTAGCTTAGATGGGTACTCGAAAAAGCTTTTCGATCCATTTTGTAGATCCCAGAAGTTTCCTTATTCAGTGCCAGGTACATCTCATGAAATTCATACGACTTTAGCACAGCTAAATTTCATCAAATGGTGTATCAAGAATAAGATTATAGATTATATCAGGGATCATAGGAGTTCCTTGTTTAATAAGCAACAGGTTGTATCCGCCCCTCTTCAAATATAAATGTTTGATAGCCGGTATAATACATGTGGAGAGCATACGTATTTGACGATGTATCCACCTTGGTAGTATCTAGATTCACTTCAATATTTGTTTTATCAGATTGAATCTGACTAAAATCCAAGTTCCCCGATGGCTCCACATTGATCGGATTCATCGAGAAACTGTATGTATAGATATTCCTAATAGGTCTAGATAATCTAGATCTGTAAGGAATTAGATATTTGAAATAGTTGTGATTAGTATTTGTGACATTTGGCATTTTAGTTCCATTAATGTAAAAACTCGCATCTTTCATAATGGGGTTGAAAAAAGTTAACTGATCATCAAAGCTGACGTTAGATGAAAAGTTGAAACGATTTTGACATAAGTAGAGTTCTTCGTCGTTTGTGGGAAGATCAAAAACTTGTGTTTGACCTATACCATTAAATGTGGGTGAACCTACAACTAATCTTAAACCTTCGTCTGACATAGACATAGAACCACCACTTCCAGTTCCACCCATGTCACGATGTAATCTATCCCAAGCAGGTACGTTTGATACCTGCGAATAATTGTAGGCTCTTGAACGATTTGCGGTTGGTGTACCCACAGCAACTCTTGTACCAGTATTTGAAACTGACACTGATGTACCAGATTGTTCATTGGCAACTATTCCATTAATGTTTGGTCCAATTTGTACCCACGCACCACTACCACTTGTGCTATAAAAGAACACACGCGCATGTCCAGCATTTGAGCCACCGGTATCATTTTTTGGTGCACCACCAATTAGATAAAGACCGTTTTTAGAAAGATCCACAGATGTTCCAAATTCGTCACCTGTCGCAGAACCATCTAGATCAACGCCGGCGGGTCGTTGTACCCAAGCCGTTCCATTGTATACAAAAGCCCTAATATGTCCTTTACTTGACTGATGACCGGGGGCACCCACAGCTACTACACTATCATTACCACCACTCGTGAAAGGATCAGAAAGAGATACAGCTGAACCAAATTTATCACCACCACCAACACCATCTATATTCGAACCAGTTTGTTGCCAACCGGGACCAACCGTGTATGTCCAAATCTGTACACGTCCTCTATTAGTAAAACCAACCTCGGTAAATTCTGGAGCACCTACTGCAACTCGAGTACCATTACTGGATAAAGAGACTGAAGTTCCAAATTTCTCACCAGCAGTTCCTCCATCAATGTCACTCCCTAATTGACCCCAAGCTGTTCCATTGTATTGATATACTCGGACAAGTCCTTTACTACTGTCATGAATTGGTGCACCCACAGCAAGGGCTGTACCTGTGTTAGATAAAGAAACAGTTGTTCCGAATAAGTCTCCGTCGCCTGCGCCAATCAGGTCGGTACCTAATTGGGTCCAAGTTCCTGAAATAAGTTTGAATACCCTAACACGACCCTTATTTTGATTGGGATTATCTATTTCTCCATCCTCGGGGCTTGTATCAACTTGTAATTCATACTTGGGTTCACCTATAGCTATAGTAGTGCCATCGGGTGACAGAGCCACTGAGTACCCCGAATCATCGTTTGCGTTAGTGCCAATAATATTAGCACCTATCTGTTTAGGTTCGAGGGCCACACTCTCATCCACGTTCTCAAACTTGGTATTTCTCAAAAACCAATGAAGACACTTCACAGGGATGTTTGGAACCAAGTTTGTACGAATCGCATTTTTACCAAGTTCACTCACGGTTGTTGGATGTTTACGAACTAAATCAGTTACAACAACTTGTCTTTCATGACTGAGATAATTCCTCTCTTCGGGGCTCACTGTGATTTCCTCAGTAATAAGTTTGAAATCATCAAGAATGAGGGTATCTAATGTATCTGTGAAGAAAGATTGTTTATGAAACTCGAGTACAAATTCAATTTTCTGTTTATGTACGGCACATGTAGGGAAGTAGGGTCTATTTGGTTTATTAGTTGTGTACTCATCACTCGCGTATTTACGAGCAAAGAAGAACTGCATAGGTATCATTAGATCTGTCTCAAGTCTAGAGACTGAGTCTGTTATAGTAGAGTCATCAAAACCAATACTTCTGTTTACAAGAAATCTATTTGCTACTTTTTCAGACATTTCTAAATAAAGTTCATCGTATATAATTCCCCAATCACTCTCAATCTTTTCCAACTCTGTATCATCCACGAACATCGATACACTTTTGAGAATATGCCTCCCTAACTGATCAGCGTAATTCCCATTTGTGACCTTAGGCATTTTTATGCTCAACCACATATTGCTAAGCAAGTCGCCCATATTTTGAGGGTTAAACTGAACCTTTATGGTTTGCCCAAAAGGCCAATTAGGGATCTGCCCCGAATTGATTACATTCTTACTCCTGTGATATTTCCGAAAGTCAGAATGCCTTCTTGTAGTATTCGGGTTGAAGAAAGACTCCGCTGGATCCTTGCAAAGCAAGTACGTGTCTTGCTTTCCAATAGCTTTAAGTGAAATTTTTGCCGCTTCACCCATACTTATCTATTGTCTACATATTTTTAATATCATCTTTCCACATTGTCATAGGAGAAGTAGACTTCATAATCTGGAGTTCTGTTTTTGCTTGTTTGGACTGTGCCAAAAGATCTCTGACACTCTCATCTGTGTACTGAACCGTCTTGATGTTTAGAAGGTAGTCGTAGCTTCCATTTACTTCTGGGAACAGATCAGATAATTGGTTCTCAAGATCCTGCTTTTTACGACGGAAGACAACAATGTCTCCATTGATGACCATAGACACAAAGCGAGACTTATAGTCACACATCTTAGATTTAGCCTCAAGAACCTTGATTAGATACTCTTTTCGCTTATTGTAATATTCGCGACGAAGGGTGATGAAATCTTTCAGAATCATCTCAGGGGTTTCATACTTATGAATACCCTTGGTGGGGTGGAACAAGTGCATGTTCGAGGTTCGGAAAGTCTTTTGAAGTTTGAGATCCTTAACAGCATCTTTGCCATTGTAGTCTTGAATGAGGAAATCCACATTCTCGGTTGTACTGTTATTTGTGAAACCACTGATGATTTTCTTTTCAACGAGAGTATCGAGGTGTTCCTTGTAATCCTGGGTCCAGCGCCCCGGGGGAAGTTCAGTCACCTTAACCGTTCTTCCAACACTAGTCCATACACCTTGGGTTATCCATGAATCATCATCTTGCTCAAACACTTTTCCCTTGAAACCTCTGAACCAAGGCTTCATCCTTTTGATAGGATTACCATCAAGGAAATTGAGGATATTGTTCCGAATATCTTTGGGGTTAAATGGAGGTATATAGCAACTGAAACCAGTGCCAATACCCTCACTTCCATTCACCAAAATCATAGGTAGAGTAGGCATATAGAACTCGGGTTCAATAGAGCGACCATCGTCGTCTAGATAGGTGAGAATCGCATCATCACGAGGATCAAATACATTTCTCGCTTCAGGTGTCAATCGTGTGAAAATGTATCTTGTCTGGGATGCGTCTTTCCCACCCATAAGACGGGTACCAAATTGACCACAAGGTTCTAGGAGATTCAAATTGTTGGAGCCTGTATAGTCATTGGCTAACTTCACAATTGTATCAGCGAGGGATACTTCACCGTGATGGTAAGCAGACTTTTCTGCCACGTATGCAGCCAATTGAGCTACTTTCATCTCCGCAGTCAAATTCCTTTGAAAACAAGAATACATTACCTTACGCTGTGAAGGTTTGAGTCCATCACAAACGTGGGCAATAGAACGCTTCAAATCAGCGAGCGAGAAATTCACTAGATCTTTGTGAACAAAGTCTGTGATAGCCAGTTGTTTTACTTTCCCGTAAGGTACTTCAAGTTCATTGGCTTCTTTGGCTGTACTCTCTAGAAGCCATGTCTTACGGTCATCAGCCTTCTTCTTGTCAAATGCCAAGGTAATAGACTTATCAGACATTACATCTGTATTAAACTTGACGGTAAGGTCTTCAATCTTTTTGAAGTACTCCCTAGCTTCCGCAGAAGTTGAGGTACCCAAACCCTTGTAGTACTTGATACGCCAACCAGATTGACCGGTACCGTACCACGCACGAAACGCAGAGTCTGTATAGAAGGATTTACTTTGATTACCCCTAGAAGCCTTGATAATCGGTGTAACCATTGAAACAACAAATCCCAACTTGAGAAGACTGGGCCAAAAGTAGTCAATCATGTTTAGGATCAGACCCTTAATGTGCGAACCATCGTTATCCGCATCAGTCATAATCATGAGACGACCATAGCGGAGCTCGGATACATCTTTGTAGTCTTTTCCCTGTTGGAGACCCAAGATCTTCTTGAGATCATTGAACTCTTGATTCCCAGTTAACTGAGCAACCGATGCATCTCGGACATTCTTACACTTCCCCCGAAGTGGGAAGACACCGTAGTGGTCTCTACCAACAACTGAGAGGCCAGCGACGGCTAGGGTCTTAGCTGAGTCACCCTCCGTGACGATGAGTGTACACCTAGAAGATTGTGCTGTCCCAGCTTTGTTTGCGTCATCAAGCTTGGGAATACCAGTGATTTTAGACTTCCGAGCTCCACCATCAGTTTTGGCCAACTCTTTCATCTCCTTAAATTTTGAGAGAGCTGTAAGTTCATCGGAAATGCCAGTCTTAAGAGCATTCTTGACGAATGTTTTGGGCATATCAAATTTAGAACCAAAGTCTTGTGCTTTTAGGGTACACTCAGACTTAACCTGACTCGAGAAAGTTGGGTTCTCAAGGATTGCCTTCACAAAGATTGCGAACGTGTTCTTAACCTGTTGAGGCCTGAGTTTGATCTTCTTAGCCATGTCCTCAATAATCCCCGCAGCCACTAGCGAAGCTGCGTGATCAACATGGGTTCCACCTTTAGTTGTACAGATACCGTTCACGAATGATACCTGTTGCATACCATCCTCGGATGGACCAATACACACTGACCATCGGTCGGTTGTAACACAGTGTACATTATCTACACCGGTGTGCATTTTTGCGTAAGCCTCAAAGTTCTGTTTTGGGAGAACCTCGTCATTGAACTTTACTTTACAGTTTGGGGTTGTACAGATGTTGGCATCCCAAACTCTCTTTTGGAAAATCTTATAGATTGTGTTATCCATCTTAGACATCTTAAAACGCCTCCAATCTGGTGTGAACGTTACGGCCACGGATGATGTGGCACCCGAATGTTTTTTGATTTTTGGTGGTTCACAGACGGTCATATTGTTAGACCATTTCTGTGAGTAAGTTTGCTTTGTTTCATGATCCTTAATGACAATTGAAAATTCTGATGAGTAAATATTCGTCAACTTGGCTCCATATCCATTGCGCCCCCCGACAATTCTCTTTTGAGAGTCGTCGTAGTTTGTACTTGTTAGGAGATGCCCAAAGACCAATTCAGGATTCCAGATACCTTCCTTCTCATGCATGCGAACACTGATACCACCGAGAGGTCCATTATTTTCAATAGTCACAGCACCAGTCTCTTTGTCTATAGAGACGGCGATGGATGAAACATTCTTGGGGTGTGTAGAGTTGCGATCAATTGCGTTAACGAGGATCTCATCAAAGATCTTCAAGAGAGCTGGGGAATACTTGAGGTTCTTCTTTTCAAATTTTGATTTGTTACCATTGAGAATCCAATACGCCTCGGTACTCAGGTCTACTGGACCGACATAGGAGTCTGGTCGCTTTAAAACATGTTCAATGTGGGTGAGCTTTTGGACGCTCTCCATTTTTTCTTGATTTTATTACAAGTCTAAACTCTAACTTAGGTAAAAAATCTCAGCTTATATCAGATGACGAATAATAACAATCGTGCTCAACTAAAAAAAGCTGAACAAGAGCTGAAAAATATGAAAAGAAAGTATCTAAACATGTTGAATAATAACGGTAAAAATAACAATAATAAAACCAAAAATAGCCCAAAAAACAAGAATGTTGCCACGTGGTTAAATCGTGAAATGTCCCCGGGTAACAAGACCAATATAAAGCCATCCAAGAGAGCTTATCTCAAAACGAACGTGGCTAAGAATGGTAAGATTCTTCATGTTTATGATAGGGATGGTTTGAAGAATTACTTGGCGTTTTCGGATAAGACAGGTCTAAATGCTGAAAGACCCAGTCCCCTGACACGCAAGGTATTCAAACTCAAAAACATCAAGAAGTATCCACCCAAACTTATCTTAAAAGTTCGCCGCGGTAAAAAAAACACTAAGCCGTGATCTTCTTTTTAACAGATTCAAGAAGTTTCAAAACAGAAATAGTTCCCGTGAATAAAAATAGTATCAGTTTGGTGATTGGTATCCGTATTTCATTTAAATGTGGTAAAGAAGGTCTTTTTAGTTTTTTATGAATTCGTTTTAATGAATCACATGTTTTGAGATATTTCCCCTCTGACATGTGATCCCTAGTCTCATCAATTGTATTCATCACTATGAGTAGATCTTGATCTACTGCCATAAATTATAATGATAATTTTTCTTTAGTTACCTTAAGAAGACATGTACACGTTCTTCATAATCGCCATATTTGTTCTCGTACTGGTGATGCAAAATAAGTCAAGGGGGCTGACCCATTCCATCAAAAAATTAGTAAGACAATCAGCTCGTTATGCCACAGCTGCGCAACAGGACAAGTCTCCAGCTATAGCTATACTTCACGCAAATTACGCGGTGGCTTATCTCTACGCACTTAAGGATATTGCATCTGATTCCCAAATACATAATGCCACGGGTATAGATGTTAAGAAGTTTGTAGAACATGTTACAAATGTACAAGATATGGTGACTAAACAGACGACTGAAAAATTCCCAGACTTTGCTGGTCGCGTAGATATGTATCTTTCAGAAATTGGTGGTGAATCCCAATGAGTACCTAAGTAAAACTTGATGATTTGGAAAATCAACTTAATCTACAAATATGGAGATTGTACGAAATGACCTCTGGAATCAATGTCTCAAGGATGCGATGAAAATGTATCGCATTGATGAGGCAAATGAAAAGTGTGAAAGTTTGGCAGATGCTACTTGGAAAATGAAAATGTCCTACAAGAATCATGAGAAGAAGAAGGATAGTAGACAAATCATCGTTTTAGAGAAAGCTCCGACAGTTGTAAACGAACAACGCAACCAGGTTAAACTTTGTCAAGCTACGACAATGGCGGGAAAACCTTGTTCTTTCAAGGCTGTGTGTGGGTGTTTCTGTAAAAAACATAGAATTGATAAGAGTGGTGGTATTGGTAGCAAAATTAAAATAGGTAGTTAATATAAAGATCATGTTGGATCAAGAAAGTCTCAGACCTGTAATAATATCAATGTCTCTCTATCTCATTATAAGCGTTCTCGTGCCTCGTCTAATGACAAAGCCAACTGGTATAGGTTTTATTGATGATCTTGTGATGTATCTGATTGCACAAAAAGATTCAATCATGAACGGTACCATCCTCATTGGTCTTATTGTTCTCGCCACCAATTACGTTGATAACAAACTCCTCCAAGACGTTCTTCCGTCCAACTAAATTTCGTGTATGAGTGTGATCCATCTCTCTAACACGATTATCATACGCATGTCTCATGAACTCCAAGAGTTGGTCAAAGTTTGGTTCACCCCAAACCATACCTTTTTTGAAGAGAAAATCGTCCCTCTCCAATTCTTGAAGTCCACAGTCAATTGTATAAGGTGTTTTGATATATTCTGATGCTCCACCGTAATTTGTTATAATCACTGGTTTATCTCGCATCGCAGCCTCAACCGCACCCATACCAACACCCTCTGAGTGTGAAAAGTTCACATAGCAATCACACTTGTTATGAAGATTATCCATTTCTTCATCCGTTAACATATCATTTGTAACTTCAACTCTTGGGAATGGGATATGTACAGCTTGATTACTGGTGGCTTTGACTACGAGACGCGTATTTGGTTCATTCATTCGCACAAAAGCCTGAAGAATGTCTTTGAACTTCTTTCTGGGATCCATGATATTTCCAATGTGATAGAAGATATAAGGCTTTTCCTTCGGTTGAGGAATGTGTGCGTGTATAACGTAAAATTCGTTATCAGGAAACTGCCGAGAGAGAACCCGTTTACAGAATTCACTCGGTACAGCTACACGCTTAAATTCCTTCATAATTAGACCATAGTCTTCGTGTACAGTCTCAGTTTCACATACTGTCATACAAGCTAGATTTTTTACTCGCGTTTTCGCATACTTGATGTACTCAATCTGATCGTGAGTAGGAATTACAAATATCAGGCCATTCTCTGTCTCGGGGAGTTTTTGACCCAATTGGTAATACAATCCATCAGGTAAGAACAGTTTCACATACTTCATGGCATGTTGACCAATACCCGTTTTTGCGTGTGGACCCACTACAATCATCTAGGTTTAAAGATAATCTTTCTTTTATATATAGTAAAATGTCTTCACTTCGCCAAGAAATTGAGCAGGAAATGCAAAGTGTCCGTATTGATAAGACCCGTCTTTTCAATCTACTCCTAAAGATGGTTGATGGTTGTGGTGGTGGTGGTGGTGGTGGAGTTGGTCCCCAGGGTCCCCCAGGTCCTACTGGTCCCCACGGTCCCCCAGGCCCCGCTGGCCCTAAGGGTGCCGCTGGTCCCGCTGGCCCTAAGGGTGCCGCTGGTCCCGCTGGCCCCGCTGGAACTGCGGCTGCGGCCCCAGCTGCTAAGGCTCCCGCGGCTAAGACTCCCGCCAAGAAGCCTTCGGCTAAGCCCGCCGCGAAGAAGACTGATGCCTAAGTATACAAGTTAATTAAAGTTAATACCCCTATTATAAATACATGTTCGCTCTCGCTCGTGCACCAACACACATTTATAATACGATTAAGAAGACAGATGAAAGTAAATCGTCTAGAGGTGGAAGACATTGGCGTCAACATTCGGGTCGCACGGTTCATCGTCAGAATTTTGCCATGAGCCCTAAAGAACCCACGGATGACACTGTGAAAATCGAAAAGCTGGAACGCGAGGTTGATAGGTATAAAAAGGCGAATAAGAAATTGAGGATGATTGCGAGTTGGAATCTTCGCGCAGCTCAGTCAGCTTTCAAGGATTCTGAAAATATACTTCAGATTCTGGATGATCTATATGGAGATGACGCGTACGAAAACCTGTCAAATTAAAGTGGGAATTTTCTAAAAATGGGTAAAGGAGACGAAAAGAATCTTGGTCTACACATGTGTTTACTAGGTAATGCGTGTGGTAATCTGACACCACTTTTGTACACGGAACCCAAAAATAAACCAGCTGATAATGCTCTGGTTGGTAAAACTCCGATACGTGTTGGAATTGTATAGATTCCATTTTTAATGTCATCTTCTACATCTTCAATATCCGCCATGTTTGATACACTCGATGCGAGAAGACCCATCGCAATCGTTTCATTTTCAATAACATCTGTGTGAGCTATGAGATGCGGTACAACACTGATAGCTCCCGCCCAAAAGGTACCCACATAAAAGGGTTTTAATAATGGTAAATTCTGCTTAAATGAAGGATACAGTAGAATACATAGAATTTCTGGTGGGATATACTTGGACTGATCTGTGTACCATAGTATCAGATTTGCTGTTAAGAGAGCCGCAGCAATAGATTCTGGGGTATCCTCAGTCTTCCCATCTAGGTATCTATCTGCACCATATGCCCACCTCGCCGACGCCATAATATACAAAAGGGGTAGAGGTTCGAGAGGTGTTCCCGAACATAATGCTAATACAGACATGATTGTACCAACTCCTAGTCCGGTTGTCATCTGTGTATTAATATTACTTGTCACCATAAATTTCGAGAATATCTCGCACGATAGGACTTCTTTCAATGTCCGCGAAGTCAAATGTTATACATTCAATGCGTTTGTTCTGTTTCCCTTCTAACCGAGACCAAATATCTTTGAGACCATTATCTTCGTATTTCCTGTCATGTTGTTTGGGATCACCCGTTATCACCATCTTACTACCTTCACCTATACGAGTGAGGAGCATTTTCATCTGATTTGGTGTTGAGTTCTGCATTTCATCAGCGATTACAAATGCGTTCTTAAATGTTCTTCCACGCATGTAGGCCAAAGGACATATTTCTATGATTTTCTCTTTGATCATATATTGGATATCACTTTGATTGTAAAATTCACTAAATACATCCATAATGGGTCTGGTCCAAGGATCCATCTTTTCTTCTAACGTTCCTGGTAGGTATCCTATGTCTTCTTCTACTGATACAACGGGTCGAGTTAATACGATTTTCTTAAATGTTTTATCATTATACCCAGCAATCGCGGCGTAGCACGCTAACATCGTCTTACCTGTTCCAGCCGGACCGATTGCGAATACCATGGGTTTACCAATACTGTATAACACCCTATTATAGTGTTTTTGATTTTCATTTTTTGGTGTTACAGTTGGATGTTCGATTCCGTCCATCTCTCCTTCGAAGTAATAGTCGTTTTCGTCGTATGATGATGAGAGTGAAAATTTTAAATTGTTTCGACCCTTTTTACCCCCCATACTTTTTACGCAGAACTTTTATTGACCCACCATAAAAAACCCCCGAACAACGCTACTAGGATTGCTACTAGTAAACCAAAGGAATACTTTTTAGGGTTTTCGTCTGGGGGTTTATCGGGTAACTTTTGAACATTTTGATTAAGTGTCTCAAGTTTTTGTAACAATTTACCCAACATTTCAAGTATTTGAACTTCTTTATTTACAGGCTTTTCTTTCACATTTACTGTTGTAATCTCGAGTGTCATTGACCACTGTGCATTAGATTTAAGAAGTAGATAATCACCGTCATCTTGTTGTTCAAATATTTTGAAATCTAACTTTTTTATAGATATTGGATTAAAGTATCTTGTCGGTGGATTAAAGGTTTTCCATTGTTTATCTCGCATTAATATTCCATTACTACCCACAAAATGTCTTTCTAGGGGTACACGGGCTAGGATCTGTCCATTCCTTTCGTCTAACATTTGCGCAACCTTGGGTATATCTGGACATATGACATCAACATATTTAGCCACATTGGTATTAAGGTTGGCGTCATTCTCACCAATCTGTGTAATGTAGAAATCAACCATTTTGACACCTATGACTCTAGACATATCTTCAACGTGAGTATTTGACTTTAGGGTTAGATCAAGTGAAAATACATTATTGGTTCCGTTTACAAAACGAGAATCCAATACGACATACTGAACCTTTTTGGGTATATCTTCTAATCCCATATCTAATGTTATACCACAAAAAAAAGTCTCCTTTTTTTTTTCAGGGGAACAGGTATGGCTGGATCACTCGGTGTAAAAGCTGTGATATTCACGGGTACCCTTGCTGGGGTCACAATTATTGATGCGATTAGAGTTTTTAAAGGATATAAAAAAATGGCTTCTAAAGTTAATAAAAAATGATCTCATCCAACTGGATTCACGCTATCTGTAGGACTATGATTTCCATGGGTCCAGAGTACACTACTAATGTTCTTAAGTGGGTCAAGAGCGCCGTTTGGGATGCACCTTATCGTGTGTGGCTTGATATTGAACTTCAGAAGATAGCCTATGATCGCGAAGATTGGAAGAACGATTCTCTCTACCCAAGTGACGACGAATGTGATGAAACACCTAAGTCGGAATAAAAAGTATATAAAAAATTAACAATGAGTGAATACACAATTCCTATCAACGATCTATTTGTTCGTTCAAGTGTACCACTCGGTATCCCCGGTTTGGCTACAGACGAACTTAGAATCGCCTTTATCCAAGCTACCGCCCCCCTGTGCCCAGACGTTCAACGGAAGATTTGGGAAGAAGTTCTCTATTGTACCACACCAATTGAACCCCCACCTACCCCCAAGAAATGCCGTTCGGTTTCATACACTCGATCATCGATTTCATTACCCCGAAACCTATTTCACACCAAGGAAGTTTGACTGAGAGATTACTCAAAGGAGATGTCATAGAGGCTACGAATGACTGTGGAGAAAAACGTTATATACAGATACGTTCGGAAACACACGCAGAAAGAAGAAGAAGTTTGGAAATTCTTCTTACAAAATGTAAAAAGTTAATATCCTCCGTAACCTTGGAAGATCATATACACAGAAGATATGTGAGAATTGTGAAATTAACAGAAAAAGTGAGAGAAGCTATGTACATGGCTGATGATATTACTGATCTCATTGTTGAATACGAAGAATTAGAAAGAGATGTAAAGAAGGCTTCTTCGTCTTTTAGAAACCTAAGTGACGCGATTGTCTAGATTTGTAATAAGATGGATCTCTTTCATAAAATAATAGACCTCATTGATAAAAACTCGGATAGGATCCCTGAGGGGGACTATCTAGAGTTATGTGACACAATTCAAGAGTTACGACGACAAGTAAAACCACCTTCATTTCTCCTCGATCAAAATCAACCTCTTTGGATGGGGGAACGACCGTCGCGGGATTTTCTAATCTCCGGGCCTGTATATCGACCCACTGTACCAGTGACTGCTGGTCAACCACCTGAATGGTTTGAAGATGATGACGAAGAAATTACCTATCCGGGTCTTAATCAGTTTTTACAAGAATTACACGAGGATTGGGCGGCAACGGATCATGACGGACCAGTTGAACCTGGGTTTTATTATCCTCCACCGAGACAAGGAATGCATCAACACGTAGAGGATGGTACCACAGTTGCTGAAGTTTCTATGATGGATGTAGACTAACGACGAGGTCTCACACGTAGACTATTGAGGTCTCGCCAAGCATCTCGAATCACCCGCGGTGGTGCTGAGGGATCAACTGTAGCTGTAGTTTCTAGCTGACCTGTTAGTTCCTTTAATTTCAAGTGTAAATGTTTGAGTTCGTTTGATATCTCCACGTACGCCCATTCTGTTTTTGTTGGGAACATTTCATCATTTTCCATGATCTCCATGATGTTTCTTAGATGTTCCATACCTAAGTGAAGCCTAGAATTTATATTTTTCAATAAAAAACAACCAACATGGAAGACTTACGTAACCTCATGGCATGCATCGACGAAATATCCAGTCAGATCCCTGACGGAATGTATCTGAAGATGGCTGACCAAATGAAACGCGTTCATGAACACATGAATGGCAACAAGAGCATCCACGATGACACCTTCTACTACAGTGACGATGATTCTGTCCTTGATAGTGATGATGACTCGGACAGTGACTTCTCCCCAAATCTCGATCGAACACGTCTCTCTGATATTGCACTTCTCAGAGACCAGCTTCTGGATCGTGTGAAGAAGATGCACGAGGAGTACAAGGTTCTCATGAAATGCGAAAAGGAAGCGAGGCGTACTTGGACCCCAATCAAGCGTATGACTGCGTTTCGAAAGACTCAGGCTATCAAGCTGTGGTGTGAAAATAACGTCAGATGGGCTCCTGGTGGTAAGGCTGGGGAACTCATTGGATGTGGTCCCATCGTCACTGGGTCTAGCTTCTGGACTTGGAAAAACCTGATGGAAAACGGTCTTCGAGCAGTCGTGATGGAAATTGGAACCGATGAGGAGAAGGTCCTAGATTTCGTCTACTACGATGAACTTTCACTCAAAACAATCCAAAAGCTTCCCGCCTTTGAGAAGAAGATTTACGATGACTACAAGGAAGAATGCCAAAGGAGATGGTATGTCGCCATCCAAAACGCTAAGTTAAAGGTGGTTGAGTCGAAGGCAAAGATGACCGGGTTGGAGATGTTTTGTGTGGATAGGGAGAGCGAGTTGAGGCTAGCTGATGCATGCGTCTATCACCGTGATTACTGGGAGTCCGCAACAAATGAGTTTTGGGTGAGTGATAGTGGACGAATGGTGGACAACGGGTTTGTGGCGCGGGTCGAACGACGCCGTTAAAGAATTTAGCACCTAAGTTTGTAAGAATATTTGTAAATTTCATCTAAAAACATGACTACTCAAAAAGACATTTTACGCACGATGATGACACAGCTGGACGAGGACTCGGATAAAATCCCCGAAGGCCTCTACCTCAAGTTATGTGATCATCTCAAGAATCTTCACACTTGCCAACCCACACAGGTTTTTCTCCAGCGACCTTCAGCTCCGCGTCGATGTGGTCGCTGCCACCAAGTGGGTCACAATAGGCGTAACTGCCGCTACCATGAGGCTGACCATCACGCACTTGATTCAGCATATCAGAATGGACAAACACCAACCGAAGCGGGTATCGAGAGAAAACCTGTTTACCGTATAAACTACCCCGATGGGTGCCCATGGAGAAGTGGTAGAGTCGTGGTGGAGGTTGATCTACCAGGAGTTGAGAGTGTGAGAGAAATCACTTGGAACGCGTTCACGCGTGGCGGAGTTCACATTAATGTACCGGGGAAGTACAAGATAAAAATTTTACTAACGGTAAATATCGATGAAGTCGTGAGCTCCATATGGAACCCACGAACACAGAGTCTCACATACACCCTACAAACGGTGGATAGCCCACCGCTGCCCAGTCCCTTTGAGGACACCGATGACGAGGACGAGGACTGGACAGGCACCACGAACTCACCCTCTGATCCTCGCACTGAGTCGGGCTGGCGTCTTTACCGTAAGCAAATGGAGCAGCTCGTGAAATCCAGCAACACCTTAAATGTTTAGAAAAATAACCATGTAATATAGTGATGAATGTACTTCAAAATGTAATGCAAATCATAGACAGTATATCTGATAAAATCCCTGAGAACGTCTACCTATCCCTCTGCAACGAGTTAAAGAAACTCTACGCTTTCATCCCCGATAAAATTAGACCAGCCCTTTCTAGAACAAATAGTGCCGCCAACGTACCCTCATCATCACCTGCGAATGGGTATTGGTTTAGGTGATAATGAATATAAAGTTTAATAGCATTTAGTATCCAAATGCTGGCTATTCGTCCTACGATCACCGTACCAAAACATGTAAATCGTTTCAAGAAAACTCTAAAAACATGCGCAACCACTGTGGATCCTTACCGTGATACATCTCTTCGATACATGGGATACGCGAACGAAGTTGGTGAGGCTTTTACAGCGTTTATTCCGGAATGGGGTGTTCCCGCATCATACTGTGTGGCTGCGTCGTACGTCATGTTTGATACAATTGACAAGGGTCAAAAGGCATACGAGACCGCAGACGAAGAAACTAAGATTCAAGATGCACTCAAAGTATCGGCTGAAACTATGACTTGGCAGATGCTCGCATCGGTCTTTTGGCCGGGGTCTATTATTCGTGTAATTGTAAACATGTCCGATAACATGATAGCTAATAAACTTACCGAAAACGAGCAAACTGCTCATGTATTGGCTACACTCTTTGGACTTATGGCTATTCCCATGATCATTAAACCTATTGATACTACGGTTGATAAGGTGATGGAGACCTCCATTTCCAAAGTTATTCATGGAAAGATTAAAACACCCGAAGATGCGAGTTCAGCTTTCATGACATCGATGGGTTCTTTTTCTGTTCCACCTATCATGTATTCTCTGGCTTCTTACATCAAGTCGGTTTAAGTACCTAAGTCAACTCAAAACCTTGTA